GCGGGTTCGGCCTAGGGATCCGGCGGTCGTCTGGGAGGACGACTGGGTCTATGATCGTCGGCACGAGCAGCTCACCGAGCGGAGGCGAGTCGGGTTTTATGTTGCCCAGTCGACGTGGTTGGGAAGATTGGCACAACGGCCCGATCACGTCGGTGGGAATCCGGTGGTCTGTGGTTGGTGGAGATGTAAAAGGTCCGCCGGGTTTGGCACGGAACACGAGGGTTGGGGACGTTGTGGATCACACGGTGGAAATGGGTACCGGGGACGAGTCGAGGCGGGGTGGCTGATGGGTCACGCTTTCGCGGCGCAGTTGAACGTCTCGCCTTGGGACGCACTGCTGCTGGCCGTTCGCATCGCGGCGGGAAAGGTCGCATACACCGAAAAGGTCCTATCTGAGGCGGCGGACGACAGGGAGCTAGACGGACGTTGGGCCCGGGACGAGAACGGAATACTGGTGGATCCGACCTCGGGCGAGCCGCTGGGTGTCGGGGCGTTTAGAGATAGGTCCTGGTGGGTCGCCAAGAACGAGTACTGGACCCGCGAGCTGGCAAAGGTCGCCAAGATGGCCATCGATGCTGGTGTGGCGGAGCGGCTCGTCGAGGCTCAGGTCCTGCAGGTCCAGCTGATCGCACGTCCGTTGGAGAAGGCGCTCACGGCTCTGGGTCTCAGTGCTGAGCAGGAGACGGTGGCTCGGCTGGCGATGCGGCAGGAGCTGGTGGCCATCGAGACGGAGCAGGCCGCCCAGGGCGGACTGACGCTCGATGGCACAGGGTGGTTCGATGAGATCACACCTGAGAGCCTGTGACACAAAAGTGGCCCAGCCGCTGGAGTGCGGCCGGGCCCTTTTGGATCTTGAGAGCGGGTCTTACTTAGCGACCCAGTACGAGGTCTTGCGCTGCACCGGGAGCTCGCCCCGGAGCCCGTCCTTTGACAGGATCGCCACGACGACGTGGTCCGGCATCGAGCGATGACCCAGCCCCGTGTCGTTGATCATGCTCACCCGCTCGCCGATCGTCAGCCCGGGGTCGCCGTACGTGGACCAGACCTTGACCGTCTCGTTCCCGCTGGTCGAGCGCAGGTAGACGAAGGTGCAGCCATCGAGGGTGTGTCCGAACTCGTTGGCGGACGGGTCCTCGGTCGAGACGCGGGTCCGGGTGTTCATGGCGTAGAGTGTCATTGTGTGATCTCCTATCACTATGCCACAATTTCTTGAGTGGGTCCCGGAGGATTCGGACCTCCCTACCCTCGAGGGCTTGTGGCCGGTACTCGTGCGCCTGCCTCGAGGTGCTACCAGCGACCCCATGACGCCCAGCGGATGCTAGGCGATCTTGGTGATGAACCGCTTGAAGATGATCTCGGTGGCCCAAGCGGGCTTGCCCGGCTGGACGATGCTGATCGAGTCTGAACGCTCCCTGATGATGCGGCCCTTGATCTGCCTGTGCTGCCCAGCGATGGTGTAGAAGATCGTGGTCATTTCCAGCCTCCCTGTTTTCCTGATAGATCTATTTTATCACACATTGCAGCATTATGCCACACTCCAGGACAAAAAGTTCAGGAAAACTTTGTCATGTATCTGACACATTACTATGATATCCTCTAGAGGATGCGTCTACAGGGTGCTATATAGGGAAAGATCTACAGGGGGTGCTATCCAGGGGGCGTATATAGGGGCTATATAGGGCAAGATCTACTAGGGTGGCGTATACAGGGCGTAGAGCAGTGGCTATATAGGGGCGTATAGCAGGGAGATCAATACGCTATCGCCTACGCTGGAGCTATATGAGTACAATGTAGACTCTCGAGTGTCTACATTGTACATAACAATGTAGACTCATTCTCTTATATCCTGCGAGATCAGGTGAGCGAGCGTACAATATGGACAATAGGGCCCTATTTGGCCTAAATTGGAACAAAGTGTTTCACTTTTTCCTGAATCTCTCCCATTTTCGCCCAAAGTGGGCGATCTGGGAGCGAAAGGGTGTGCAGTGAATGTTTGTGTGTGTTTTGGGGTGGACTAGGCCAACTACGTTGCTTATCCCGTTTTCGTCCCCGTATGTGAAATATATGACTTTTGTGCCACTGGCACCTCCGAGCTAAAATTTTTTCCGAGTCGATCGAAGGGACCAAGATCAATAATGACGTTCCTCAACCTCATTTGGTGCGACTGGGGCACCAAGGTCTCCCTACCGCACGATGAAGCGCCCTGTCACGAGCAGGCACGTCGTCGTGTTGTGTTGCACGATGGCCCGTTTGAGATGCACCTGCAGTTGTGTGGCATGCATCACCTGGTCGTGGAACGAGAGACCAATCCTCACGACACACCACACCCCAAATCTTGATAAGATAGACCCCGACCCAAGAGACCGAAGGGATCAAACACCATGGATCTTGATGACCTCCTCACCGGCGTGACCAACCGCGCCAAGAACGTCGACGACCTCATCCAGAAGTCAGCTGTGGCGCTGGATGCCCTGCGCCTTCTCTACGCTGATCTTGTGGCCCGACATGGCCGTGACACCGGCTTTGAGCGCCTGGTCCTCCACCTTACTCGATCATCACTTGGCTCCGCGGAGGGCGCGGTTGGCACATGTGGCCTACTCGCGATCTTGCTCACCAGTGATGCCGACCGCAACTCTCGCATCCAGGACGTCGCGCGGCTCCTGCACAACACCGAGCGTCCGAACGGCACCGATCACTGGCAGACCGCCACCGGCACCGAGAGGAACCTGGCGCGCCTGAAGGCCACCGCGGCGCTGGCCGTCTTCAACGGCATTACGACCGATCCCATCACGCAGGTCTATCCCACCACACCCGCCGCACCACAGGAGGAACCTCATGCCTAAGCATGGCTACCTCATGGATGTCATCAACCCAGACGGCAGTCACTGGTACTGGTCGACACACTGCCGGCATGCGATCTTGACACCCGATGACCCAGCAGGCCACGAGGCCTGCCGCGCCACATCCTTCCCCGGCGCACCCGAAGGCACACGTAACCCAAGTCGGTGCAAGATCTGTCACGCGCCCTGCCGGTGCGAGTGCCACGCCGACGTCACCGACACCGCCGACGACACCGACGAACCCATGGTCTGCCCCACCACGGGATACGTCCTAAACAACATCGCCACCGTTGACGGGCGCTGGGTCTGCTGCGGCGGCCTCTACCCAGATCACCGGGTCCCACCCACTCCGACCACCAACACGGTGCGATCACCCGGAGACGGCTACTAAGGAGAAAATGATATGAGAGACAAAGATGACGACTGGGCCACCCCGTCACTCCGCGACGCCGCAGCACGCCGTCGTGCCACGCGCCCATACCTCTCTGACCACGAGCGCCTTCAGGGTCCGCCCTTTGAGTCACTCCTCTCCGAGCGTGAGAAGCGCGCCGGTAAGGGCTGCCTGGCCGGGTTCGTAGCGGCGTGGCTGGTCAGCCTACTCTTCTCCGTCGCGATCTTGGGACTGGTGGTCTGGGGCCTGATCTCCCTCATCTCCTACCTGGACAGGCACTGAAGACATGTCGAACACATCAACATCAAACTCTGGTGGCGGGCTCGGGCTCGTCAGCGTCCTGACGATCATCTTCGTCGTCCTCAAGCTCGTAGGTGTCATCAGCTGGTCATGGTGGTGGGTTCTGTCACCGCTGTGGATCGGTTTCGCACTCGGTATCATGATCTTGATCATACTCGGGATCGCCGCCGCCGTCGCATGGTTGTTTGGATGACTGACGTCGACGTTGACTTCGCCGCCGAGAGGAAGAGAACACATGACCAAGCCCAACGAACCTAACAAGCCTGACGAGGCGATCAAGCTGGCCTGGTTCGAGATCCGGCTGGCCGCCGAGCAGACGGCGGACGCCTTCCGCCGCTTCAACCGTGCCTTCACCGAGTCGATCAAGAAGGAGAAGGACAACCTACGCAAGCGTGAGGAGGAGGCCAAGCAACGCGCCGTCGAGCTGGAGGCCGAGTACCAGGTCTGGAAGGCACGGAGGACATCGTGAGCGTTGACTGGGAGCTGATCCGTCAAGGCTGTCCTCGCTGTGGTGCGCAGCGAGGCGGGCAGTATGGGCTGCAGTTTCACAGTCTCTCGGTCTGGTGTCTAGGGTGCGGTTGGGCTAAGAACTGGGAACCTGAGAAACCTCGTGAGGATGTTGAGCGTCAGAAGGAAGAGACCTCGTGAACACCGATCACTTCATCAAGCGATGCCGCCACGGCACCCTCGTGACGCAGTGTCGTTGTCCGCACAAGGACAAGCGCGTCATCACCGTGGCATGCCCCGGCCACTGCCCGACCAAGGCACCGCCTGGTGAGGTCATCCTTTGGGATCAATCGCCAGTGAAGAAGAAGACGAAGGAAACCGACGAGTATGAGTGGCCGCTGACCGGCGAGCGACTCCGAATGTGGGGACAAGACGCCTGATGGGACTTCAACTGAAGGTACACTGTGACGGCCCGACGTGCACCAACGTCGAGCCATACCCCGATCAGCGCAGCATCCTGCCGGCGAACGCGCCTAAGGACTGGCTCGTCATCAATATCGAGACCTGGCGCCAGGTCGCCAGGTCCGCCGTGGCCAGCTTGTGCGCCAACACGGACAGCTCGCGGTACTTCTGCTCTCCACGCTGCCTGACGCTCTTCGGCCTGGTCTGGTGGCTTGGTGCTGAGTACGCCGCCAAGGAGCAGATCTTGATCGACATCCGCCGGCTGGACAGCGACGTGGAGTTACCGCCCAACACGCAGTTCGTTCGTTAGCGTCTTGGTCTAGAATGGTTTGGTGATCGAAAACCTGTTTGGGCTGGCGAACCCTAGCGTCGACTCGGGTGGCTCTTGGGGTGGGCCACACTCCGGTGGTGTCACGATCGTCTTCGCGATCAACGGGAACGTCATAGGCGCTCGTATGTGGTGTCTTACCGGGCAGTCGGGCGGCATTCCGGGCTACTACACCTCGAGGTTGTACCGCGTGGACTCCTCAGACGTAGGTGGCTCGGGAACGCTGCTGGCTAGCAAGGACTTTGGGCTGGTGACGGCCAACGCCTGGAACACGATCCTCTACGACACACCGGTCGCCGTGACGGCCGGACTGCCCTACCGAGTGGCCATCGGCTCGAATGACTTCGTTGGGATGAAGACCAACGTCTTTACCAGCCAGCTGGTCCATGGAAACCTGACGGGTGTGGCCAATAACGCGACCGTTAACGGGTTGTCGATCACCAATGGCACAATGGAGACGAGTAGTAAGTCCGGTTACCCAAACAACGTGCACGGCTTCATGGGGCCAGGTGGCATCATTCACTACACAGATCCTCTCTTCGAGACCCCAGACGTCCCCTCGGGTGGAACAGCTCACGGACATCCGAGTCGTCGTAGGCGTCTTGCTCGGCGTTAGCAATATCACCTAAATGTGATAGAATCTAGGCATACATCCCCCTAATCCAGAGGAGAATGATGTCTCGATTCAAGCAGCGTTTCATTCACGCTCTGCTTGTCACAGCGGTCGCCATGTTCGGCCTGGGCGTCGTCGCGACGCCCGCCGCGGCGGACGACACGTGCCCAACGGGAAACCTGTGCATGTGGGTGAGCCCGTACGAGGAGGGACTCAAGCAGATCATGTCGTTGAGTCCCGGCGCCTGCGCGAACCTGTCTGGGGTCTGGAACAACAACGTCGAGTCGTTCTGGAACAAGTCGTCGACGAGGTACTACGCGTTCACCAGCTCCAACTGCTCCATCACTCCGGCCACCATCATCTTGGAGCCAGGTGTGGAGTACCTGCAGATGTCGCCGACGTTCCGCAACACGATCTCGTCCATCCAACGAGCCGGCTAGTCCCATCAACCCAACTCAATTGGGAGGAAGTATGCGGTTGAAGCGCACCGTCACGGTGCTGGTCGTCGGCGTCATCACGCTGCTCGGCCTAGGCGTCGCGGCCAACCCGGCCTCGGCTCGGTCACTGTCCAACTGCACAGGCACGACGTACACCTGCCTGTGGAACGGCAAGAACTGGACCGGCACGCCCGCGGCTATGTTCCCCATGGACGGGCCCTTCGGCTCGTGCTACAACGTCAGCCCACTGAACGGGGCCAACAACAACGCGGAGTCTGTGCTCAACGAGAACCCGTTCCAGGTCTCGTTCTACGACTCGGCGAACGGCTCGGGGTACATGTTCTCCCTGGCCGCGGGTTCCGGAATCAGCGACCTGAGCGTCTTCCCGAGCCCGGGCGGCTGGCAGAACCGCATCTCTTCGGTGTGTCGCGAGTAACGCAGCGACAGCACTGAGCTGGCACAATGCGACCCGGTCCTCGAGAGAGGGCCGGGTTTGCTTATGCAATCGTTCATCACATATCCTCTTGTGGTAGTGTTTTGTCACGCGAGTTAATGAACGGCCCCACGAACCTCCGAGGCACTTGACCTAAGAAATGGCGTGGGGAAGCCAACGAGAGGAAGTTTCATGCGAAGGAAGCTGCTGGCGCTCTTCGGCGCGACGGCCGTCGCTCTGGTAGGCGCTGTGGCGTTCGCCGCGGGATCTGCCCAGGCGGCCACCCCCGCTTCGAGCATCGCCACTTCGGTTACTCGCCAGTGCGAGTTCCCGGATGACCAGATCGAGTCCATGTCGACGGTCTCCAAGGGTGTCGCCGAGGAGAAGATCTCTGGGGATGTGCTGGATCACGTTCTTCAGTGCCTCGACTACACCGTCGTGGACAAGTGCGATGGCACCACCGTCATCACAGCGATCAACTGGGCGGTGTCGGACAACAAGTGGACGCGGCTGACGTTCGAGATCCTCGGCAAGGACTACACGGTGATCGGCGGTCCGGACCACAAGCCGGTCGTTGTGACCCTTGGTCCTCCGGGTGTTCAGGACGTGCAGGTCTATCTGGTCTTCGAGGGTGAGAAGGACGGCACTCACTGGCGCATTGAGGTTCCGCTTCTGAAGAACCTCTACTCATGGAAGCTGCCCGAGGCTTGCCCGACGGCATCTCCGAGCCCCAGCGCGTCTCCGTCGCCGAGTGTGGTTCCTACGACTTCGGCGCCGACCACGACCACCGCTCCGGTGGTCAACCCGCAGAACGACCTGCCGACCACCGGCGACAGCCTGACGAAGCCCGCGGTCTCGGGCATCGCGGCCGTCGCGCTCGGTCTGCTGATCCTCGGCTCGATGTGGCTGAAGCGCCGGCGCACCGCCGCCGAGCAGGCCGCACCGACCGACGAGGCCTAGAACCGTTAGGAAGCGCTAGAATGGGACCCGTGAACATTGCGGGTCCCATTCACGCGTTTATCAATCACATACTTCAGGGGAGGATTCGTGTTATCACGTCTTGGGTCGAGTTTGAGATCTGGTGGACGCTGGGTCAACAGCCACCTGCTCATAACGGCGGCGGTGCTGAGCATTACCGCCGGTGTGGGACTGTGGATCTACGTGGGCACAAGGTACGAGGGCGGTCAGGACCGCGTCCAGGACATCCAGCAGGAACTCGACGCCCGCTGGAACGACCCCGGTAGTGGACTAGGCGAGGCGATCGCCGGAGGCGCAGAGGGTGCTACGCCGCCCGACAAGCAACCGGATGAGGTGGTCTGGGGCGACCTGATCGCGCGGATGTCTATCGAGCGGCTCGGCCTGACGTGGTACGTCGTCGAGGGCGTCAACGCCGACGACATCGCCTCGGCGCCCGGTCACTACCCCGGAACCGCGATGCCGGGCAAGAAGGGCAACTTCGCGGTGGCCGGTCATCGTGAGCACGGGCTGTTCTGGGACCTGGATCAGATGCGCGTCGGTGACGTCATCCAGGTTGAGACCAAGAACTACGTCTACGCTTACCGGGTCACAGACGGGCCACAGATCGTCAGTCCCGATGCCTGGCAGCAGGTCGCTCCGGTTCCGCCGGGCGCCTACAAGTCGGGCGATAAGCTGCTGACACTGACGACCTGCGATCCCAAGTGGGACAACTACCACCGGCTCATCATCCACGCCAAGCTGATCTCGTCGAGTAAGAAGGGAACGTGATGTCGTACTTCACCTTTACCGAGACGGACATGTCCACGCTGGAAGATCGCATCAAGAAGGCGCTAGACCAGGCGTCCAACGTCGACGGTGCTCACCACAAGCAGTGGATCATCGATCAGATGGTTCGCGCCCTGACGGGTTGCCCGGATGTCGTACGCGAGAGCCGTGACGGCTCGTACACCTACGAGACGCAGGGTGAGTCGGAGGAGTACCTGGCCTGGGTTCGCACCTATGAGGGCGATCCCGATGACGAGGACGTCTACTGCCACTGGGATGAGGGGATCGTACCGTGACCATCCAGCATCCACATCATCGTATCAACGGATGGTGCGCGACGTGTGGTGGCATGGGTGGTGATCCCGACATCATGCATGAGGACGTGCCACGGCCATACGTCTTCGGTAGGGACATGCTCAAGGCGCTCCACGTCGCGGGACTTCTTCCGGCGTACCCGAACGTCAGCCGCGTGGTGATCGACATCCGGCCGACCGAGCTGGTCATGTTCTACGTCGAGGAGATCCCGAATGAGGCGCTCCTCAACATCGTGCCACTGATGACCCAGGAGGTGCCTGATGGGTCAGTCGACTGATGCCATTCTCGTCTACGGCTTTGACCTAGGTGAGGACTGGGCCGAGGATGGCCTCGAGAACATGATTCCCGATGACATCATCGAGAAGATCCAGCGGATGGAGGGTTTTTACGATCTCCATGAAGGCATCACGGACTACCTCAAGGCCAACGGGGTCGAGCACGGTGTCGAGATCATCAATCACTGCTCGTGTGACTACTCGATGAAGCTGCTCGGCATCGAGGTGTCACGTGCCTGGCGCGGTGACGTTCGTCATCTTGATCTCGTCGAGCTGGAGCACAGACGCCGTGATGAGGTCTGGGATGAGCACGTGCAGCTGGCGGCCAACCTGCTCGGGATCCCTGAGAAGGACGCCGGTTGGTTGCTGGTGTCAATGTGGTGCTAGTCTTGATATGATAGACGTAAGTGATACGAAGGGATCAGAGAGATGGACGACCGCGGACGCGATAACGTCGTCATCGGGGTGCTGGTGCTCTGCTTGACACTCGTCATCATCGGACTCGTCATGCTCGTGAGAGGATACTGACATGGGTTACTACACACGCGTCGAGGGTGAGATCGTGATCTCACCTCCGCTGACTCGCCAAGAGATGGAGGCCGTAGGCATCTACCCCAACGGTCAGTACTCACCCGACCGCTGGATCGCAACCGTCCAGCGCTACGGCCGTGAGACCGAGATGGACGTCGCGGTCCGGGTCAACGTCGCCGAGCAGGCCAATGACGAACTTAGCCTCACGAAGACGATCACCGGCGTCGCACTTGTGACGGCCTGGGACGACGAGTACAAGGGTTACTACATTGAGGAGGACCTCCGGACGCTGGTCAACACCTTCCCAGATCACGAGTTCACCGGTGAGCTTCGCATGGAGGGTGAGGACAACCTCGACGTCTGGAAGCTGCAGATCCACAATGGCCACGAGGTCGTGGCCTGCTACCCCAAGCTGGTCTGGCCTGACGGCTCGGAGGAGACGTACCAGCGGTGAAGTTGCTGAAGATCGGTCATCCACGTGAACCTTATCACTGGGTGCTTAACTGGGGCTGGGCTAACACCTCACTAGATGAAGGTGTGACGTACTCTCACTGGCAGTTTGCGATCTGGATCGGACGAGCACGTGGTAAGACGATTTACCTGTACCGTGGTCCACTTCGTCTCAAGGCCGGGAGAAAAGATGTTCAATAACCCACTGTTCATCGTGCTGGCGGTGCTGGGTGGCGTGGCGGTCATCATGGCCATCATCTATGATATTAAGAGGTAGGTAAAAGTGAGAGTGCTGCTCATCGCCCACACCGTCATCACGGGCTGGGGAAACATGCGCGACGCCGGCTGGGTGGACTACCCGGAACAGACGTATGAGGACCTGGGTGACGACGGTCCCGACGCCGATCATCTGGCTGAGTTTGGTGGCCGCCTGTGCTACCAGTCATGGGAGCGACCCAATCCAGCTACCGCGACGAACGCTCGTTACCTGGACAACATCATCAACCAGCAGCACTTCTCGGTGTTGGAACACGCCTCGGCGACGTTCTACCTCGACGGGATCTCGCGGAGCCTGACGCACGAGTTGGTCAGGCACCGTCACCTGTCGTTCTCGCAAGTCTCACAGCGGTACGTCGACGAGTCCAAGGCCAAGCTGATCGTGCCGCCGGCGCTTCACGGCGGTCAGTCGCGGACGGAGCTGCAGGAAAACCTGGTTCAGCTCATGACGGAGGCGCAGAGCCATTACGCCACGATCGTCCGGGCGCTGGAGTCGATGGGCATGGCGCGTAAGGTGGCGCGCCAGACGGCACGCGCCGTGTTGCCTAACATGACGGAGACCAAGATCCTGGTGACGGGCAACATGCGTGCCTGGCGCGACGTCATCGCGAAGCGGAACACCCAGTTCGCCGACGGGGAGATCCGCGCACTCGCCGCTGAGATCTTGCGTCAGCTTAAGGAGCTGGCACCGAACACGTTCCAAGACATGGAGTGATCATGCACATCAGTATGACGGTCCAGACGTCGAACGCGGACGTTACGGTTCATGAGAACGTGAACGAGACGTTCGCCAACACCCATCTGTCAGTCGCCGCCGGCATGTTGCGCGTCATCAAGCGAATGGCACAGGCGATGGACGTCGACTTTTCACAGCTGGTCAAGGACGTCATTAGTGAGCTGGCGCCCGAGGAGCAGCGGCTGGTGATGACCGCGCGGACGTGGCCACTTTTCATATCACAGTACGGATCTGATGAACCGATCATCATCTACTGTGGTGACGAAGATTGTCCTCTCGATGCTGAGAACTCCGAGATCATGCGTCTCGAGACGGTCAATGACGACGTGGTTGAGGTCGACGGTGGCACCACAACGCTGCAGGACCTCGAGGCGGCGATCATTGGTCACATCGAGAAGGTACGAGAGCGCGAGAGTGAGACACAGGCATAGGTGGATATCCACCGTCGTCAGCGGGCAGCCTGCTATGATCTGCACACAACGCGGCTGCTCGTGGTTGTGGTATCCGCTAAGTGACGTTAAGACGACCAACACACCCTTTAAGGAGCTGACCCATGTTGGGCCGCAAGCAAGCAGAGATCAACCGACTTCAGGAGGAGGTCGAGCTGCTCAGAGGTGATCTGATCACGCTCGAAAACCTCAAGGCTAAGGTCGCGCGTCTCGAGGAGCGCCTCGCCACGATGCAGCGCAACGTCACGCGTGCCGACCAGGACCGTGAGGAGGCGCTGGACAAGGCCTATGAGGCGGGCAAGCAGATCGACTACCTGGCCGCGTGGTTCCAAGACCGGGCACCCGATCGCATCAAGGAGGGCGGCGCCGTCGACAACGCGATCCGCCTGCTCAACCAGCTACTCCTCACCGAGGATGAGGTCGCCCACCTACAGGCGTTGCTCGACGAGGCCAACGGGCTCATGGGAACCCAGGATGCCGAACTCAAGCAGCTGAAGCTGGACAAAGCTGCACTGGAGAAGGCGAGCGTTCCCAAGGTGCAAGCGAAGATGCCGGGTCCGAAGAATGGGTCCTAGCTTCGCGCAGGTGATCGCGGACCTCGAGGCGCGGGCTTATGAGGCCCGTGAGGATCCGGTCGAGCGCGTTCGCTACGCCGGCTACGTCGTCATGCTTCACGACTTACTCATGTACCCGCGTGAACGCATGTCAGACCTCAACATCGCCAAGTTGCGACGTGCTGAGGGCCTACTCTAGCCTGCTAGAGTCGGCTCATACGGAGACAACTACATAGACTCGCCGCCCCTGCGTACCTCTTCGCCGGTGTTGATCCGTTCCTCCCCAGGTCGTCTCACCTTCGTTGATGTCCCACCGCAGGGGCGGCGTTTTGTGTGATATAATGATCCTATCAATCGAGCGATAGGAGAGATCATGGATGGGTTTCAAAGATTCATCGTAGGGTTTGTGCTGCTTGTCGTCGTACTCGCGATGCTCGGCTTCCTGTACGCCAGCCACAGCCCCCGCTGATCCTCAACGTCACCAAGGGCCATCCCATGCGGGGGTGGCCCTTTGTGTTGTACCGTAACACTATGACGACGCCTGATCCGGTGGAACGTCCTACGTACGACTACGCTTGCCTGGGTGGACCGCTGGAAGGTCAACGAGTGATCTCGCGGTTCCCTGACGGGTTCCTGTTGGTGGAAAAACCTACGGGACTCGCTTGGCTCTATGATCGTAGCCAAGTTGATGATCCCCGCTGGGTAATGCGTGACGGTTCACCCTTCATCTGGGACACAGTACGATCACACGCGGCGGCCGAGAGCAACACATACGACGTCATCGCGTACGGGGCAGGTGAGCAGACACAATGACACTGACTGATGACCCGCGCGATCCACGTCTTACACACGGCGCTGATCCGATCGATGGACCACCGCAGCCGCAGGCCGAGGTCTACCTGGTGCTCTCTGAGGACGAGCGAGCGCGCGGGTTTGTTCGACCGGTACGGCGATCATACGTACACACGACCTGTGGCATCCGGACGACGATGGGTATCGCGCTAGCCGAGACGTACGCACGTGATCCGGCGTTTTACGGCGCCACGTACTGCGCGGGTTGCGGTCTACATCGACCGGTCGGACCTGACGGTGAGTTCGTTTGGGATGGTACGACGGAGAAGGTGGGAACATGACCACCAAGGCGCCGCAGATGCTGGTGGACACCGCGCACCGGTGGGAGGACATGTTCTCTAGCACGGTGTTCGCGGGCATCGTAGGTGACCTCAACCATCCCGACGGCTATCACATCTCCTTTGAGGACAACCCATCGGGCAACTACTCCATCGTGCGACCACCAGACAAGCCGCCGAAGATGCCGTCCGCGAATGATGATGAGGCCTCGGCGGTCGACATGTCGATGAACAAGACCGACATGGTGACTCACTACAACCGCATCATCAAGGTGTACAACGACCACTCAGATCCGCGTCGTAAGTACTTCAACGCCGTTAACTGCTGGGATGGAAAGTCCGCCAACGCGGTCCGGCTGGATCTGTATGCCAACACCAAGTCGACGGCGACCAACGATCATAAGTCGCATGTGCATGACGAATATCCACGGATGTACTGCCAGGATCCGATGGCCGGCAAGGCACACCTATCGGTCTGGTCCGGGGAGTCGAAGGAAGATTGGGAGAATGACGTGGGTCAGGTTGAGGGTTACACAAAAGAGGGCTTTAAGGACATGATGAAGACCGATGATGGGATTCCTAACTTCCGTCATCGTTCTGACTTCGCCGAGATCGACGGCACGCCCGGTCCGGCCGGCGGCACCAACTCCTTCATCATGTGGGAGACGTGGTTCCGCGAGGCTAATGACCTGCTCGACCGCGTCGAGGCCGCGCAGAACGCCAACACGGCCACGCTCGCCGAGATCAAGGCTATGATCGCCGCGGGGCCACTACCGCAGCCCGTCGAGGGCACACTTACCGGACCGGTCGTCTTTACGCCTAAGTCTTGAGCCTAGGTTGTGTGGTAGGATTTCAATCTATGGGAATCCTACGAGAGCCTAAGATGGCGACCAAGAAGCCACCGGAAAGCGCCAAGGCCAACTGCGACGCGTGTGACACCGACTCCGATCACGCCAAGATGGAGATCGCGCACGTTGAGAGCCAGCAGGTCGTTCGCTGTGTCGATCCGGTCGCCTGCCGGATGCGGTCGCAGAAGGCCGGAACGTGGTGTCTGGTATGACCGGTCCGAACGGTGGTCTACCGGGCAACGGCCCGTTCATGGAGGTTAACTCCGAGACGTCGCTGACGGCCAACTGGCCGATCGGTCAGGCACAGCAGTTCTACGCCGAGATGGCGCGTCGTCTCTCGGCCGTGATGACGCTGCTGGACACGATCCCGATCGCCGAGATGCAGGCGGTCAACGCGCGATTGCGCGCCACGGGAGTCCTCAGCCTGCCGCCGGAGGTCACCGCCGAGCAGGCACAGGCTTGGCTGTTCAACCTCAACCGCGACAATGATCTCTTCCTCCTGCTCACGCGTGTACTAACACACGTCAAGAGTCAGTGATGGACGTCATCCTCAGCTTCCTATGCGGTGGTGCGTGTGTGGCTGTCGTCGGAGTCGTCATCTTCTACCTTTGGATCTCAAAGGCGTTCCGCTTTTGGTGATCAAATTTGCACAACCATGATATAGTGATTAAAGTGATTTCGAGAGATGAGGGGAGGACACGTTGGGACGTGTCATCGGCGCGATAGCCTTCGTGGTAGTGGTGCTGATCATCGCACTTGTGGTGGTCTACTTCCGCCGTCGCCAGGCTAAGGATGATGCACTCCGACACGGCTGGGCGACGAAGGGTGACCTGAATGCCGCCCAGGAGAAGAAACTTAAGGATCTTCTTGGTGAGGCGGAGAACATCTTCGCCACCATGATGCATCCATCTGCGGTGTTGGGAGATGATGTGACGCTCCTGAGTGACAAGCACCGTCGGGCCGTCGAGCGCTGGCTGAAGAGCCGGCCGGAAGGACAGAAGTGAATCAGCGACTCAAGCGATCGGTGATCGCGCTACTCGGAGCCGGCGTGCTGTTCGGCGTTGGTGCCTGCTCGGTCATCGCACCGCCTGACGAGGTGGGCCTCTACTACATGGAGGGCCAGTCAGACGGGTACAAGTTCGGGCACTGCATCGAGCCTGGCGTCAGTGACAAGCCGGAGTGGAACAACTCCGTCGTGTGGCTGCCGAACAACCTTCGTACCTGGAATATCGCCGCGACGGGTGGGGACTCGAACGTCCCGATCACCGTGGCGGCCAAGCCTGAGGTGAACCAGCCGTCGGGTGTTCAGGTCAACGTCTGGACCCAGACGAACTTCAAGCTCAACACCTCGTGTGTCGGCGGCAAGGACTCGCCACTGGTCAAGTGGTGGGAGACCCAGGGACGTCGTTACCAGGCCAACACCGAGGCTGGCTGGAACACGATGCTGAACAACACCATCGTGACCGCGCTGATCACCTCCACGCGCAACGTGGTGCGTGAGTACTCGGCCGACATCCTGGTGTCGGGCGTCAGTAACGCCGAGGTGCAGCAGAAGATCGCGGATGCGTTCCAGCCGGAACTCAAGCGGCTCCTGGGTGGGGACTTCTTCTGCGGTCCGACCTTCGATCGGAAGTCCGGCAACTGCACACCGGTCGAGGTGATCCTCAAGGACGTGGACTACACGGACCCGGGGATCCAGGAGGCACGTAACGCCAAGGTCAAGGCACTGGAGAACGCCGCCGCACAGGTGGCTGAGGCGGAGGGCAAGCTCAAGGCCGCCAAGGCTCAGGAGGCGCTCTACAACAACCCGGCGTGGCTGGAGCTGGAGCTGGCGAACCGGCAGCTCGAGGCGATCAAGGCATGCTCCGCCAACCCGAACTGCACGATCATCATCGGGTCCAACGGCAACGTGCTGCTGAACCAGAACAAGTAACCGGCAAGAACGCTGAGCAGGCACTTCGTCTTCGGATGAGGTGCCTGTTTGGCATTGAGCAAGTATGATATAATGAACATTAATCGATACCAACGATAGGAGTGATCATGATCGTTGTCATCATCGCGGCGTTCGCCGCTATCGCGTGTGCGCTCGTCATGGCGGTCTACACGCATCGACTCTTCAACGTCGATCGAACAGGTCAGGCAATCGTACTCATCCTTCTGATCTCCGCCATGGGGACGGCTGAGGTGCTGTGGTTCATTCCCACGGTGGTGAGGTACTTCCTGTCATGACCGAGGCCATGCGCAAGCATGTCAGAACGTGGTATCGCTCACTCACGCCAGATGGTAAGGTCTGGTGTGAGTCGAGCGACCCACTGGAGGTGCGTCGCATGGCGCATCCACATCAGGAACTGACCTACGAGAAGTTCCTCATCTACGAGGTGTCTGATGGTTGGATGCCGTGGGAGAAGTGGTCACGATGACGCGAGTGCTTGAACCTGACGACGTCGCCGAGCTGCTCGACACCGTCGCTAACACGCGCTGGTTTCAGCAGCCTCGTGCTGATGAGGACGGTGCGGCACGCGCCTGGCGCGGCGCCGCTACACTTCGCTGGGTCGAGCGTTGGCGAGACACCAATGGCTCCTGGCGTCGAGGCAATCCATACGCTTGGCACCGATGGGGTTATGGAGGAGAACTATGACGACGTATCAGAAGATTCCCAGCCCGTTCCGACGTGAGACCGACGGACCTAACCGGAACAAGCTGATCGACGGCGAGTGGTCGTCGCCTGAGTTGGCCGCCACCGCGCAGCTGACGTGGATTTGGACCGAGAAGGTCGACGGCACCAACATCCGGCTCATCTGGGACGGGCACAAGGTGACCTACGGTGGGCGTACGGACAACGCACAGCTACCGGCCAAGCTGGTCGCCGTGCTTGACCAGCTGGTGCCTGAGGAGCTCTTTGAGCAGCAGTTCGGGGCTAACCCAGTCGTACTCTACGGCGAGGGTTACGGCGCCGGGATCCAGTCCGGTGGCATCTACCGTCCGGACCAGAGCTTCGTGCTCTTCGACGTTCGTGTCGGGCCGTGGTGGCTCAAGCGCGACGGCATCGAGGACGTCGCCCAGGGCATGGGACTTGAGGTCGTGCCGGTGATCTACCGGTGTCCGATCAACAGCGCGATCGACTGGATTCGCACCGGTACCGTCTTCTCTCACTGGAACCCGGGTCACGAGGCAGAGGGTCTCGTCGGTGTGACGGAGGTTGGGTTACTCGGCCGCGACGGTGAGCGCTTGATCGTCAAGGTGAAGCGGAAGGACTTCCCATCATGACCACGGAAGATCGCGATCTGACCGCCAAGGAAGACACGCCGGCGTACGACGTTGACGCGGACGTCATCAAGGAGCTTGCCGCGAGCATGGTCTCCGACGGCTTTGTGATGACGCAGGGCATGACGTCGTACTGGGTCTCCATCATCACCGTGCGGATGTTCGATCCGAAGGCGGAGACCGGACATAGCGGCGTCGTCTTCGGCGGTGTGTACTCAACGCAGGCACGCGCGATGGCCGCAACACGCGGCATCTCGGAGGACCTCGTGCGCGCTAACAAGGATCATTACCCGGACATTCACATCGAGAACATGGTGATCGAGACGTTCATCGACACCATTCCCAAGGATGAGTTCCGACCGAACCTGGTCGAACAGAGCACCGAGGCGATCGATCCGGAGGAGCTATGAGGTACGTATGCACGTGCGGCGTCATCATCGAGGGTGATGACGTTGGTGGTCAGATCACGCAGCATGAGGTACGCTGCACCACGATTCGACTGAAGTGGTGGGAGATCGTCCTCAACGGGATCTTCTCGGTGTACGGTGCGATCGCCCTCATCGCGATATGCGCGTTGGTCGCGGACAGCATCGGAGCCTGACGTGGAGACGTTCGTGTCGATCGTGATCTTTCTCGTCGGTCTGGTGCTTGCATCCGCCGGCGCGATTCGACTGCATCACAAACCACAGCCGAGATCACGACGACACTGGACGTGTCCTGACGAGAGCTGCGACTGGCGAGGACGTCACGCGCGGTATCTGGTTACACACATCATGAAGTTTCATCCTCGCCTGGTTCCTGACGTCAACCGGAGAGACTAGTGACCTCTAGGAAGAACGCCTCAGGCGTCGGGACCTACCTTGGTCCCGGCGCCTTTCGCGCTAAGGATGGCGCTAAGCGCCTCAAGGCCTCCCAGGACAAGCCGCTGCCGCCACGCTGTAGCCACTGCCGCAGATCCTGGGATACGACCGTAATCGATGGCATCGTTCACTGTGAAGATCACAAAAACTCCTGTGACAAATCGTGTGGCGTGTCATGATTGTGTGATAAAATAGTCTTAGTGATCAAGTGATAGGAGAGATCATGGACTTCAAGGTACTCGAGATCGTAACGCCCGACTGGGCTGAGTTCTCCGTCGTACTCGATGATCACGAGATTCGTCATCTCATCGAGTATAAGGGACGCACCGATGATGGCCAAGACCGGGCGATCATCATCACCACTGCGCAAGACATGCAGGTGTTGATGGGTCTCGTCCCGATGTACGACGTCACGGTGCTGTCGATTCCGCGGACGGTGTCCTGATGAAGTTTGCGATCCAGCACTCATACGACGGGACGAAGTGGCACGGCGGCTCAGACAACGACCCCCTGTGCGACATTCCCAACTGGGGCTACAACCTGGTGCTGTGGCGCGGGGCGATCGCGAAGTTCGAGGCCGCCGCAGCCGACTCGGCCAAGCTGCCGAAGCATTACCGGCTGATCGCGCGGGTCGGTGTTGAGATCCGTGTTCTTAAGTGAGGGGAGTGACCAATGTTGCGAATACAACACTCACATGATGGCCACACGTGGCATGTCAACGAGGTCGCCGACCGTGCCACGCTGACCCTGATGGGTCGGGACAACCTGACCGGCTGGAAGGGTCTCGTTGACCTGATGCGTCAGAAGATCACCGAGCAGCACCACACGCTGTCTTACCGGCTGGTCGAGGTGACCGGTCAGACGACACGCGTCATCCACTAAGGTACCGAAACCGACCTTAAGTGGCCGGTCGCGACGAAAAGTTGCGATCGGCCACTTTTGTGTTTAAGATAGCTGTATGACCGATAGATTAGATGACAAGCTACTCAAGCCAGGTGAGGTCGCCGCGATCTTCCGTGTGGACCCTAAGACCGTGACGCGCTGGGCCAACACCGGCAAGTTGAAGGCGGTTCGCACCCCGGGTGGTCACACACGCTTCCGTGAGGCTGACGTCCGCGGCGCGCTGGTTGACGCACTCGATGACGAGGACTACATCTCTTAAATGATTTACAAGATCATAGGAAGTGTGGTACAGTTAATCTCGTAAGCCGCTCCGGCAGGCTCGCACTGATTCACTTGGTTGGTTCCTGGTGCCTAGATTGGGATTTCTTCAGGGAAGATGAGGACGCAGGTTCAAATCCTGCCGCCCCGATCATCGGGGTCGTAGCCCAGTTTGGTGAGGCGCATCTAAAAGACGTCCGATCGACATTGTTCTCAGGAACCATAACGGATACTGGCTCAATGGCAGAGCACCGCGTTTGGGACGCGGGGGTTCGAGGTTCGACTCCTCGGTGTCCGACTCCGCAAGGAACAACTACATATTTCCTCCGGTGCCTAGGTGAGAACTTCTTCTCCTTTTAAGAGGGTGGTTGCAGGTTCGAGTCCTGCCGGCCCCATTTCAATGGGGCTGTAGCTCAACTGGCAGAGCACCAAACGAATCGTCTCGCCGCCTTGTTCTCGGAGGATCACAACTAAAGATCGCTGGTGCCTCGTGGTGCGTTACTTCTACCAGAGAGCGAGGAGAACGGCCTAGGTCGTTTGCCTTGCGCGTTGCGAAAACGCATATCGGGATCACTCGAGAGAGCCCCGGACGCACGACAACATGTTCTCAGCGATCATGAAAATGACAACTAAAATGTGACTGGTGCCAGGATGACGGGTACTTCTGAACCCAAAGAACAAATTTCAGATACCAAGAGCCTAGCCCTGTGAAGGCTATAATGCTGTGGATACTGTCCGTGATCGACGTGTTCTCAGTCACATCTGAAGACAACTACATACGTACCTCTGGTGCCTAGGTAACGCTTACTTCATAGGAAAAGAGCCAGCGTCACCGACCTTGTTCTCAGAGGGCTAGCCTAGTGCCACGCCCGGTGCCAAGCTTGACGGTTACTTCTCCTGCAAATAGAAACCATACCGTCCGGCGTCTTGTTCTCGGGCGTGGCTATCTTTATGTCAAGTGATGGAAGGGAAAGGAAAAAGATCATGTCAGGACACACCTCCTGGTCGGAGTTCCAGCGTCGGTCGAGCAACCCAGAGACTGATGCCAGGGTCAAGGAGCTGCTCAAGGAGCGGCGCAACGCCAAGGCGCTGGAGGACCGGCTCGCCGCGATCGAGGCACACGGACAAGACGTCTACGGCGACGGCACCGTGGTCGCGTTCGATCGCACCGTCGGTTCGAACACCTACACCTACGCGGCCGTCAAGGCCGCCGGCTTCTGGTACGTCACCGGTGCGGGACCCAACCGCATGGAGTGGGACGACTTCGTCCTCTGGCTGACCCAGGACGGCGCGCCGACCACCAACTGGGTGGTTCTTCGCGATGCGAAGACCATGCCGGTCCTGGAGGGTTCGGTGGCTGATGGCGTCGAGGCGTAGGGCGCAGATGTACAAGATCGCACGCCGTGTGCGTGCGAACTGGCAGAAGACACTCCGGCGTCGCGCACGCCGCAAGTAAGATAGGAGCTGGGCCGCATGGCGAAGTTCAACGTCAAGTCCGTGCACACCGCGCGGACACTCAAGTCATCAGCGATCGGAACGGCGACGACTGATCACCCAGTCACCTTCACACACGAGGGTGGCGCGGGTTATGTCCGCGACGAGAAGTCCGAGCTGTTCCTGCTCGCCGTGTCGAACATGGTCGGCGAGGACACCTTCTACGAGGGCAAGTCCGAGCGTGACGAGCGCTTCCGCAAGCTGGTGCGTACCGTCGCGGTCTTCGATCCGACGTGGATCGTCAACTTCGTCGAGTGGCTACGCATCAAGGCCAACATGCGATCGGCCTCGGTCGTCGCCGGCCTCGAGGCTGCGAAGGCGCTGGTCGAGGCGAAGATCGTAGCCGTCGACGAACGTGGTCTCGGTGCGGCACGCGTGGTGGCCGGCATCGGTCTCCAGCGGGCGGATGAGCCGGGCGAGGCGCTGGCCTACTGGCTGGGTCACTACGGCAAGGTCATCCCGAAGCCGATCAAGCGCGGCATCGCCGACGCCGCATCACGGCTGTACACCCAGTACAGCCTACTCAAGTACGACACATCCAGCCACGACTTCCGTTTCGGTCGCGTGCTGGATCTGACGCACCCGACCGCATCATCGTTCGAGCAGAACGCGGTGTTCCGCTTCGCACTAGATCGCATGCACGGACACGAGACATCGGGTTCGGTCATGGATCTGCTCGAGATGGTGCGTCTGAACGCCGCGGTGCGTCGTGACATTCGCAGCATGATCGACTTCTCGCATCAGTCAGAAGTCACCCAGCGCATCAAGGAGGCCGGTCTGACGTGGGAGGATGTGCTCTCCCTCGTAGGTTCCACGATCGACAAGAAGCTGCTGTGGGAGGCACTGATCCCGACGATGCCGTACATGGCCACACTGCGGAACCTGCGCAACTTCGATGAGGCTGGCGTCTCAGACGAGGTGGCGGAGACCGTGGCGAAGCGTCTGGCTGATCCAGCCAACGTGGCCAGCTCACGGCAATTCCCGTTCCGCTTCTGGAACGCCTACAATGCGGCGTCAAACCTCCGCTGGGCGTACTCGCTGGAGAAGGCTATCAACGCATCTCTAGCTAATGTTCCGCCGCTACCGGGAAGGTCTCTCATCCTCGTAGACCTGTCGGGATCGATGTACGGTGTGAAGCTGACCGAGAAGTCGTCGCTGGACAACGCACAGGCGGCGAAGATCTTCGGTGCGGCACTTGCGCTTCGCGCCGAGTCGGCTGATCTCTATGGTTACTCGAACACGGAGATCCGCGTCGACGTTCCGAAGAACGGCAGCCTGCTGCCGATCGTCAAGAACGGCTACGTCGACCAGGGTGGTGGGACGAACACGTGGGGTACGGTCACAACGACGTACGCCAAGCACGATCGCATCATCATCGTGACGGATGAGCAGACGTATGGTCGACTGCCGTCGAGCTACGTGCCGGACGACGTTCCGATCTACGTCTGGAACCTCGTCGGCTACCGGGTCGGCTCGCAGCCGAAGAACCCGAACCGGTTCGTCTTCGGCGGTCTGTCTGATCAGGCGTTCTCGATGATCAGCCTCCTGGAGGCCGGTCGTAACGCGGCGTGGCCGTGGGAGAACCTGGTAGATTAATCTTTGTCCTCGTAATGGGACTGGGGTTAGGGTGTGGGGAGACATCTGGTGAGCGGATGTCTCCCCATGTCGTTTCTAGCCCGTAGGCAACTAGCACGCTGCGGCGCGAAAGTGGCTCTAGGGAGGTGCGACAGCTGTGATTGTCGCTGATATTCCATTAGGAAGACGTCCGGTGCGCGCGAACTCGTCAAGAGTGTGGCACATCAGCCGCGCGGCCACCATGCACCGCGGAATGTGTGGTGTCGTGACGTATATCACGAAGAAGGCACCGCAAGCCCGTGACACGGTCTGCTCGCGTTGTGAGGCGATGTGGAAGCGTGAACACGGTGTTGCATCACAGGATTAATCCTGATAAAGTCTGCGATGGAGGAGTGATCTAAGAGAGTTGGTGTGGGTGGCGAAACTCCCGGGGAGATCACTCCTCCACCCGGAGTCATAGGTTAACGGCAGACCTCGAGGTTTTCACCCTCGTAGCCGGGGTTCGACTCCCCGTGACTCTACGTAGTCTAGTGATAGGAGTGATCGATGGACCACAAGGTATATGAAAGTCTCGTGTACGTGACAGCCCGTTCTGACGACGGTGGTCACGGCATCAACGTACCCGTTCGCCTGATGTACCACACACGCGATCCGTTCGCGGTCTCCCTCGTCTTCATTGGCGTCAATGAAGACAACGACGGTGAATCGTTCGTCGAGTGGTCGTTCGCACGTGATCTTCTCGCGTCAGGTGTAGTTGCAACTCATCGCGTTGGCGACGGTGACATCAAGATCTGGCGTGAGGATCATATCTTGATTATCGAGATGCACAACGGCGTCGACATCGTCTGGCTGCGCACGCCATACCGTCCCGTGATGCGATTCCTCCAAGAGATCTACCGCGTCGTTCCCGAGGGTTACGAGATGAATCTTGTTGACATGGACGGCTTCATCGAGTCATGCCGTGACTAAAGTGTGATATAATTTGAACCACAGGGACAACAGTGATAGGAGAGATCATGGACTTTAGCGTAGGCGATCAGGTCAAACTTCGCGCGGACGTCGCGGGTAAGTGGGCTGGTGTTACCTTCACGATCAAGAAGTTCCTCCCCAAGAACGTCGACCTCGAGGTGCCCGGCAGCGTACGTGGTCTTCGCGCTCCGCGCCACTTCCTCGTAGCAGCTGACGACGTCGCAGTCAACGCGGCCGCGGAGGTTCGTTCGCTGACGATGACCTGGGAGCCGCCGCTGGTGATCGGCACGCTCGTTCGCTTCAAGGACGAGCTGTATGTCGTCATGGCGCAGAATCGCAACGAGCGTTACCGCATCGTCAAGCTGGGTGGCGACGGTGGGAAGTATTACACCAACGTGCTCCGCTCGCAGATGGAGGTCGTCGACCCGGCGACGCTGGCTGCAAGCGTCTGATCGACACAGCAGTACCGCACCCTACCATTGTGTTATGATGGTAGGGTGCAGCTGTCTCTACCCTCGCTGACCAGCGCGCTGGCCGACGTCATCGACCCACCTCAGTTGCGCTACCGCAACGATCCGGTGAAGTGGGCGAGTGAACGCGCTGGCGTCGAGCTGTGGAGTAAGCAAAAAGAGATCATGATGTCGGTGGTGGAGAATCCCAACACCGCTGTGAAGTCATGCCACTCCGCGGGCAAGTCATACATCTCAGCGCTTATCGTGTGCTGGTGGCTGGATGTCCATCCGCCTGGCGAAGCGCGTGCCATCACCACGGCGCCGACGTCAAAGCAGGTCGACGCGATCCTGTGGTACGAGATCGGCCGCTTCCATCGGAAGCTGGGGCTGGTCGGACAGTGTAACCTGCGTGAGTGGTACATCGGACGACAGCTGATCGCCCTAGGTAGAAAGCCACCGGACCATCAGGAGGCGGCCTTCCAGGGTCTCCACGCTAAGTACCTGCTAGCCGTTCTCGACGAGGCGTACGGCATCCCTAAGAACTTATGGGATGAAGCCTCATCACTCGCATCGAACGAGTATGGTCGCCAGCTGGCGATCGGCAACCCAGACGGCCCAGGCGAGTTCATGAGCGTGTGTGAGAAGGATGAGTCTTGGCACACGATTCACATCGGGTTCCAGCACACACCTGCGTACACCGACGAGAAGGTCTCGGCCGAGCTGAAGCTGCACCTCGTCTCGAAGCGCTGGGTGGAAGAGCGTCGTGAAAAGTGGGGAAGTCAGTCGGCCCTCTTCCAGTCTAAGTGTGGTGGTGAGTTCCCATCCGGTGGTGACCCGTTCTCCACGATTCCCTATGACATGGCGATACGTTGTCAGAACCTCGAACACCCGGAGGGTGAGCCACGTGAGGGTGGTATTGACGTTGGTGCCGGTGGCGACCGAACCGTACTGCGCGAGCGTTGCGGCACTAAGGCAGGTCGTGAGTTCGAGTTCTTGGACAACGATCCGATGCGTAGTGTCGGGATCCTGGCTGAAAAGATTCGCGAGTGGAAGCTCACGCGTGTCAAGGTGGACTCCACCGGTCTGGGATGGGGACTTGCCGGTCGACTGAAGGAGTTGTCATCGCGGAACAACCCCACGTCACCGGACACGACTCACGCGGCTGAGGTCGTAGCGGTCAACTTCGGAGCCGCACCGCCGTCTGGCTTCGAGAAGAAATTCATCAACATGCGCGCTTACCTGTGGTGGCAGGTCGGGCGTGAGCTGTCACGGCTGGAGGGTTGGGACCTCAGCGAGGTTGATGAGGACGTCATCTATGAGCTGACGACACCGCGGTATGTCATCATGGACTCGTACGGTAAGATTAAGATTGAGCCGAAGAAGGACGTCATTGATCGGCTCGGCTTCTCACCTGACCGTGCTGAGGCGCTCATCTTGTCGTTCTACGAGGTGAAGCGCGAGGCACAGACGCAGGCATGGGGCGCGTGGTCAGGTGCTGGCGGCGAGAGCCTCATCAACCAGATCTCGCCGACGGACCAGCTCTTTGACATGATGGTTGATTAACACAAAGATGGCCCAGCCATCTGGCCGGGCCATCTTGGAAGTTTTGATTTAGGCGATCTCGAGCTCGGCGTCGTAACCACACTGCGCGTGCGCGAGCACACTGTCCTCGGTCTCCTCGTTCCAGAACTCTCCGACCTCATCAACGTAGAGACCGAACTTGTCGACCACGAACTTTTCGCCGCAAAGCTCGCATCGGTTGTCGCGTATGTCGTTCATTTCGATCACTCCTATCCGTTTTGCTTCTAGTTCTATTTTACCACATATCACGTCATTATGTCACACGCTACACGTAGTATTTTGTCATGTCTGTGACATATGGTAAGGTTGAGCTCATGAGTGACGAATACGACGGCACACAGCCACTTCCGGTCCCCAACGACGGCCCCAGCATGCACGACCTGGTCATCCAGGACATACAAGAGCGCAAGGCGTTCGGTCTACGAAAGTATGGCGCGCTGCTGCAGGTCAACAACGGTCGTGATGCGCTTCAGGACCTGTATGACGAGCTGCTGGATGCCATCGTCTATGTGCGGCAGCTGATGGAAGAACGTGGTGAACCTGAACCGCAGTACAGTCATGGTGTCTACACAGCCGTGCAGTGTCCTACATGTGGTCACGTTCACAATGGACCGATCGTACTTAACTCGCCAACACCGTTTGCGAGCGGCTACGCGTGTCCCGTCTGTCATCCACCGAAGAAGGCTGCCGTTTAACGATCAACATTAGTGGAAACTGTCAGCGCATGAACAACATCGCGTTGATCTTCTTTATCGTAGCCGCGATCGCCGCTGGCTGGGAGTCGTTCAAGACCCATAGCGTTGGTTGGGGTGGCGTCTGTCTCCTCGCAATCGGGCTGGCATTTACCACAGTCTGATATGTGTGTGGTAAAGTTACTTCCGTCGCATAACTAAGTGATGGGAGTGACAAGTCATGTCATGGACCGATCGACGAGTGCGAGACCGCAAGACACGCTTCATCCGGCCGCACGCCACCTACATCTACGAGGGTGGTCGCGTCATCACCCAGTACGATCCAGCAGGTCGTGAGCAGCGGCGCATCCACGCTGACGAGTTCAGCATGATGACGCTTGAGACCATGATGATGTGGCTGGATGCCTGGGAGGAGCGTGTGTGATGAAGCCTCTTATCCTCGCTCCCGATCACCCAGGTCGACGCCAGCCGGGTCCGCCGATCATCGCGGGGCCTGACCCGGTGACCGACGTCGAGGCGCTGGTGCTGGAGATCTACGACTACATTTACACGGGAAGGCTACCACAGCGGAAAAATATGTGATATAATGGAACCACAGTGATCGAGTGATAGGAGAGATCATGGCGAAGGACGCAAGCGGCTCGGGTATGGTCTACATGGGCGTGTTCGGCACCGTGGCGATCTGGGAGATGTACTGGCACAATAAGCTCGTCTTCTACGTCAAGGTGGACACACTCGACCCAGAGCTGGTCATCAAGGTGCAGAGCCTGCCGGTGATGGACAACCCCGGTGTCATCCTGCCGACCAAGGGTCACGCGGTGATAGTGCTCGACACCAAGCCGACCGGCCCGAATACCGAGGACGTGGAGGTCTTCGAGCGCATCTCATCGACCAGCGTCAAGGCCTACATCTACCCGCGCATCGACAGCATGGTCATGCGCCTTTACGTGCCAGGTTACGCGGAGGTCGCGCCGACCACGGCGTGATACAATCGTAACGCGTCTCTAAGATGGGAGTCCGGGATCTACAGATCCCGGCTCCACTACCCGGGGTGGAGCAGCTCGGTAGCTCACCTGACTCATAATCAGGAGGACGTGGGTTCAAATCCCACCCCCGGAACGAAAAAGACCGAAGTGATGGGAGTGACGTGTGTCTGCAGATATGCACATTCATGTGATGGTTGGCGTTACCGAGGAGGACTTGCGTTGTTTCAACGCTCATACGTTGACGAGTAAGTACTTCAGCATGGATCGTCGTGCATGCGGCACAGACTACGACTGTCGTCACTGGCAAGCGATCATCAACTCTCCACAGATCTGGGTGGGTTCGGTTTCGTGGCTAAAGGCCATGATGCTGGAGGCCACCGAGACCTACGTGCCGGCGGTAGTGGGTGTGATCTCAGAGTTGATCGGCGAGAAGGAGCCGGTCATTGATGATGACCTCATCGCCAAGGTACGTGAGGCGTTTGCGAGCACCAACGATACCTCGTACAGCATCGCGGATGTCGATGACGTCGTCGCGTTCCTCGAGGTCTACCGTGGCAAGAAGGCGTTCACCGTCTCGTGGTGATCGCTTAAACATTATAGATGGGAGTGATCGCATTGACGCGAGGTAAGTGGCTGATCGCGCTCGGACTTCTGGTGATTCTAGGAGTTGGGTGTGCGAAGCCCGAAGGTACGACACCTGCGCGGAAGATGAACACGATCGACATCGTGGTGAGTGTGCCGAAGGGTCATCCCATTGTCACGTTCACCGCAACGCTGGAGTTGAAGGACGCGGTCACCGGCGAGCTGGCGCGGCACCCTATCACCAATGAGCCAGCACAGGTCAAGATCACGCGTGCGGTGCGAGAGTGGCGCGGCACGTTCACCTACTGGGGTGACCTACCCAATCCGGTGCGTCTATCCGGCAATGTGACATGGCCGGGTGAGGACTTGCTGGCTGTCGACATCTACGACAACGGCAAGCTGATCAAGGTGGCCAGTCGCTTCGATGGTACGGGTCGCATCGTGATCCTGTACACCACGAGCGGAGCGTGATCTCATGAGGAGCGCAAAGAAGATCGCATGCTTCATCGTGATCGCGCTCCTCGCGGCTATCGGTGTGGCGGGATGCTACGTCCCGCCGCCCGGTACGCCGGGAGGTCCCGATGTTGGTCGACTGTGGCTTTGTGTCTACACCGATGACACGGTTGACATCACGATGGTGATTAATGCCGTGGACGGCAAGGACGGTCACCCATTGACCGATGATGACACAGGTGCGTTCTACGCGGATTACATCACGTCGGCTGAGACGGCACCTCAGGATCTGCCGAATGAGTGTGAGTCGCAGCGACCGTACCATCAGGTCATCCTGAAGGCCGCGAAGGGATCGTCGATCATCTCGTCGATTCGCGTCACGGGACCGCGTAAGACCACGCTCATCACCTGTGTGTTCTACCTTAATGGTGTGGCATTGCCTGAGACACGTGTGGATCGACGTAACGAGGTCGTCTGCCGTGCAGCGGTGCCTGCGGTCTAAGCTGAAGTTCACGGGGGATCGTATCGTGGAAAGAATAAAGGTAAGAGCACTCGTTACTATCAGTATGATCTAGTTCGTCGTCCAGCTCCGGTGGTGGAATGGGAGACACCGCAGACTTAAAATCTGCTGCGAGGAAACTTGCGTGAGGGTTCGACTCCCTCTCGGAGCACATAAACGTGATACAATATACACAGCACAGTACAGGTTGAGAGTGAGGGGCGTAGCCCATGCTGCGCCCTTTACGTTAGAAGAAAAAATCTTGAGATAAGTAGTTGCACGATCACACAAAGTGTGATAAAGTAAACCTTACGAAACGGTTACTTGACAACTACATTCGTTTCATACGCTGTTAGCTCAACTGGAAGAGCACCTGGCCTACACCCAGGGTGTTGAGGGTTCAAGTCCTTCACAGCGTACGTTGTCCTATCGGTCCAGCATGGAGTGGACGTCGGATCGTCAATCCGAAGATCGCCGGTTCGAGTCCGGCATGGGACGCCAGAGCCACCTCGGGAGGTAACGTGATTCCGCCCACTTTAGGGTAGGACGCGTGGTGGCGTGAGGATGACCTTCCAATAACGAGTTGGTGGCTGTACCCGGGCTCCACGCGGGGCCTTGGGTATACGGGAGTATCGGTCGTCGGGTTGGGGCCTTACGATGCAGAAACACCGGGCTGAGATGGTATTGCGGACCCCAATCCGTTAACGCCACGGCTGGTTGTCACTCGTTATAATGGAGTTATGGTGCAATGGCAGCACAGGTGGTTCTCAGCCACCGGGTTGGGGTTCGATTCCCCATAACTCTACGTGACGTGATGGATCTGCAGATCCTCCACGTTAACACTGTGAAGGTACACAGGTCTGATCCTTGGGTAGCTCCCAAGGAGGCTTAAGCCCGTACCACTCGGTAGCGCCGAACATCCGGGTTGTTGCCTTCACAGCATATCCTCATGGCGCAGTGGATAGCGCGCTTGACTACGAATCAAGAGGTCGCAGGTTCAAATCCTGCTGGGGATACGTCGGGGTGGGGTTGGTCAGGACGCCATGCCTGCCCACCCCGGCTCCAAGTCCTTCGAGCTCGAACTGGTAGGAGCACGGCGCTGATAACGCCGAGGTTGCAGGTTCAAATCCTGTGAAGGACACGTAAGAGCGTTAAAGCGGAAACTATAGCCATCTCGCATTACGCCAAGGGTCGGTCATGACGGGTGTCATCGCCTTTCTACACCTTAGTCGACTCCTGCGCTCTTACACACGTGCTCGTGGCGGAACGGCAGACGCGCCAGACTTAGGATCTGGTACCTACGGGTGTGAGGGTTCAAGTCCCTCCGAGCATACGGCCAGTCGTAGTGAGCTGGATTTACCCGGTCGCATAAACGGACAGTGTGGGTTGCGATACCGTCCACCGAAATATCACTACACGGAAGGTCTCCCATTGGCGTGGGAACTGGTTTTGAAAACCAGAGCCGGCAACGGTTGGGGGTTCGAGTCCCTCACCTTCCGCGTGAGGCGTTAACGAAGTTTTGTGAACATGGCTTCGAAGGCTGATCATGACAGCTTACTATCCAAGCGAGAGTCAGACCTGCGCCTCCTTAAGCGCCGTTAGCTGAGTGGCTTAGCACCCGGCTTTTACCCGGGGGACGAAGGTTCGATACCTTCACGGCGTACGGTGATTGTAGCTCAATGGTAGAGCGCTGGGTTGTGGTCCCAGATACGAGAGTTCGATCCTCTTCAGTCACCCGAGGTAGGTCCGGCTGGTTACCGGATAGAGGGAGTCTAACCAACTCCTAAAAGGTTCCGTCTGAGTACGGGGTCGCCTACAGCATTGGGAGTTCGTCTAATGGCAGGACGCGGGATTTTGGTTCCCGCTGTGGAGGTTCGAGTCCTCCACTCCCAGCGGGTCAAGACAACGTCTTGGTTCCATGTCCACTAGCCACGGACATGCTGTTGGTGCTGTTTTGCACAAAGCACGGTGGCGCTTGGAGAAACGCCATCGTGCCACGCCACGTTAACTCAGTTGGTAGAGTGTCCGCCTTGTAAGCGGAATGTCGAGGGTTCGATACCTTCACGTGGCTCTCTCCGGCGAGTACATGGATTGGTCGGCTGGAGAAACGATGAGCGTCACCCTGCGTACTCCTATCCGCGGGTGGCGCTCATCTGTCATTTTGTGTGATATAATAGCTGTAGTGATTCTGATTGATAGGAGAGATCATGTATCTGATCAACGCGGAGGACATTGAGTACGCCGCTTACGAGTCTGACGACTTCGACCCTGACACCATCCGGTGGGACTACTCGGGTCGGGCGATGTACGGCGAGACCTGCTTCTCGATCGTCGGCAAGTTGCGTGATCTGGGCGCCTTCATGGCCACTGTGGTTCCGCACCTTGATCACGAGCTTGTGCCGGTGTCCGCGTGGGCGGACGTTCGGCAGGACAGCATGGGTCTGCAGTCGGTGTTTTACTGGACGAAGATCAAGGCTGTGAAGTCACAAGACTGAGTGATGGGAGAGACATGAGCACAAGAGGCTTCATCGGGTTCGTCATCGACGGCACCGAAAAGATCGCATACAACCACTACGACTCGTATCCGAGTGCGCTTGGTCTCAACGTCCTGCACTGGTTGCACGTCGAACCGCAGGCTGAGCCGGACATCATCCGGGAGCAGGCGCGTGCCTTGCGCGTGGTTGCCGTTGACTCCGAGCCAACTGACGAGGACATCGAGCGGCTCCAACCGTTCTACAACCCCCACGTCGGCGGTCATAGTGATCGTCCGACCTGGTACCAGCTGCTTCGCGAGACACAGGGTAATCCTGGGCTCATGCTCAAGGCAGGCGTGATCGAGGACGCGGGTCGTTTCCCATTCGACTCGCTGTTCGCCGAGTGGGGTTACGTCGTTGACTTCGACTCTGGTGTGTTCGAGGTCTACAGGGGCTTTCAGGAGATTCCACACGAGCAAGGTCGTTTCGCCGGTCGTGAGGACGATGAGGTGTGGAAGAACGGTTACTATGCGGTGGCACTGATCGCATCATGGCCGCTGACCGAGCTACCCACTGACGAGGCGTTCATCGCGGACATCAGTGGGGAACAAGAAAGCTGATCCACCGGGAAGCGTGGGAGTGGTAAGGCAGACGATCTTGAGCTGCAGGTTCAGGGCCCACGCGAGGTAGGGAATGGGTTAACCCCTACCCATGGCCGTCGTGACAGGCACCAATCTCCGCTCGTTTCTAGAGCGACGGAACCCTAGCCGACTGGAGCGCTCCGGGACGGCAGGACCGAGGAGTGGCCAGGTTCGACTCCTGGGATGGCTCTATAACTTTTTTTGTTATAATTTGATCTATGACCGATGAAGCTCACTGCAGTAAATGTAAGCAGACAAAACCACTTAGTGACTTTTATCTTGATCGTGTATCAAAAATGCCATTATCTAGATATTGTAAGTTGTGTTCTTCTGCGTATTACAAAGAATATAACGCAAGACGTGGAAGGACAGACGTACATCCTATAGCTACATATTCACGTGTACACATGCTTAGGAAAAAGATTCCAGGAATCACAGATGATGAACTAGATAAGTTTTTTGTGACATACACGGGTATATGCGAAATATGTGGTAAGCATGTTAAAGGTCGAATACATGTTGATCATGATGAGATCACGAAGACACTACGTGGATGGCTGTGCTCTCGATGTAATTTAGGTATTGGATCACTGTTACACGACGTAGAGATACTTAAGCAAGCGATCATATATCTCGAAAAGCATAAAAAATCTTAAGTAAATGTTGTACATCTAACGCAATGTGTGATAAAATAGAACTAGGAAGGTAGAGATAGGAGTGATGCTATATGTGGATCTGTACGTCGTTCGGCATCCTGATGCCGTCCGTTCGACCGGCGGGCACCGTCCCGGCTGGTGACGATCGAGTCATTCAGGTACGCGCTCGCCGGCGCCAAGACCTGGAGATCCTCAAGGCCAAGTACATGGGTGACAAGCTAGGCGAGATCCAGGCGCTCGTGGGTACCGACTACGAGTACCGCGCCTACTGCACCAAGGCCGACTGGGCGACCGCCATGGCTCAGATGAGCCTTGACATCGACTACACGAAGTTCAAGCCGACGACCGATCGGTATAAGGACCACCGGCTACACACGCTGTACCTGCGCATGTGGGGCGCGATCATGCACGAGCTCTCCACAAAGACGTACCAGGAGGCGTACTGGCGCGGTGAGTTCACCCGACCGTCTCAGCGGCGCACGGGGAATACGCGACGTTGGTTGCACGAAGAGGACCAACCGGATGTGCGAGATGATGAGAGCCTACTGCTTGCGGTCGACACGTCTGACGTGGATGGCTTCACAGCAGGTCCCGATCTCCGCCCCAACGGCACGCTTGATCACAGCTTTTGTGATCACGGCCGTGGTAACGCGGCTCGTAAGCGTTGTCGGCGCCGCTGGGAGAACGCGCAGCGCAAGCAGCGCGTGTAAGGGCACTCAAGGCGTGGTTCGCAGGTTCATCCCTGTGAATCACGCCTTATGTGTGATATAATTGACTTAGTCGTAAAAGGAGGTGAACAGGATGGATCATGCGAAGGCACGTGCCGAGGTCAAGGGCATTCTAGACGTGCAGTCTGATCGACTGCGGATCTTGCTGTCATCTTCTAACCCGGCACCCGATGTCAGTCACATCGTCGCGGTCGCGCAAGCTGCACTCGCCGACGCGCAGCTAGATCTGGAGCTCTTGGTCGACAACATCTACGAGGACGGTTGCTGATGTTGATCGGCAGCTGGCAAGATGAGGCGTGGGCGTTCTACGACAAAGTGACAGGAGAGATCATGGGAGAGGCTGAGCGTCACAAGGAACTTTGGGAAACACTTGACCACCTGGTCAACTCACTGGCTGATGGCCGTGAGGAGTTTCGCGAAGTGTTGTTCACGTTGTCGTCTAACTCGATCAGTGAATCGACAGAACGTACACGTGATCTTGTGCGCCGCTGGCTCTCCGTGAATGATCCCGGTGGTGGATACCGTCTGACGCGCTAACTTCACATGACGACTGAGGCGAGATCTTCGGATCTCGCCTTTTTCGTCACTTGATCAGTTACCGCTTGATGTGGTACCGTATCATCAGCGGGGCCGACATCATTGAGGTGCGATAAGTGTGAATCCCTGGTTGCTACTGGTGCTGCTGTGTCTATTCGTATACCGGGTGACACGGCTTGTAACCACGGACACAATGCCACTGGTCGCGTGGCCCCGTGAGACGATCGTCCTATACCTACATCCTGAGTACGCCGATGAGGATGCCCGGGAGCGTTACATCAAGAAGCACGGCGGTCTAGGTCGCAATCACTTAGGCGCGTTCGGCGGCAGCTTGGCGTACCTCATCACCTGTGACTGGTGCGCCTCGGTTTGGGTCGCCACCCTGACTATGTGGATCTTGTACTACACGACCGACTGGTTCGCAGGCATCTGGATCACCGTTCTCTACGGAGTCGCCGCAACGGCGTTCACCGGCTGGTTCGCACAGAAGGTGGAGTAGCTAGATGGCATCTGACCTTCGGCGTGCGTCACGGGGGACAACGCTTCGTAACGGGCAGCACGCTGACCTACCGCCGCTGACCGCCGCGGTGCAGATGATATCCAGCCCCCGTGACCTGATGCTGCTTCGACCGCTGGTGTACGATGGCTGGCAGGATGAAGGTTGGTCGTTCTACGAGGGTCTCGGCGAGTTCAACTACGGTGTCACGTGGTTCGCTGAGGCGCTGAGTCGCTGTCGTCTCAACGTGGCTGAGATGGCGCCGGGTGGCGACGAACCACAGCCGATCACGTCTGGTCCAGCCGTTGAGATCATTGAACAGCTCGCCGGCGGCATCGCCGGTCAGTCCGCCATGCTTAAGTCGTTGGCGGTTCAGCTCTCCGTTCCGGGTGAGGGTTACCTCGTTGGCTTCAACACCAACGACATGGACATGCCCGTTGAGGCGTACGCTGGCGTCATCCTCGACGCGGAGCCCGATGAGACCGGCACAGTTTGGACGGTGCAGCCTAAGACCTCGATTAAGAAGTCACAGCGCACGTTCAAGAACATCCTCGGCATGGAGCAGCGTGGCTGGGAGTTGCAGGTCGAGGAGGGCCTGTGGATCCCACTGCCCAAGGAGACGTTGATCGTTCGCATCTGGGACCGCGACGAGCGTATGCCGTGGAAGGCATCGTCACCGGCGCGCGCCGCACTGGCGACCATGCGCGAGATCGACATGTACAACCGCTACATCATGGCGACGCTGATCTCACGCGTCGCGCTCAACGGCGTCTGGCTAATTCCCGATGAGGTGACCCTGCCGGTCAACCCGGCATACGCCGAGCAGCAGGATCCGTTCTTCGCTGAGCTGCTCGACGTCATGCGTGCGGTCATCAAGAACCCGGGCAGTCCTGCGTCCGCCGCGCCACTTCCGCTTCGCGTTCCCGCCGACCTGATCGAGAAGTTCAGGCACATGACGTTCGCGACGCCGCTGGACGACAAGATCTTTGAGGCCCGTGAGGGTGCGCTTCGCCGGCTGGCCGCGTCACTGAACCTGCCACAGGAGGTGTTGACCGGTCTTGGCAACACGAACTACTGGTCGTCGGCGACGCTTGAGGAGTCGGCGATCAAGATCCATATCGCACCGAAGGTCGAGATCGTCACGCGTGGTCTGACCGTTGGTTACCTTGCGCCGATGATGAAATCCGCCGGCGAGTCGATGGTCACCAAGGACGGCAACCGCATCGTGGTATGGTACGACACCACGCAGCTGACACAGCGGCCTGACCGATCTGATCTGGCGCTTCAGCTCAACGACCGTATCATCATCTCGGACGCCGCGACTCGTCGAGAGACCGGATTTACCGAGGCTGACAAGCCGTCCTCCAAGGAAGAGAAGAAGATGCTCCAGCGTGGTCTGGTGCGTCAGGGCGGGCAGCTTGCCGGACCCGCATATGAAGAGCTCACCGGGGACAAGATGGAGATCCCGCAGCCTGCGCTGCCGGGTATGCCTGGTCTTCCGGGACAGCAGGCGCCGGCCGTCGTCGGTGGACCGAAACCCAGCGGCCCGGGTCAAGGTTCAGCGTCGACGGCCGGTCAACCTGCGACGCAAAAGATCGCAGATGGTCAGGTAAGGCAGCTGACGCGAGCCGGTGACGCACCCGGGACACGCGACAAGCAGATCAGTATCGACGTGACCCAGCGCACCCGGGGGTGATTCGACGTGGCGGACACACGGGGGTGGTCGCGCGACGAGAAGGATGAGCGCGCTGACACACTAGCTGCGTTGATCCAGAAGGCGTGGCGTGCCGTGATGCGCGCGCTGGTCGGTAAGCAGACCACGCGGGTATCGATGTCAGACCTCAATGAGCTGCCCTCCCTGTGGGCTCAGCAGGTGGACGGACCCTTGCTGGGATATCTGGGCATGCAGGTACTCGACGGTGCTGAGAGGGTGCGTCAGGACCTTGGTTTGGGGGATAAGGCGTTCCTCCTAAATGAAGACTTCGTGGAGACACACCTGCAGCTGGCCGCCAACCGGTTTCAAGATCTAAGCCAGGACGTCTGGGACGCGATCCACACGCAGCTCATCAAGGGTTACGCGCTAGATGAGGACGTCAAGCAGATCGCCGCGCGCATCAAGCACGTCGGTAACGTCTCAGACTCCAAGGCACTGACGATCGCACGTACCGAGATCCACGCTGCGCTAGAAGCTGGCTCATATGCTCAGGCTGCGATGGTGGATCCCGACGGCAAGAAGTCTTGGCTGGCGACCAACGACTCGCACACACGGCCAACACATGATGAGGCTGACGGTCAGACACAAAAGATCTCCGAGCCGTTCACGGTTGGTCGTTCACAGATGCAGTACCCAGGAGATCCTCGTGGACCACTGGACGAGACGATCAACTGTCGCTGCTCTGTGACATACGAGTTGTTCCCTGACGTCACCGCGGATGATGAGGAAGAGCTCGTCATGATGTCCGCGGGATACCCGTGGGCAAAGGGTAAGCCTAACTGGGATCCTAAAGATCATCCGCGGGATCCTCATAGTGGTGAGTTCATCGATGACTTGAGTGACGTCGAGATCTCAAAGCTGCTTGGTGGTTTTAAGGTACCTAAGCAGAAGAAGGCGCCACCGACACCTGAGCAGCTTGCAGCCATGAAGAAGGCTGAGCAGGCTCGCATTGAGCGCAAGTACGGTGGTCGCACACCTGAGCAGATCGCCGAGATCGCCAAGGATCCCAACAAGTTCGTGATCCTACCTGCGGCACTGCGTGGTAAGTCGGGCGACAAGTACCTCGTTAAGAACCAGCAGTGGCGCATCTGGGGAACGTACGGCGCCTCGGGTGTCATGATCAAGGCGCCAAACGAGGACGGTGAAGACAGCTTCCTCTTCATCCAGCGTGGTAAGGCCGTCTCCAACACCGGGAAGTGGCAGCTTCCCGGCGGTGCGATGGATCAGTATGAGACTCCGGCCCAGGGTGCGGCTCGCGAGACGTATGAGGAACTGCACGTCTCGCAGAAGTACCTGGATGACGTTAAGCACCTGGGTACGCACGTAACCGTTCAGCCTATTGAGGGTCAGCCTGAACCGTGGAAGTACACGAACATCGCCGCTGAGGCGCCACGTCAGTTTGAGCCTGAGGTCGATCACGCCGAGGTTATGAACGCGTTGTGGCTGACGAGGCAGCAGATCGCCACAATGTTGCGTGATGGTGACTTCCACCCGGCGCTGGCCGACAGCATTCCGAAGATCTTCGACATCTTCGACACCGGTGACTCGACGACCGATACCAATGACATCATCCCGGCTGATCCGCCGAAGCCACCTAAGTCGCAGTCGTACAAGTTCGCCATGGACATGGCCCTGACGGCGAGTGGCGTTCACCGTAAGTGGCAGCCTGAGCAGCATCCGCGCGGCAAGGACGGGCGGTTCATCAGTAAGGGTCCACTTGCTGACTTCTTTAAGATGAACAGCCCAACATTCACGCAGCTGAAGGATGCCGTCGGCGCGATCGATTCCCAGGAGACCTGGGACAACCTGACGGATAAGCAGCAGGGCTGGATCTCCAAGCTGACGCATGGCATCAGCTCGTCGCCGATGTCTGAGCCGCTTAAGCATAAGATCTCTGGCTTTGAGAACAAGGGTCCCGACTCCGACACGACCATTACCACGCCGGTGCCGGAGAACATGAAGCTGGATTCACCACCGGGCGTACCCAACGCGGTGCCTACCATTCCAAGTACGGTGCCAACGCCTCTTGAAAACGTTGAGCCAGCGAAGGTCACATCATCTGCGCCGTCAACTAAGAAGTTCATTCCTGCGACCATTCACAAGCAACACCAGGATGGTACGGTCGTCGCCGTGAGTGCTGATGGCACTCATCGACTCCGCTGGAGTGCGGGGATGAAGAAGTACCAGCTGCAGCAGAAGAGCACTGTGACTGATGCGTGGTACTCGGTCTCGTATGACACCAAGGCCGACACGTATAAGATGGCGAAGGACGCGAAGTGGGACTGGCGTCAGCCTGCATCCGCACCGAAGTCAACAGCTCCACCACCGGTTTCACCGCCGGTTGTCATTAAGTCGTATTCATCGCCGCCTGGTGTGCCGGGTTCCATCGTGGCGGTGATGAACGCACACAAGCCTGATCCCGCGAAGATGAAGAAGATCGGGAACGCGGCCACGGGAGTCTCCGCGTCGCCGATCTACATCGATGACAAGGGTCAGCGCTGGTTGGTGCGTCGTAAGAAGAACCCTAACGATGATCCTGTGCTTGAGCTCGACGTCGCGGCGAACAAGCTGCAGGCAGCCATCGGGCTTAAGGGTCCCAAGACGTGGGTGATGGACGTCGATGGCAAGCCGGCCGCCGTGCAGGCGATGTTCGACGCCCAGGACGCGTTCCCGAACGGTTCGTTTAAGCCGACGAACTTGTCTGAAGAAGATGTGCGTGACATGCAGAAGGAGCAAGTCCTCGACTGGCTCCTGGGCAACAACGACGCACACTCCGGTCAGTTCATCAGACTACCAAACGGTCACATCTCGTCCATCGACAAGGGTCACGCCTTCAGGTTCTACGCCAAGGACAAGCTTGATCCGGACTACAAGCCGTGGAGCCCACTCAGTCCAAACAAGCACACGTACCCGGACATGTGGAAGGCATATGCCAACGGCGAGAACATCCAGATGCACGATCCGGATGAAGATCATGCGATCGCGCAGGTTATCTTTGACGCGACCGAGCTCTCTGACGATGACATCCGGGATATGTTCGGTTCGTACGCGCAGGGTGCCGCCAAGAACGGATGGTTAAGCGCCTACGGTAACGATCCTGAGACGTTCCTTAAGGCGATCATGCAGCGTCGTGATACGCTGGAAAAGGACTTTAGCGATCTTTACAAGAAGACGACCGCACAGCGTCAGGCTAAGTTGGGAACATCTGCCGTCAAGATGGCGTATCCGGTCGACACCAAGCACGCTGAACTTGGCACGAATGTTCTTGACGCAGCTAAGACCGCAAAGCCGGGTAATATTCTTATCGCTGGAAATGATAAGAATGGTAACCCGGTTACGATTCGTAAGACATCGTTTGACTATCCGCTTGCATTGTACGAAGAGACCGGTGATGGTAAGTCATCTGTTCAGTTTCATGATAATGATGCGTTTAACCAGTGGTGGATCGACAAAGCTGGTGGTGCTGACATTGCGTGGAATCCTAGCTCGTTGTTCAATCAAGATCTTGACGGTAATGTCGGTTCAGATACATGGTGGGAGCCTGAGGATGAGCTGAGCGTTGACGACATGGTGGATGCCGGACTGTTTAACGCACCCGGTACGACGATCGGAGTGACGACAGACGGTAGCCTGGCGATGACGTACAACATCAGCACCGGTCAGATCGAGCTCAGTAAGATTCAGAACAGCACCGGTAAGTGGACGGTGGTCAGCAAGCTGGGTCTACCGGGTGAAGGCGCGTCTGACGCCGAGTGGGAAGATGATCTCGCTGATGTCACCAAGTATCACTCAAACGAGAGTGTTAAGAGTTGGCTTAAGGGTGACGTAGCCGTTCCGCACTTTGGTGTGCCGGCGAACATCTCACAGCACAATGCGGCGATTGACGGTGCTGTGTCAACCGGTGCCTACGGTGGTGACAACGAGACAACGTTTACCTCGGAAGCGTGGAAGCAAAAGTTCACATTTGAGTCTATGGCTACGTTCGTCAAGAACCAAGTCATTGCGACGGTGACGACACCTGAGGGTAACTTCCGCATCATTGCGGGTGGTACATCACTACCTAACGCAGACATGAAGAAGTTTCGCATCCAGAAGCAATCAACGAACAACCCCAGTGACTGGATGACCCTTGAGACAAACATCCCGGCAAATGACTTAGCGTTCACGGCGCAAGATCACACAAGTACGTCAAAGTGGCATCTCGTCAACGTCGATCCACCGAAGCCTGCGCCGAACCCAGGTGCTGACATCACCAGCATGTCGCCCGCGCAGATCGGTGTTCTTAAGACGTACTTCAATGCCAACGGTGCGAAGTGGCACAACAAGCCTGAGGCGATCTGGGATGCACTGCAGTCGTTCAAGACCTCAGATGCGGGTGTCGGTTACGAACACCTGACGAACATGCAGATCCTAGCGGCGCTGGACACTGGGTTGCCGCCCAGCGCGCCGACGAACAGCTCGTACACGAACAAGCTTAAGAAGTGGCTGAAGACGAAGAAGGGTCTCGACTACGTCATCGCGCATCCTGACGTCAAGAAGCCGACCGTGATGCCGCCGTCGTCTGACGAGCATCCCGGCACCTCACTGATCATGAAGGCCCTGGCCGATCCCGATGTGAAGAGCTACTCGGTGATCGCCAACAAGAATCTTGAGAACGGTGATCTTCTTACCGTTGAAAAGGGTCAGCTTGGCGAACACATGTTTGTGTTTAAGAACGGTGTGGCGCTCGTCAAGGTTGAGCCACACGAGGTCGACGCCTACCTTAAGATGAACGACGACAACGGCGACTCGTGGAAGATATACCCGACGCCGACCGGAGCTCCGGTCTACGCATCACTGTCTGGCGCTAAGCCAGCACCGACGCCAACACCTGGTGTGCATGTACCGCAGGTGGTCACGTCGTTTGCGGATCTAGAAAAGTTGCCGTGGGTTCCCGGTGACGTCGTCGCGACGCGTGAGGACGGTAAGTGGCGAGTCACGTATGACGATGACAGCAAGTTTGTTCTCGAGACCAACGACGGCACCGCCGACAGCCCGAACTGGACGAGTGAGATCGTCGCGGCGGAACCACAGTCGTCGTTGCTAAATCACTTCCCGGTCGACACGTGGAACATGACCGATAAGTGGTACGCGGGTACGCCGGGCGGTAGTGATCCGACGTTGTCGCCGACCGTTGGTTCACGTAATGCCACCGCAGACGAGGTCTGGAACGCGACACCATCGTTTGGTTCGGCTACGTACGCGAAGATCATTGCCACCGGAACGTACGTCAAGGAAGGTGGAACCTTCACCTATAAGATCAAGCAAGATGGTGATGGTGAAGGCTTTAAGAAGCTGCAGGTGTTCTACCACAATGATGAAGGCACAGATGTGCCTACGTCATACGAGTTCACCACCGAGGAACAACTCACAAACTTCATGGACAACAACGTCCTCGGCAAGAACACGAAGTGGACACTCGCACCGGTGTCGACCGAGGGTGAGGTTAAGGACGTGTCGATCGCGTCACCGATCGACACACTGCCGGACGGCACCGAGGTCCTACTTGCGGAGGATATTCAGCCTGAAGACTGGCAGCAGATTCTTAAGGATAAGAGCGTTGTTCCTGGACATAAGCTGCACGCCGTAACGACAGATCTTCAACACCAACTGTTTTCAACCGATGGTTGGTTCTTTGTCTCAACGTGGAATCCTGACAAGCATAAGTATGAACTTGCTGGCTCGGGTAAGGATCCGTACCTCACAGCAACTAACAAGGTGGGTTTCTTCAAGAGTTGGGTTCACGCGGAACAGTCACCAAACTCTCCGCCACCGATCACGGATAAGTTCACCGGACTAAGCACGACACCTAACGTGTTCCCACTCAAGGACGGAACACCAGTGTCGACCGGTTACACGATCCCAATGGATGGCTGGGAGTCGATCGGTGACGTCAACCCAGACGCCGGGTACAAGCTACACGCGGTGTCACCTAGCAAAGAACTTATCTTGGTCTCCAACTTCGGTGGATACCAGCTTCGCAAGTACAATCCGGCCACGAACAAGTACGAGCTCTTCGCCGAGGGTGACCATCCCAAGAAGCTGGCGCAAGACCACTCGGACTATTGGAACTACGCGATTGACCTAAGTCCGACAAAGATCGCGCCTGCTGCCTCATCAACACCGAAGTCGAAGCTGACACTAGCCGACGGTACGACGGTGGACAAGGGTCCCGAGGTTAAGGTGTGGAAGGACCTGGCCGCCAAGAAGAACAGCGGCCAGCCTCTGGCGTACTCGGAAGATGGCAAGTACAGGCTGTCGGCCAACTACGGGTTCTTCTACCTACACAAGTGGGATGACACCAACAAGAAGTGGATCTACGTCGACGGCGAGCAGTACAAGTTGGCGTCGCTGGCTAAGGTTGTGAAGACGAAGTGGTACGACGCGACGACGCCGGTGGCTCATCCTAAGCCACCAAAGCCAGCACCTGTGGCGTTGAAATATCCAACGACACCTCCGGCGCCGCCACCGCCGCCACCGCCACCGCCGCCACCGAAGCCAACCGGCATCTTCGGAACGATCACGCTTCCCGATGGAACCGACGTACCCAAGGGTCCGAAGGTCGCAGCGTGGGGTCCGCTCTCTAAGAAGAGTCAGTATAAGGCGACGACCGTTCTCGCGTACTCGTCTAATGGTCAACATCGAATCGTCTATCACAAGCCTGGGTCTGAGTTCCAGCTTCAGACCTGGAGCCCAGCCAACAACACGTGGACGACGACGAATACCGAGTCGTACAAGGTAGCGACGCTCGCTAACTCAGCACCCGTTTACGGCTGGTACAAGCCGGAGGCTACGGTCCCAACGGTTAAGACGTCGCACTCAGCGAGCGTCGTCACGGTGCCCGGTGGTGGGACGATCGACATGGGTGGCGGGGACATCTCCCACCTAAGTGATGCGCAGAAGAAGCAGGTCTACCAGGCGTTCAAGTCCCAGCCGGCGACGTACCTCAAGAGCTCAAGCCAGGACATCTGGGCCGCGTTGATCACGATCGCGGACAACAACAACCTCACGAAGATGCAGACGCTGCGCGTTATCGATGAGGTCGGCGCTGCCAAGGTCTCGAAGCCTGACGATCACCTCTTCGAGAAGAAGATCACCGACTGGCTGCAGACACCCGCCGGCTACGCGATCCTGCACAACCTGCCGATCCCGAAGCCACCGCCGCCGAAGTTCATGGCAGGCGTTGAGGGTAACCTACCGACGCTTGAGGAGTCGAACAAGTATTCGTACAATGTTTTGGACACCAGCTCGGCTACCTCGTGGTTTAACAAGGCGCTGGCGGCCTTTAAGAAGGCGACCGGGCAGGAACCTTCAGGCTCCGCTAAGAGTGGCATTACCAACTACACCGGCGGTATCTACCACTCCATCAACGCCTTCCTGTATGGCAAGGTGCAGGGCATCTCCAGCTCGAATGAGCAAAGTATGAACAACGCTCAGGCGGCGATGATCCCCTCGATCGAGCCGGTGTTGCTCCACCGTGGTGTTGGTTTCGACGCGTTCAAGGCTACGTCGTACGCTAGCCTGGCGAAGATGGTCGGCCAGACGCGCTGGATGGGTGGCTTTGGTTCGACGTCAACCGGTGGGCACTCGGCGTTCGGTGGTCACGTCAAGATTGAGATCGAGGCGCCACCTGGGACGCCGATGTACTGGGCCAAGCCGATCTCACTCCACAAGGGCGAGAATGAGATGCTGCTCGCCGCCGGTCTCTACTACCACATTCTTAGCGTGACACCTAACGGTAGTGGTGCTACGGTTCGTGTTCGCATCGTACCTAAGCCGGATGACGAGAGTCAGATCATTGCGGCTGTCGACGCAGGGATGATGTGGCGATGAGTAACTTCCACGTTGATGAGACGTTCGACCTCTCTGAGATCGCTGCGATGCCTCGTGGTATGACGCTCGCGGAGGCTCAGCACTACCTGATGACCGATGAGTTGCCGCTGGATGATCCCTTCCGCGACATCTCGCACACCCTTACTCCGGAGGAGCGTCAGGCACAGGAGGATGAGGCCAACGCTCATGAGGAGTTCGATGACGGTGGCTTCACAGACGCCGAGGTGGACGCGTTCCTCAGTGGTGAGAGCTCGATCACCGCGGCAATGACGGCCGCAGCCGGTGGTGATCAGTGGAAACATGAACTTCGCGATGCTGATGGTCAATGGACCGAGACACCAGGTGGTGGTATCTCCGGTGTCGTGAAGGCGTTGAAGAAGTTCGCCCCGACGAAGGCGATCCACCGTGCCACGATTCCCGACGGCGAGGTCGTCGCTCAGCGCGATAACGAGCGTATGCGATGGGATCAGTCCACCAAGAAGTTTCTCCACGAGAAGCGTAAGGGTGACTCGTGGGGAAAGGGTAAGCCTCTCACCAAGAAGCAGGCCTACGACAAGGTCAAGACGGGTGACTGGCAGACACCTGAAGTCGAGCCACGCGCCGGTACGTTCATCGGTAACGTTCCTGAGACGCATCAGAACGCTCGTCCACAGTTGACTGAGGCTGACGTGCCTAGCACGATCGATGACGTCACTCCGGAGATCGTAGGTCACGACGAGGCTGCTCTATCCAAGACTGAAGGTCTAACCGGTACCGATGCGCTGGATGCGATCACGCATCCACTCGAACCGACCGATATCAAGGAACTTAACGCCTACACGGGTAACGGCTACAACCCAGATCGCATGAATTTCAAGGCGTTAAACGATCGTCTACGCAACGGACCACCGGCACTTGATCGCGTGTCAGATGCTCAGATCGCTGAGACGCAGGTTGCGGCACTGGACGATGTCGTCGCACGCGGAACGGTCACTAAACCGATTACCGTGTGGCGTGGTCTTGAAGGTGTACAAGATCAATATAAGAATCTCAAGGTTGGCGACGTCTTATCTGACAAGGCATACACGTCAACAAGCGCCAATGGTGACGTCGCGACCCAGATCTACGCGACGAAACCAGGTGCTGTGGTCTTTAAGATTTCAGTACCAGCGGGGACGCACGCGGTAAAGTTCCCCACGAACACTGACGATCCCGAGGCTAATGATCACTACATCAAGGCGCAAGAGGTAGTTCTTGGTCGGGATCAGCGCATGCGTGTCTTGGGCATCAGTAAGCTGCCTAACTCTGATACTCCGGTGATCGAGTTAGAAGTAATGAATAACGTTGAAGATCTTACAGCTGCAGCTGTAGTACATACCGGTGCGATGATCGCATTGGTCCCGTCTGAGGATGACGCGGGTCGTCTCGCTGTGCATGGTGGTCTTCCAGCCGGCGAGCTTCACTGTACGATCAAGTACTTAGGCGAGGCCGCGGACATCACCGAGGAAAACGAGGAGCAGATCCTTAGTCGGATCGAGGCTGCCGCATCGGCGCTGGATGTCATCGACGCCGAAGGTTTTGGGCTCGCACTCTTTAACCCAGGTGACGCTCAGCCGGATCGTGAAGAGTGCACGGTGCTGCTCGTGCAGGGTGATGAGCTGACGGAGTCATACGAGTTCATCTGTGAGCAGGTGCACGACGTCATCGATCAGTCGGCACACTCATTCAAGACGTGGATCCCGCACATCACGTTGACCGAGACCGCTACCGATCTTACTCCGTTGGTGGATCAGGTCGGTCCGATCACATTTGATCGCATCCGCGTGGCCTTCGCAGGCGAGAACTATGACTTCCCCCTTGGAGCTGGACAAACTGGTACAGATAGGTCTGAACTTGAGACCTCTGAACCTCCCCAGGCGCCCGAACGCACGCCGGCCGTTGGTAGCTATACGGTCGAATTTGAGTCGGTTTTCGATCTTGATCATCCGGACGTCCAAGGCTGGCTAAACGAGTACATCGCCTGGGCTAAGGAGCGTGGTGTCAAGTCACCTGGCTCGGCTGGTCATCAGCTTCGTGACTACTGGGTCTACGGTCCTGGTGCGGCTAAGATCCGGTGGAACACCGAGGGCGATGGCACACGCTGCATCAAGCACATGCGTAAGTACGTCGGAGTTCGCGCCGGTGGCCTGTGTCAGTACTACCACCAGCTCGCCACGGGAACGACCATGGGTCGCCACCCAGGTCGTCCGACCGAGGCGGCGGTCGGTGATGTCGTCCCTTTTGACTTTGACCCCAATCAGCCACGAGACGCTCACGGTCGATGGCGTGACACCAACCCAGGTAACCTTCACATCATGGAGTTGGCCGATCACGTCTGGAACGCGCGCAACACGAAGGATGGTACGACCGTCCTGTCCGGCGTCGACACACACGGTAGCCGACATGATCTCGTGTCGAACGGCGACGGTACGATCTCCGCATACAACGAATACGGGGATGACGCACACTCGACGTTCGACTCGAAGGAGTATCTCCTCAGCTGGCTTAGGTTGTCGGGTGACAACGGTGGCGGCGCGGACGTCAGGTGGCAGCGACTGTCCGTGCCTGAGGCTACGGCACCGGTCGCCAAGGGTGCACCTAAGCGTGTGAAGGTGTCGTCACCACCTGACACCACATCATCACCTGAACTTGCATCGTCACTTGATCGACTGACGAAACTTACGAGTGGTACCGAGGTCAGTATCGACGACATCTCGAGTGGTCAGGTGGGGATCGTCAGTAAGGTCACCACAAAAGATGGCTCGTACATTCGTAAGGAAAGTAAGAGCTGGGGGTCCAGCACCGGGAAAGAGATCACAGACGCTGAGGACCTCGTCGCCGAACTGGGTATCCGGATCGGCGCACCGGTGCCTGCGGCCGAACGTGTGAACCAAACAACGGTGCACATGGAGCTCGTTGACGGCACGCCGGCTGGTGATCACTTTGACATCGAAGGCCGTGATGACTACGAGTACAACACCGATCCCGAGCGCGACAAGATTCTTAAGAGTCGAAAAGGTCGACTGCTTGGACTACTCGATCTTATGACATTGAACGGTGATCGTCACGAGTACAACTGGATGATCGATAAGAACGGTGATCCGGTAGGCATTGATCACGGTCTCGGGTGGTCGACCGCAAAGCCGGCGGACTCGACGCAGATCCCTGATGACAAGCTGATCAAGGGTTGGATGGATCAGATCGAGTCGCCGTTCGTGCCATCGTTTGTGCCATACGATGAGATGTTCCGCCGGTCTGACATCGATAAGGCGCGCTCGGCGCTGGATGCGATGGAGACTCGGTTCAATGAAATGCGCAAGCCACGCTGGATCGGCATCAGTCGCCGTGTGCTGGACATCATCGAAGAGCAGATGGACATGACCTTGGCCCAGCAAGCCTCATGATATAATGACATCAGGAGGTGTGTGATGACCGTGAACCTAGTCTCGGTCTCGTCAGGTAAGGTGTTGGGCACCCTGGCGCTGGATGGTGACAGCGTTAAGGGTAGCAACCCGTCGGCCACGAAGATCTTTGACTCACTCAAGCGTGCCTATGAGACTCCACCGCCTGATGCTGAGATCTTGGACATCTTCGCCGATGGCTGGTCGAACGGTTACGTGAAGACAGTTAAGGCGTAGATTACACAACTGTGGCACACCACTGCACGTTGTGATACCGTATCATCGAGGTTAGCGGGCCGCAACCTACCCAAGTTCGTCTTCGGAGGTAGCGGTCATGCCGTGGCACATCGAGCAGCGCAACGGCCACTTCGTGGTCGTCAAGGACGCCGATGACTCGGTTGCCGGACGACACGACTCACGTGTGAAGGCCATTCGTCAACTGCGCGCGCTCTATGCGAGTGAGGAAGACCTCACCGCCGGTGGCGGTTTTACGGCGCCAGCGCAGCCGATGCACACGATTCCTGCGGCTAGCGCGCCGTCAAACTGCCCTCCGGGTCATCACAAGATGCCTGATGGCAGCTGTATGGCCGATGACAAGATGGATGGTTACCAGGCCACTGAGCCCGTGACCATGGAGGCGCAGACCGAGACCGCGCCGTGGGACGGCGTCCTAACTGTCGAGGGCATCGAGTCCGGCGACGGTCGGATGTTCAAGATCGGCTCACTCTCATGGGACCTTACGCCGGCCGACGGCATGCCTCTCATGTGGCAGCGTGTGACCAGCCACGGTGGCCAGGGCGACGAGTCAGTTCGCGTCGGCAGCGTCACACAGGTCTGGCGCGAGCCCGACCCAGGTGGACGTCCCGATGTTGCGATCATCCGCGGTCGTGGCTTCATCGACCTGGGTAACCCAGATGGTGCGGAGGTCGCACGTCGCATGAAGGCCGGCGTGATGTCCGGCAACAGCGTCGACGTCGACTCGGTCAAGGACGCCAACGTCGAGTTCGTCTACGATCAGCCGACAGCGGGACAAACACCGGCGCAGCCTGGCGCACCAGTCGATATCAACAGCATGTTTAAGAAGCCACAGCTGACGATCTACAATGCGGGTCGCGTGCGTGGTACGACGATGGTCGAGTTTCCGGCGTTCACCGAGGCGCGTCTCAGCCTGATCAAGAACGATGACGTCGTGGCCGGTGCGCTGGTCGAGTTTCACATGCCGATCCTCGAGGCGATGCGCGAGGTGATGGCGCAGCCAATCACGTCTGACGAGCTTGAAGATCGTGAGGACGCGCTGGTTGCCGCGGGCCACGTCATGGAGTTCACCGACACGCCGCCACGTGCGTGGTTCGATGAGCCGACCGACGTGACGCCGTATGGCGCACTGACCATCACAGACTCCGGTCGCCTATACGGCTACCTGGCACCTGCCAAGGTGCATCACAGGTCGTTCCACGACCGGACTGTCTACGCGCCGATGGGTAAGGTCGACTACTCGCGGTTCATGTCGGGTGAGACGATCGTCTCTGACGGTGGCCGTGTAGTAACTGGCCCAATCACCATGAACTGTGACCACGCGACGACTCAGCGACCTATCACAGCCGGTCAGGCGCAGGAGCACTACGACAACTCGTGCTCGCTGTTCGCCACGGCTTGCGTCGGCGAGAACAAGCACGGCGTCTGGATCGCCGGCGCCGTGTTACCCGACGTCACACCTGCGATGATCCAGCGCGCGATGGCTTGCAAGCTATCGGGTGACTGGCGTGCACAGCAGGATCGGCCCGGCTGGCGTGAACTGACCGCCGCACTACTCGTTCCCGTGCCAGGCTTCCCGATGGCACGTGTCGCGTCCTCGGTGCGAGTTGAGAACGGACAGTTGGTGGCTGCCGCGGTGCCGGTTCGCTTCGTACACGACGAGAACGGCGTACCCGAGTTCACCAGCATTGATGAGCGTCGCGCGCTGGCGCTTCGTCTGGCCAAGTCGATCCAACGTGATCCGGCATCTAAGCTTGCGGCGATCAAGGCGCGCATGGCCTTTCGTCAGTTCTCGGAGGCTGAGCGTGAGGCGCTAGCCGCTTCGGGTGACGCGTTGCCTGATGGCTCATTTCCGATCCCGGACGTCGCCAGCTTGCGCGACGCGATCCACGCCTACGGCCGCGCCAACCCGAGTAAGCGCGCTGCCGTCCGTGCGCACATCATGAAGCGCGCCGCGGCGTTGGGTCAGACGCGACTCATCCCGCGGAAGTGGGTCGGTGGTGCGTCGGGTATGATGGCGTTCAACGACGATCACTGGAAGCGTCAGCCACGTGATGGCGACGGTCAGTGGACTGATGGCCCTGGCGGTGGCGCTGTTGGCAAGGTTCTTTCCCTCGAGCAGAAGGCTCACCTCAATCAGTGGTTCACCGATCAGGGTCTAAGCCCGGGTAAGAGCTCTCCTGACCAGATTCGTGATGGCCTCAAGCGCGCTCGGAGTAACCGTGCTGAGTGGAAGAATCTCAGTGACGATGACATCCTAAGCGTGCTTGATGGTGGTGATAAGTCGAAGCCATGGTCATCTAAGATGGGTGGACGCCTAAGTGACGTTGAGGGCTATAAGAAGTCATCGCCTACGTCGGGTCCGGGTAGCAAGCAGTTACCACGCGACGAGGGTGGCAACGTTCACCTGTTCAAGGCTGGACAGGAGATTACGACACGCGAAGACTTCATGAAGCTGGATGGCTCAGATCGTAATGAGTTGATCGATCGCGTGAACCACTTCCTGCAGCCCGATCAGCTCGATCCTCGGTACCCAGGTGAAGAGAAAAGCCTACGTGCTCTCAAGGAGAAGTACGAGAAGTGGAACTACGATCCTGAGACACCGAACACTAACCCGCCAAAGGCTCGACCTAAGCCGGGTGAGGTCGGTAACCGACTACACCGAGGTTCAAGTGGCGGCGTCGATCTTATGAAGACGTCCAACCTCGAGAACCTAGATGGCCTGACCGGACTGGAGATCGGTGAGTTGCGACGCGCCGTTAGCAAGGCTGCGTCCGCGCCTGACGTGGACAAGTACGCCGGTGAGGTCGCGGCGCTGAAGAAGTTGCGTGCGCTGCTCGCCGACCATGATCGTAAGCACCCAAGTCAGGGTAACTAACGAAGGAGATCTGCTATGGGCTGCCCTTGCCGGAACAAGGTTAAGGAAGCTGTCACCTCGGCTAACCTGCCACAGGGTGACCCGCTGGCGAGTCAGCGGGCGTATGACGCCAACCACACGCAAGAAGTGCAGCAGGCTCAAGAGCCTGTGACCGCCTCCGCCAGCCGGTAACCAATACACTCGAGACGGGGACGCGACGTTGACCACATTAGACCAGCGCCGTGCGTTAGCTCTTCGCATTGCTAAGACTATTCAGCGCGATCCGGCGTCGATCGTGGCCTCGTTGCGTGCCCGTCTTGATACGACTGCGTTCGACTTTAATGAGCGACAGCCACGTGATGACCACGGACGCTGGACTGACAAGCCGGGTAGTGGCCTCGGTAAGCTCATCAAGAAGGCCGTCAGCAGGTTCTCGCCGTCCGAGCAGGAAGAGTACGACAAACTTGAGAGCAAGCTGGGTAAGACAGGTCACCTTCGTGGTAAGGAAGCTGAGCGTCACAACGCGTTACGTAAGAAGCTTCATGGTTCGCCGTCGCCATCTTATGACACAGAAGATGAGGGTCCGACTCATGCAGATAACGTAGCTCGTCAGCATCAGCTTGAGCGTCAGTTTGAGAGTGATGAAGGTCTCTCAAGTGCAGAACACGACGAGCTTAAGGGACTTCAATCACTTGCTAAAGATGCATCTGATTCTGATATCGCTGAGTTCAAGCGTCTTGAGAACAAGCTCGACAACAGCTACCTCACCGACGCGGAAAACGCGCGACACAACGAACTACGTCGCAAGATCGAGGGTCCGCAGCGCGCACGTGAGCGCGAGCTTGATGACATCGCCGAGAACCGTGGGTACGTCACGGATGAGGAAGCTAACTACCTCAACCAACTGACCGATTCGGAATTTGCGAACGAAGCAGACGAGTTCTTTCTTCACGGCATGACTCGTGATGAGTGGAAATCACTTAGCAAGGCTAAGAAGGCAGTTGTGTACAAAAACCTAGAGACCATCGACGATGAAGATCTGTGGCGTAAGTTCACAGACTTTGAGGGTTCGTAGCATCTCATAATGTCACGTTGTTGCACAATGTGACGACGACAAGATACAGTACTTCAAGACGGGCCGCGTCATTTACGTTCACGTACTTACGAGAGGTTAACCGTGGACATGGACGAGGCCTTTGCCCTCCCCGAAGACCTGACGGGTCTTTCGCATGGTGAGCTGACCGCGCTCGAGACGCAGGCTCTGGCCGAGTTCGACGCGCTCGCTGCCGACGAGAACATCACCGACGCCGGTATCGTCCGGCTCAACGCGCTGGCCGACGGTGTCGAAGCCGTTCGCGCCCAGCTTGGCTCGGTCGTAGCGGCTGCCGCCGATCGCAACGCCGCGGCTGCCGCGGCTAAGGAACGCGTGAGCGCAGCTCTGAAGATCTCGGTCGAGACCGACGAGGATGAGAACAAGGAAGACGAGGTCGAAGCTCCGGCTCCGGCCGCGACTCCTGAGGCTGCACCGGCCGTGGCGCAGGTCCCGGCTCCGGCGATGGCAAGCCAGGGTGGCGCGACCACCAAGGCTCGTCCGAGCTTGGCCGCGGCGCAGGCTGCGGCGCCGGCGGTTCCCGACGAGTCGACGCGTGGCCTAGCGGTCACGGCGGTCAACTCGACGCTGGGACGGCCGTCTGGCTATCGCTTCGCCAACGTCGACGAGCTGGTGGACGCGATCCAGGCCAGCGCGCAGGGCATGACCACGACCCACGGCACACCGAGCTTGCTTCAGGTGGCCAAGATCCAGAACCAGTACGACGAGACGATCGACGGTGACCGCACCTCGGTTCGCGAGTTCGAGGAGCTCGTCGCCAGCATCCGGACACCGGATGCGCTGGATGCCATCGTCGCCGGTGGTGGTTGGTGTGCTCCGTCGGAGATCAAGTACAACTTCTTCAACATCTCCTGCCAAGACGGCGCCGTCGACCTCCCGACGGTCGGCATCAAGCGTGGCGGTGTCAAGATTCCAGTCTCGCCGAGCCTGGCGGACGTCTTCACTGGTACGTTCAACAACACCACGAATCCATGGCTGTGGACCGAGGCTGACGACATCCTGACCGTCACGGGCTCCGTCAACAAGCCGTGTGTCCGGGTTCCCTGTGCGACTCACACCGAGACGCGGCTCGAGTGCTACGGCATCTGCCTGACGGCCGGTAACCTGACGGACTCGGCGTGGCCCGAGGCGACCAGGAACTACCTGAGCCTGCTGATGTCGGCGCACTTCCACGCGATGAACGCTCGATTCATCTCGCAGATGGTGACACTGTCCAGCGCGGTCAACGTGATCGCATCCGGTTCGGGCCAGGCCATCTCGGCCGACCTGCCGGACTACATCTCGCTGGCGGCCAACGACTACCGCATCCGCTACGGCATGTGCGACGACGACGTCCTCGAGGTGCTGCTTCCGGTCTGGATCAAGGATGCGATCCGGTCGGACCTCAGCCGTCGGACCGGCGTCGACTACCAGGCCGTCACGGACGCGGACATCGCGGCGCTCTTCAAGGTTCGCCGGGTTCGCATTCAGTACGTGCAGGACTGGCAGGTTCGCACCGCCGGTCAGCCGGGCGGAAGCTCGATCCTGACGGCCTGGCCGGACACGGTGGACTTCCTCATCTTCGCCGCCGGTACCTTCATCAAGGGCAACGGCCTCAGCCTCGACCTCGGTGTGGTTCGCGACTCGGTGCTCAACGCCGAGAACGATTTCACCGCGGCCTGGACCGAGGAGTGCCACCTGATCGCGAAGGTTGGCTACGAGTCGCGTCAGTACCGGATCCCGGTCTGCCTCGCGGGTCGTACCGGCTCGGCCAACATCACGGACTGCCACGTCGCGTAACCGATGAATGGTTACTCGGGGGATGACGAGACAGAAGGAGGTGAACGCCGGTGGACAGGCGACAGTACGTAGCGGCACCGGCGTTCACACCCCGGCCATACGGCCTACTCACGTCACTTAATGACGTCGTACGGACGCCAAACGATCCGCACTGGCAGATGGGTGTCACGTACGAGTCACTCTGCGGCGACGCCAACACGACGTTCGATGACTGCATCGTGGTGACGGGTAGCGGCATCGGGCAACCGGTGCCGCCGAGCCCGCCGAAGGCTGACACGGGTCTTGATCTCATTAAGCGTGGTGCGACGGCGTTCACGGTCTTCGCAGAGATCGACTGTTCGGCGCCAGGCTTCTGGGATCGAGCCGAAGACGTCGTAGGTGACGGACTGCTTCGCACGGAGCAAGAGCAGGTCGAGCGTGCGCTTTGGACCGGTCAATCCGGTGGGCAGAACGTTGTCTTCCCACACCTGGCGGCGAACACCGCCTTCGTGGATGAGGAAAACATCACGCTGCAGACCGCGGCCGTCTCGGTCTCGGGTACCGCGATGTACGACGTCGTCGAGGGTCTAGGTCGACTTGAAGCGATGTTGGCTTCGTGTTATGGCGGACTAGGCGTCATCCACGTTCCGGTGGCGCTGGCCTCGACGTTGATGGCATGGAATCTGATCACGCCGGTTGGCAACAAGATGATCACCACTACGATGGGTAACACTGTCGTCTTAGGTGCCGGTTACCCGGGTACACCACCTAGCGCGCCGCTGGATCCCAGCCCAGCTGTCGGTCAGTGGATGTACGCCACAGGAAACATGTTCATCTACCGAAGCCGCGCGCGGATCATTCCAATCCGTGACTCGATCGATCGCAGCGAGAACACGGTGAAGGCGATCGCAGAACGTACATATGTCATCGGCTGGGATTGCTGCCACTACGCCGTCTTGGTATCCATGGGTGGCGAGGTCGCAGGTTCATCGGGTTCATCGTCGTAGGAGAGTGTTAGGTCATGGCAGCTCTTTGTCTGGCGCCGATCCAGGCTCGTGTGGCCCGGCTGATCAAGCTGGACACCTGCGGCGTCCCGGTCACCGGCGCATCGTCAGCGGTCGTCAACACCGACGGCTTCGTCAGCATCAACCCAAGCCCGCAGTACCTCGACGGCGAGGAGCATCAGCAGCGCAAGGCCAACGGCGCTCTTTGTGTTTACCAGAAGGACCCGTCGGAGCTGACCCGCGTCGATCTCGAGATCAACTGGTGCGTCCTCGACCCGGACGCGATCGTCATCGTCTCCGGTGAGCGTCTGCTGACCACCGGCTCGACGACCGGTACGGGTGTGGCCTTCGGTGAGGGTCAGCTGACCAGCCGGTACTCACTCGAGGTCTGGCAGCCGGTCGCCGGCACAGGTGCCTGTGACCCGTCGGGTGTCCAGCGCTACATCTACTGGGCCTTCCCGAACGTGGGCAACACGAAGATCGGTGACTTCGCCTTCCAGAACGACGTATTCCAGTTCCAGAACACCAGTGAGACCAAGGCTGCGAGCCCCTTCTGGCTCTCGCGCGTTGGTGCCGCCACGTGGCTAGGATCGAACACCGTCGCCTCAGACGAACACTTCCTGTTCAACGTCACAACCGCGACACCACCGACGGCAACGTGTGGTGCTGTCGTCCTGAGCTAAGTCGGAGGGAGGTGTGCCTTGGGCGCGGTCGGGTACACCTCGACTCCGAGGCGTGAACAGCTCTGGTCACGTACTGGTGACATCATCGTGCTGTCCAGCGAACTACGCTTCTACAACCGTACCGGGCGTCAGAGGACAATTCAGGGTGCCTGGGTGGCGGCCGGAACCCCTCCGACCGGTACGGACATCATCGCGGACATCAACAAGAACGGCACCACGATCTTTACGACGCAGGGCAACCGTCCACGAGTTCTAGGTGGAACGAACGGTGGCATCTTGTCGACGCCTGATGTGATGTCGTTCGCGGATGGTGACTACCTGACGGTGGACATCGATCAGATCGGCAGCGTCACGCCTGGCGCCGACGTAACGGTCGGATTGCTGGTGAACTGATGAACGCTGTGATGCTGGCACCGGAACACCGCTGGGTCTGTCCCAACTGCACGTTCACCGATGTAACGCATGAGACCGCGGTCCATACACGGTTTCACGCCTGCCGCGGGATGTACGGGTTGACGGCGCCGATGGTTCCCGCTGGTACGAAGTGCAAGATCGAAGCTGTGGAGCGCGAGGACTTCGTCGGAGACGAGATCGTGCAACGCGACGGTCGTGGTCGACCGGTCATGGCATTGATCACCACGCGCGATGACGGGCAAGACGCAACGGTGTATGCGCCACTAGCGCGCCTACTAGCGAGGAGTTAGACGATGGCCGGTGAAGCCGCGTTCAGCGCGAACGACGCAGGTGTGCTTGTGGAAGACCGTGACACCGAGATCGCACAGGCCAAGGCCGGTGTGGCATTTCTCGAGCGCGATCTCGCGACGTATCTGGATCGGCTTGAGCGTCTTCGCGGAAAGCTGGTCAAGGCTGAGAACGCCGTGATCGCCGTCCAGGAGCAGATCGCCGAACTGCAGGCTGACGAGCAGAAGGCCAACGCTGAGCTGCAGGCCGCCTACGAAGCTGTCACAGCGTTAACGGGAGAGTAAGCCATGGCATGGACCGACAGTCACGTGTTCCGCGCAGCCGTCGCGGATGTCTTTGGCAACGTCACCGCCATGGACTTCGACGCCGACTCGTTCAAGGTCGCGCTCTACAACAACACGATCACGCCCGACAACGACGTCACCTCGGCCAACTCGGCGTACAACGCCGGCCAGTGGGCCACAGCCCAGGAGGTCTTCCAGGCCGTCCAGTGGCCACAGGGTGGTGTCGTTCTCACCGGTCAGTCGCTGAACTCGGGTACAGCGGACACAGTCTTCTTCGACGCAAACGACACGTCGTCCGGTTCGGCTGCGACGCTAGCCTCGGTCTTCGGTTGCCTCGTCTACGATGACACACTCACCACACCGGTCGCGGACCAGGGTGCCTCGTTCAACTACTTCGGTGGCACCAACTCGGTCACCAACGGAACGTTCACGGTGGTCTGGCACGCGAACGGCATCTGGCGCGCGACGATGTAAGGGTGTGACATTGTGGATCTCTACCTAGCGGAACCGGTTGGCCCGTTCCCCACCGCGGCCAGCGCGGCGTTCAACACGTTCACCACGAAGCAGAACGTGACCACGCTAGGCAACGTCCCTGTCATTCCCGCGGGTAAGATGCGCGCTGGATCAAAGCTTTGGATCAGAGCGATCGGCAACTTCTCAACCACCGCCACGCCGACGCTGAGCCTTGGCTTCTGGTTCGGTACCCGTGCGCTGGCGATGACCATCGACATCGCGATCTCGACCGCCATCACGACGGCCTCAGGCGCCGCCGCGTTCCCGTGGATGATGGAGTGGGAAGGCTTCTGCACCAAGGCCGATGTCTCGGGAACCGTCCTGGGTCAAGGTAGACTGTATCTTGGCACCGCGCTGACCACGTTCGCCACGCCGGTTCCAATCCCGCTCACACAGGCCCTTCGTACCGTCGCCGTCGACACCACGATTGAGCGCGCCGTCGGCGTTTCAGCCGCATATAGCGCATCGAGCTCTTCCAACCAGGTGCAGGTGGACGACCTCAGAGTTCTTGTTCTTAACTGAGTGACGTAGGAGGCGGCGTATGACCATCTCCTACTCGGGTCGAGGTGGCACAAACAGCTTAGATGCTGGCGCAGCCAACATCACAGCCGCGTACTCGTCTGCCAACGCGGGTGGTAGCCTCTCGGTCGTCGCACTCGGCTGGGGTGACGCGGACAACACATTCAACGTCAACTCGGTCGTAGACTCCAACAACAACCCGTACTTTGCCGCACGAGTAAAGACGTGGAACTCTACGGCGACGTTCTCGGTGCAGCTTTGGTATCAGTGGGGTATCCGTGCCGGTGCCAACACGGTTCAAGCCAACTTCTCCAACGCCGCGACGACCTTTCGCCGTATCGGCATCGCGGAGTATGTCTCCACCAAGGGTAGTTGGTGGACCAACCCACTTAGTACGTCTAACGGTGCTACCGGCTCCAGCACCGCGCTGAACTCAGGATCGTTTACACCGACTAAAGACAACGCACTCATCGTCGGCATCGGTGGCATCTCCAGCGGAACGTTAAGCGTTACAGGTGGTTTCTCACTACGCCAAACAATAGCCGTCGACGTCTTGATGGAAGATCTCATCCAGACGAATGCGGCCAGCGTCGCCGCGGTGATGACCGGTACATTGTCGTCTGCGTGGATGATCCAAGGTGCTGCGTTCCTCGATGTCGAGGCGCCGAGTCAGTACGTTCAGATCCCACCACCATTCATCATTTTCCTCGCTGGCGCTGTGCAGCGGAACAACAGCGCCGCCGATACGACGGTGCCACCGACCAACGCACCGGCTGAGGTAGCGAACGTCACGTTCGTAGCCAACAACAGCACGACGAGTGTGGCGCCTGTCTCGAACTTTGCCGCTGTGTCGTTCGCAGCGAACAACGCATCGGTGCAGATCTCCCCACCGGCCGGTTCATCTGCCGTCACCTTCACAGCTAACAACGCGACCACAACCGTCGCACCGGGTGCCGGCGTCGCGACCATCGTCATCACGGCGAACAACGCATCTGAGGCCATCTCATCGCCTGCGGGCGTCGCTACGATCGCATTCGTAGGCAACAACGCCACCGCTGCGGTACGTGTCGACGCGCCGGCTGGAAACGCCACATTGACGTTCGTAGCTAACGCCGCTACGACGACCGTCAAGCCAACGGCCGGTGTTGCCACGATCGCGTTTGTGGCTAACAACCCGAGTGACGCGGTCTCTATCCATGCGGACGTCGCCACCACCGTTGCGTTCACAGCCAACAACGCCACGGTTACCGTACGACACGATGCTCCCGCCGAGTCTGCGGCGCTGACGTTCACGGCCAACAACACGACCAGCTTCGTCAAGCCAAGCGCGGGTAACGCGACGATCGCCTTCGTAGCGAACAACCCAGGCGATACGGTCGCACCACACGCGGGCTCCGGCGCGCTGACGTTCACAGCCAACAACGCAACGGTGCAGACGAGCGTCGTCGCACCGGCTGGATCGGCGGCGATCACCTTCGTCGTCAACGCGGCGACGACCACAGTCAAGCCAAACGCCGGTGTGGCGACCGTTACGTTCGTCGCGAACAACCCAAGCGAGACGATCAAGGCGAGCGCGGATGTCGCCACGACCGTCAACTTCACGGCGAACAACGCGACGGTCAGCACAGCCACCCAGACCAACGCGCCGGCCGGTCTGGCGTCGATCAGCTTCACCGCGAACAACCCATCGGACAGTATCAGCACGCATGCCGACGTCGCTAACCTGACGTTCGTAGGCAACAACGCGCAGGAATCAGTCGCACCCCACGCGGGTGTCAGCGCCGTCTCGTTCACCGCGAACAACGCCACCGTGATGACAGGCGTTGCGGCTGGTGTGGCAGCGCTCAGCTTCACAGCGAACAACGCCAGTGAACGCGTGGCACCGACCAGCGGATTTGCGCCGGTCACGTTTGTAGGCAATAACGCCACGGTCTCGACGGCATCGGTGACCAACGCGCCGGCCGGATCAGCTGCCATCTCGTTCATTGGGAACAACGCCTCAACGCAGGTGAAGCCATCGAGTGGCGTCGCCACGTTCACGTTCGTTGGGCTCAATGCGACCGTCACAACAAGTGGTGGTGGCAGCGCGTTGGCACAGGATGCACACCTAACGTTCACAGCATACAACCCCCACGTAACGGTGCCGGGTGGTACCGCTGTGGAGCAGTGGAACCTCTCACTATGATGTACCACATTGTAGAATGATACCGGAGGCTGACAAGTGACCACTCTTATTCGAGGGCGCACCGGGCCACTCCTCGTGGAGTGGTTCGAGTACCCAGGTGGCCCTCCCGCCGTCGTCAACAACGTCATCATTACGATCACCCCACTAAGCGGTGGTCCGGCCGTCGTCGGACCGACCAGCACCGGGGTCACCACTGTGGCCACGGGCGTCAACGTGTATCAGTGGGCTGTACCACCGGGTCTGCCGCTGGGTGACTACCTGGTCGTCTGGGACGGCGAAGACACGGGCATGTCGCCGATCCAAGCGTCCGAGGTCGTCAGCGTCGTGGCTACCTCCGCCGGATCGACATCGGGTCCCTGTAGCACCTGGACGCCAATCTGGTGCTGCGACCTGTTAGATACAGCAGCTGTCACCGGTACGGCGCTCCAGGCGGCTACTGAGGTCCTCTGGGCGCTATCTGGTCGCCAGTTCGACACTTGCACCGTCGAGATCTGGCCGTGTCGGCGCGAGTGCATGACTGATCTTCCTGGTGGTTGGAACTCGTGGACCGGAGGCACGTGGACGTGGCCGCAACCGGCGCTGATTGCGGGAACGTGGTTTAACCTCACGTGTGGTAGCTGCATCGGCGAGTGCTCGTGCACACCACTGTCTCAGGTGAAGCTTCCCATGCCGGTACTCAACGTCATCGAGGTCCGCATGGACGGTGTGGCCTTGATCCCGAATGTGGACTACCGGCTGGATGATGGTCGTCTTCTCACGCGTCTTGGTGGTGAGGACTGGCCGTGGTGTAACGACCTGAGCCAGCTCGAAGGTGAAGGCACCTGGTCCGTCGTCTTGTCGATCGGCAAGGACGTACCGACCATGGGTCAGATGGCCGTCGGTGAGCTGGCCTGTGAGTTCGCCAAGGCGTGTGTCGGTGACGACGCGTGTCGGCTTCCTAAGACGGTCCAGCAGCTGACACGGCAGGGTGTCTCACTGACGTTCATCGATCCCAATCAGCTCTTTGAGAACGGACTGACCGGGCTGTACTTCGCGGACTTGTTCATCAACGCGGTCAACCCTAAGCGCAACATGGCACCAGCCAAGGTGTACAACCTCGATGAACCTAGTGCGCCAAGGTTAGGTAGCTGATCATGACGATGGTGTACCTGGAGACGTCCTCGATCGTGGCGGTGACCGGCGCGCTGCAGTGCGTCTACGACGCGCTGGATCCAAAGCCCAACCGGTTTTGCTCGCTGGTCCCAGGTGACATCGCCTGGGATGAATGTGAGTGTGGTCAACTCGCCGGCAGCATCACCGAGGACTTCCCAAGCAACATCTTTCCGACACCGGCGAACGACTTACCGCAGACGAAGTGTGGTCCACCGTTGATGGTGGTCGCGGCCACGCTGTCGCTCGTGCGTTGTGTGCCGACGCCCAACGACAACGGTCATCCACCTAAGTGTGACCTACTACTCGAGGCGGCGGTTCAGCTCGAACGCGATCGCTGGGCGGCACGACGCGCGCTTAACTGCTGTCTGAAGGGTATGTTCGCACGTTTTGAGATCGCCAACTTCCTCGTGGGCACCACCACGACGATCGGTCCTGAGGGCATGTGTGCTGGCTTCAACCTGCCGTTCTTCATCGGATTCACCAATGAGGGATGCTGTGACTAGATGGTACGCCAGAACATGCACCAGATCCCACTCCACCAACTACTTAACTCACCGTCGGGTGGCGTCGCTCGTGAGCTGCTCAAGCGGGGGTACAAGGTTCAGGCGCGCGCCAAGCTGCTGATCTCCGGCGCCGGCGCCGGACATCCTAAGCGAGTTCGTACCGGTCTGCTGCGCTCCAGCATTCTGGTACGACTTCGTATGGCACCTGGACTGTCGTGTCGCATCGGCACCAACGTCTGGTACGCACATCTTGTTCACGACGGTACGGGTCTCTACGGACCAAAACATCACAAGATCTATCCACAGCGAGCTAAGAGATTACGCTGGCGCGCCAATGGCAAGGTGATCTACGCTCGATCCGTCAAGGGTATGCGAAAGAACCAGTTCCTTAAGGACGCGTTGTCCGCCGCAGCTTGAGAGATGCGTGACCATTTCTTCGTGTTACGGTATCCATAGCACTAAGTAGGGCCGCCGGGCCGTGACGAGACGAGGAAGTATGGCAGAGGTACGGTTCAAGGACTTCACGCTCGACGCACCTGAGATCAAGTTCGCCATCGCAGGTGAGAACTTCGACGCATCACCGGCCCTGTCGGCGGTGCTGCTGCAGCAGATCTCGGACATCGTCGACGTGTTCACCGACAGCGACGACAAGACGCTCTCGATGATCGATAAGATCAATAAGCTCATCGAGTTCTGCGACGCGATCCTGATCGGTGACTCCAAGGAGCGCTTCGCAAAGATCGCACCGGGGCTTGACCTCCAGCGGCAGATCATGCCTCTGTTGTACTGGCTCCTGGAGGCGTATGGCATCCGCCCTACCGAGGTGTCATCGGACTCGTCAGCTACGTCGCCGACCGAGACCGATGGCACCACTTCCACGGTTGGCTCCTCGACCGAGGTCACTATCTCGACAGACTCAGTGCCTGCCAGTTCCTCGACCTAGCCCACCGCTGGATCCTGCTCACGATCCCGAATGATGAAAAGAACAACACGCACCAGAAGATTAACAACCTTCTGATCGGGCCGCTACTAACGATGGAGAACGATGACAGGGTGATCGTCATTGATCCTATCGTTGGCATCGCGCCACCACCGTGGTGGCGTGGTGATGAGGCGGCGTCGCAAACATCACAGCTGGTTGCGACGCAGATGCGGCGGAGGATACCGTGACGGCGCCGATCGACACCGCTTACGTCGAGATCAAACCTGACTCGAGTGGCTTCACGCGCAACCTGCGTCGTGACGTTGACCGAGCTTTTGGCGACGTCTCGCGTGATGTCGATCGGCACACCAGCCGAATTAAGAGCTCACTCAGCAGCGCGTTCAGCGCGCTCGGTGGCGCCTTACGTGGCGCAGGCATGGTCACCATGCTCATCACCAAGCTGGTCGCACTTGCCGGAGCCGCCGGCGCGGTCGCAGCCGCGTTGACTGGCCTGGCCTCGGCCGTCGGTAGTGGTATCCAGTCGTTGATCGGTCTCGTACAAGTTGCGACACAGGCCGCCGGCGCACTACTGCTGATCCCAGGTGCGTTAGGCATCTTAGCCAGCGCTCTCGCCACGATCAAGATCGGCTTTAGTGGCATCGGTGCTGCGTTCAAGGAGGCCGGTGCTGGTGCCGGTGGTGGCGCGAGTCAGATCGAAGGCGCCGAGCGTCGGATCGCTTTGGCTCAGCGCGCGGCTAAGCAAGCCCAGGAGGCGCTGACCCAAGCTCGTAAGGACGCTAAGGAGAACATCGAGGACCTGGCTCGAACGCTTAGGGGTGCGCGGCTGGATGAAGAGGGCGCGACTCTTGCACTGGAAGACGCGCAGAAGGCACTGCAGGCAGCACAGAGATCAGGTGATCCGGACGCGATTCGTCGCGCGGACTTGGCGTATCGTCAGGCGCAGCAAAGTCTTGAGGACGTGCAAGACCGTGTAGGTGACCTCGCTGAGGAAAGTGAGGAAGCCAACAAGAAGGGCGTTGAGGGCTCCGACCAAGTGCAGGCCGCGCTGCAGCGTCAAGCCGATGCGACATACGAGCTAGCGCAGGCGCAGAAGGCTGCCACTGCGTCGTCGGGTGGTATGGCCTCCGCGATGTCGAAGCTGGCACCTAACGCTCAGGCATTCGTGCGTGCCATCTTAGCGCTTAAGCCGGCGTTCAACGACCTACGCCTGTCGGTACAAAACGCACTATTCGCCAATCTTGGCACTGAGATCACAAAGCTGGCGAATTCACAACTTCCGGTGTTGAAGCAGGGTCTTACGGGTATCGCGGTCGAGATGAACACCGGCATCATCGCCGCGTTCCGCGAGCTTGGCTCCGAGGCATCACGAGCTGACTTCGCGTCGATCTTTGACTCCGCGGCAACGGTAATCCACAACTTATCGGGTGCCGTACGTCCACTGCTGCAGGCGCTCAGGGACATCGTAACGGTCTCCGCGCAGTCGGTTGCGGCGTTGACCGGTGGCTTAGGTGGCTGGGCTGAGAAGTTCGCCGCTAAGATTCACGAGATGCGCGCCTCTGGCGAGCTTAAGTCGCTGATCGACGACGGTATCGCCGCCCTTAAGACGCTGGCTGGTCTCCTTAAGGACGTGCTTGGGATCTTCGGTGGCCTAGCCAAGGCCGCCGGCTCGTCCGATGGTATCTTCAGCTTCTTCGATCGGCTTAACAAGCTGGTCAACTCGGTCAAGGGGCAGGAGGCGCTGAGCAAGATCTTCGCATCACTTGGCGAGATCGGTGAGGCACTTCTTCCCGTGCTGCTGGCGCTGGCCCAAGCGTTGGTCCCTGTCGCCAAGGGCATCGGCGCCATCGCGGTGGCGTTCGCGCCAACGCTTACGAAGCTGGCAACGCAGCTAGGTGACGCACTGGCCAGCCTCGCGCCAGCGATCATCGCGCTGTCGCCGGCGGTAGAGGCGCTGGGTAATGCGCTAGGCCCACTAGCCGAGATCTTGGTTGAGCTGGTCATCGGTGCAGCACCTGGCATCAAGGCGCTGATGGAAGGCTTAGGTGCTGGCCTGAAGGCGCTGGTGCCGGTGGCACCGATCGTGGGGCAGGCGCTGGGTGCCATCCTTGAGGTATTAGGTGCGTTGATCCAGGCGATCGCACCGGTGTTGGCGCCACTTCTTCAGGTGCTCGCCGATCTGTTCATCGGTCTAGCGGGAGTGTTGACGCCACTTCTGCAGATTTTTGCCGAGATCGCCAGCACGATCGCCAGCGCACTTGTCCCGGTGTTCAACGAACTTCTTACGACGATGTTGCCGTTGATTATTCAGCTGGGTAAGGACTTCGCCGAGTCATTTAAGCCGTTGATTCCGGTGATCGCTCAGATCGCGAAGCTTCTGGCGGCCAAGCTTCTGGCACAGTTACCTAGGATGGTGGCCTTCTTCGAGAAGCTGGCACCAATCATCCTCGACGTGGGTAGCGCACTTGCGCAGTACTTCCTTGCGGCGCTGGAGGAGATTCTCCCGATCCTACCCGATCTTATCGATGAGTTCTTCGAGATGGTGGAGGCCGCTCGCGCGATCCTCATTGCGGTGCTGCCGCTCATCCCGTCATTCATTAAGCTTTTGGCGCAGATCTTACCGATCATCACCAACCATAGGATTCTCATTCCACTGATCCAAGCCACCGTGCTTGCGATGCAGCTGTTTGCGGCGATCCTGCAGATCGTGGTGCCGATCCTCGAGAAGATCATTGGATTCGTCTCACGCACCATCGACGTCTTTAAGGGACTAGCGAACCCAGTCTCTACCATCACCGGTGCGTTGAGCAAGGTGGGTAGCGCCTTCGGCATCTTTGGTAAGAAGACGAAGGACGGTATGGGCGTCGCATCGTCTGCTGTGTCGACCAGCGTAGGAACGATGAAGAACAAGTTGAGCCCGCTGGGTGGCATTGGTGAGGCAGCCGGTAAGGCTGTCGCGCAGGGTCTCATCGATGGTATGAAGAAAAAGAAGCACGAGCTTGAGATCGTAGCGCAGGCGGTAGCAGCGATCGTCATCGGTGCGGCACAGGCGGCACTCGCGCTTGGGTCACCGTCCAAGGTGTTCATGGAGATGGGTAAGGACACCGTTGACGGCTACATCATTGGTCTTAAGAAGTCAACTCGCGGACTACGTACCGCGGTGAGTGATATCATCACCGGCGACATCACGCAGGTGGCTGGACAGACCAACATCGATCAGTCGATCACCTTCGGTGAGAACGCGATTAACATGCGATTCGCCGGCGATGCCAGCCCGCAGACGGGTATGGCCGCGGGATTGAGCGCAGGTCGTGGCATCACCAGTGAGCTGGCGCGTCGACGGAACATTCGAGTTGCGGTAAGGACGGCGTAAATGGGACTTTACAACGCTCACTTTCCTCACATCATCGGTGAGGAGTGGGTGCCGATCCGCAACGAGAACCTACAGTTCTCACCGTCGGTTAGCGCGGTTGAGATCGGCTATCAGTTCGATCACTTCAACAACACAGATGCCGTAACCAACGCGCGGTACTACCTCAACAAGTGGGCTGAGCGCGTCGATTCCACCGTGGTGGCAACGTTCGTCACACAGAGTTTCTTCGCGGCGTTGTATGAGGCTGGCACCGAGGCCGAGACCGGGCCCATTCAGGTCGTTCGCGTTCCGGTCATGGGTGGCGCTAGTGGCGGCGGTGGTGGTCCGTCACTAGTCAACTCATCGACCGTTCAGGAGGCGCTATTCCAGCCCAATGATGGAAGATACATCTTCATCACCGCTACGAGTGTCGGTCCTGTCTTCCAGATCCTCGACCTGTACTTCTCGGTTCGCCAGTTCGATCAGCTGCTGTGGAACAAGCGCATCGTAGCGATCGACGTCGTCTACAACGCCGCGGTGACGAACACCTCCGAACCTAACTCGACGTTCTTGGGTCTCGGTGTCGGTACCAGCATCGACTACGGTCAAGCCACGTTCAACGAACTCGGTACCATGCACATCGGCGACACAAACTGGTTCTTCGCTGTCGATCACCCGGGTCTGCCGTCGCCGACGCCTCATCCGTGGACTCCAACCAGCGTACGCCGATTCGATCAAAACGCCGCCAACTCGATCCGCGTTCGATTTCAATCCAACTCGACCGCGGACTTCGTTGAGAACCAGACGTTTGAGCTGTACTACGTCGCGATGGACATCTACTACTGCGAAGAGAAGCGCATCGCGATGGGCGGTGGCGTTCACCTTCTGCAGGGTATGAATTCTACGACACTATACGTTCCATCTGAGCCTACGAGCGGTGGCATCACGCTCGATAACAAGAGATACACGTTCACTCTCGCCGCGGCCGACACCGGCGACACCCGTGGTCTGACTGGCACAGGTACGATCTTGGCGCAGCCATATCCGTCGTTGAACGCGATCCGACAGCTCTACGAGAACCCATTTCACACTGGTATCCAGGTCAATCACCCAGCACCGGTCAGCCCAAACATCGTAGGAAAGACGTTCACCAAGGAAGAGACCGATGTCTTACTGCAGCTGACGCTGCACAAGAGTGACATTTCCATCATCGGTGACGTCCACCCATATGGTCGCCAGGTCGCTGCCCAGGTGTACGGCAACAACATCGCTGAGCAGACGATTGAAGATTCAAACATCGGCAGTAGCGTCACCACGCAGCAGGTTAGGTACTACGCTCGCCGGTTTGGTAACACAACATCACGTCTCGATCTGGTGCGCGTGTCATCACCAACGCAGGTCATCGCTTCACTTTCACCACCGGAGTGGGACGCGCTGGAGCCTGAGAACGGCATCATCGACGGTTGGAAGGAAGTCACACTTACGCTCGACGTGCCACAGGCGTTCACCGGCACACGACCGACGTTCCAGTGGAAGACGTCATCGTTCGGTGAAAGCGCTGGCGATCGCTGGGAGATCTTGGCGATGATCGCGCCGTCGATCTCCGGCACGCCGTCGAACCAATACACACCTACGCCGACGGCGTATCAACTCGGAACAGCGACCTACGGCTGGCCGGTTAGCGGTGCCTCAGATGCGCTACGCTGGCTCCAGGTGCCGCTGTCGACAGGCGTCAGTGCGGTTCCTGCGACCGTTGACCCAACGGCTGATGCTGTGTTGATGTTTGCTGTGAATCCACCCGCGGTCACAGGCATCAGTCTAGCCGAGCAGTCACAGTCACTGAGTGCTGTGATTAGTGACTGCGTCGACTGCGATTCCTGCACGCCGACCAGCTTGAAGTACAACAAGATCTCGTGGGCCATGGGTGTAGCGGACACGTTCACACGGTCCGCCGTAAGTGGCTGGGGCACAGCTGACACCGGAGGTGTATGGACTCTCCAGGCCGGTGATCTGAGCGCCTTTGCCGTCTCGGGTACGGCAGCCCAGGTGACACTTCCGCCTGCCGGCGTGTCGTACTTCATCACGCAACCTAAGTCACTCACCGATGTTGAGGTCGCGGCCACGATCTGGACCACAGCACCGATCAGTGGCGCGAGTGCTGGCGTCAGTCTTCTTGCGCGCTTCATCGATACGAATAACTTCTACCGAGCACGTCTTCTCTTGAACACGAACGGTCTCGTAGGCGTCGCGATCGACAAGAACGTCGCAGGCGTTACCACCACGTTGGTCACATATGATAACACCTTGCACTTTGGGGTCGATCAAAAGATACGTGTCACGTTCAACGTCACAGGCGCCATGTTACGCGTGAAGCTACAGCGTCTTGATGATGAGGGTAACGTCATTCAGACCTCGATAACTTATGCCACGGACTCAGCACTTACCGCGTCAGGTATCACAGGTATGCAGTTTACGACGGACACATTGACGCAACGTGTGAATGTGTACGTCGACGACTACTGTGCTTATCCATCCGCGCTGGGGGATGGTGGCTTCTACGAATTGCAGCGTATGGATGATCTGACCGAATGGCAGACGATCATGCGTGGTAGCCCATGCTCATGGTACATGAACGACTACGAGGCGCGCGTCGGCATCTTGTCGACGTATCGTATGCGCATCGTCGACATGCTCAACTTCGCCGGCCCATGGTCCAGTGAGTTCACCAGCACGCTGACGGCACCGGGCGTCAGTGGCGGATCGTGCATGGATGGCGTAGGCGTCCTCATCTTCACGACGAACGCCGCGCAAGACGGTCGGTACAACTTAGCTTACGTCCAGTCGTGGGAGCAGCAGGTGTCGGAGGACTTCAGTTTCCCTGAGGCTGCCACGCTTTCACTGAACCGCGTGTATCAGCGTGACTTCGCTGTCGCGTTCAAGGGCACCGAACGTGGTGGCGAGCAGTTCGCACGAACTCTTCTTCTGCACAACGCTGCGGTATCGCCTGAGCGACTCGCCAACATGTCGTCACTACGCGACATGGCCTGGGCGGACGTTCCGTACGTCTGCGTGCGTACTGAGATCGGTGATCGCTGGTTGGCGGTCGTGCAGGTACCTGCCGGAGCCGTACGACGCAATCGCCAGCTCTACCTGGCACCGATCGCCGTCTCTGAGGTCACCGATACCGCGTACGCGATCGATCCGACGGTGAACACATGACATGGCCTGGCCTTGTACCATACGTCACCAAGGAACGTAGCCCGTTTCTCGAGCTAACCGATGGCTTCGGCGTTCGTACACTGTCTTACGTGTTTCAGCACTACAACGGTGTGACGGGCGAGAACTACAATGACCTGAACCCATACATCACGAACGCGCAGCTGACACACGACATCTCACGTATCATCAAGCGTCAACTTAACATGTCACTGACGGTCGCCGACACAGCTGCGATCAATCCGATCACCGACCGGGTCGCGTTGTTTATGGTCGTGAGTGGTGTGCGCTTCCCGCTGGGTCGTTATATGTTCACCGATAACCTACAGCAGGTGTCCACCGGCGGCAACGAAGCCAACGTGCAACTCGTTGATGAGATGTTCATGATCGATCAGCCGATCTCTAAGTCATTCACAAGTCAAGACAGCGTGACGATCGCGATCTCACGCATCTTAACTGACTTCGACATACTTATTCGTGTGGAGACAAGTCCATATCTTGCGAGTGTATCAACGTCGATTGGGTCACAGCGAGGTCAGATCCTCGACACGCTGGCAACCCAAGGTGACTACCAGACCGCTTGGATCGACAACAATGGACTGTTCCGCATGGTGCGAACGATCGATCCAGCGGCAGCTGAGGCTAACATCGACTTCGACACCGAGAAGCGCATCATTCAGGACAGCATTTCAAGCACCACAGACATCCTGACCGCGCCTAATCGTTTCATCGTGGTATCGAACAGTGACAGCGCTAGCGACGCGCCGATCGTTGGATCATATGACATTCCACCGTCCGCGCCACACTCCATCCAGAATCGCGGATTCGTCATTGCCAGTGTCACAGATGTCCAGCTCACTAACAACGCGCAAGCGGTCGCCGTCGCGCGGAACATCGGACTGCGATCACTGGTTGTCGAGCGTGCGACGTTCTCGTCAGCACCTGATCCACGACACGACTCATATGACGTCTGCATCTTCGACGGTTCCCAGTGGCTTGAGATCGCGTGGTCACTCGATCTTAACCCCAATGGATTGATGACTCATACCCTCGTGAGGGCGTACGCGTAATGGACGAAACCCAACTCCTTGTGCAGGCGATCGTCGAAAACGCCAAGGTCCTCGGGCTGAAGTGGATCTTACGTCCGGGACGCATCTCAAACATCGACATCTCACGTGCGTCAGCTCAGGCGCTCATCGACGGTGACGACGCACCGGTGTCTGTGATCAACTTGATCGGTGGCATCAACCTCAACGCACGCGTGATGTGCCTCATCGTGCCAAACGAGGCTGTGTACGTCATTGGCAAGTTGGGTAACTTCTTCGACGAGGGTGAACTTGTCGTCAGGCTCATCCAGAACACACCACAGTCGATCGCCGATGCGGGCTCTGGAGCGTTCATCAACTTCGACACGGTTGACTATGATCCGCTAGGTTGGTTCAAGACAGGTACACCCGATCGTGTCATCGCTCAGATTCCGGGGTGGTACTACTGTGTTGGTCGCGTCGTTTGGACCGCCAACGCGACATCACGACGGTTTGCCGGCATTAACACCAACGGAACAACAAGTGGCACCGGCACACGCGCCGGTCAGTCGCTACAGACTCCTGCGACCGGTTCATGTCAGATTCAGGCAGCCGGTGCCGCGCTCCTCAACGGCACAACGGACTACGTAGGTCTTCGCGCGATTCAGAACTCCGGTGCGCCGCTGAACACGGCAAACACCGATGGTGGTAGTGTTCTTGAAATCTACTACTCGACACCGGGACGTATTGCTTCATGATCTATGTGATGCCTGTCGATGAGTGGGGTTGCGGGTATTACAGGCTGATCTGGGCAACGCAGGTCTTGAAGCATCATGGTCTCGACGTGAAGCTCATCCAGCCGGGTAAGCACCGTCTCTTCCTCACCGATGACAACAAGGTGGTCATACCACCCGACACCGAGCTCGTTGTCATGCAGCGGCCGGCATCGGTGTTCCACGTGCTGCTCATCGACGCGCTTCGCAAGGCTGGGATCGCCGTAGTCATCGACATGGACGATGACATCACCGCGATCGATCCTAAGAACTTTGCGTACACGTACTATCGTCATACTAAGAGTAAGCACTACTCGTGGAAGTACACCGTCGAGGCGTGTCAGCAAGCTACGTTCATCACCACGTCAACATCGTCACTTCTCGATGTGTATGACGCACGCGACCGTGGTGTCGTGTTGCCCAACTGCGTTCCCGCTGCATACCTGACCATGGCGCCGAGTGAGATGGTATCGTTCGGCTGGTCCGGCAACACATTGAGTCACTACAACGACCTAACGATCATGAACCCAACGCCACAGCGACTCATCGACGAGGGTTACGTGTTCAACGTGGTTGGCGGGGACAAGCATACAGCTACCGCACTACGCCTACGTGAGCATCCACCGATGACCGGCGACGTAGGAATCTTCGAGTGGGCCAGCACGATCCGAGACTACATCGGCGTCGGGATCGTGCCGTTGGCGAACACTAAGTTCAACCGTGGAAAGTCGTGGTTAAAGGGCATCGAGTATATGGCGGTGGGCATCCCATGGGTTGCATCACCACGTGAAGAGTACCGTCGACTGCAGGCCGAATCTGGCTGTGGCACTATGGCGGAGACACCGAAGCAGTGGTATGAAGCGGTAAAGAGACTACTCGATGATGAGACGTTTCGCCATGCGCAGGTTGAGGCTGGCCGGGCGTTCATGCGAGGCTTGACCTATGAGGTGCAGGCGTGGCGCTGGGCGGAGGCCTGGGACACTGCCATTAAGCTACAGCGTGGTAGAATGACATAGTGACGATTCGAGCCGCCGTCATCGCGACGCACAACAGGCCACATGAGCTGCAACGCTGTGTGGACTCGATCCGTGACCAGGTCGATCACATCATTGTTATCGACAACGCGTCTGATCCGATCGTAGCCGTCAGGGACGTTCACATCGTTCACGATGATGAGCAGCCACCGAACTTGTCTCGGCTGTGGAACCGTGGGCTGAAGTACGCCCGGTATTACGCGGACAATGAGACGACGTGGGACGTCGCGATCCTCAATGATGATGCCATCGTCTGGGGCGGCTGGTTCTCTCACGTCTCGGATCACATGCGCGCCTCGACCGCCGTCGCCGCCTGCGTGAGTCAGTATTATCCCGTGCCGACGCTGATCACAGACACCGCGCCATTTGCCATCTCCACCCGCGTCACCGGCTGGGCGTTCATGCTTCGCGGTGAGTCTGGCCTTCGGTTTGATGAGCAGTTCCGTTGGTGGTGTGGTGACGATGACATCTCGGCACAAGCACGTGCGTCGGGTGGACTGATGATGATCCCTGGTCCTGTGGTAGCTAACACACTGGCCGATACGACGACCACCGGTGTTCTGGCCGAGCAGAGTGCGCGTGACATGCAGGCCTTCGTGGACAAGTGGGGACGTCGACCATGGTGATGACACGACATGAGTTTCTAGCGGAGCTTCATCTAATGCTCCAGCCTCGGATGTACCTCGAGATCGGTGTGCAGTTCGGCTACAGTCTCTCACTGGCCACGTGTCCGGCGATTGGTATCGATCCGTACCCGCGCGTGACAGCGAGTGGCCAGCAGGCCATCTACGCTATGACAAGTGATGACTACTTCGCGCAGCCGGGTTTGACGCTACCGCTGATCGACTTAGCATTCATCGATGGCATGCATCTCTTCGAGTACGCGCTTCGTGACTTCATGAACGTCCAGCGTTTCATGAGTGACAACGCCGTCGTGGTCTTTGATGATGTCTTACCGTACAACGCTGCCATCGCCGGACGCGAACCACTGCCGGGCGACTGGACCGGCGACGTCTGGAAGATCTACCCGATACTGCAGCGCTATGACCTTGATGTGACGTTGATCGACGTTACACCGACCGGCGTGCTGGTGGTCTCGAACTTCAACAACGTTAAGATCAATTATCACGAGATGCTGGCGACGTACATCGCCGAAGACACCGTACCGCTCTGGGCCATCGACCGATCACTAGCGGTCAATCCAACCGTCTTTTTGGAGAAGATGAGGTCATAATGAAGATCACCATCACGGGTGGTAAGGGATTCATCGGGGACGCCACCGCGCGGATCGCCAAGGAAGGAGGCCATGAGGTCTCGTTCTTTGATCGTCGTGATGGTAACGATGTGCTAGGTCCACTCGATGCGCTGGACGGCTCGGACGCGATCATCCACCTGGCCGGTGTCTTGGGCACGCATGAACTGTTCGATGAGGTTCAGACAGCCATCGACGTCAACATCACCGGCTCGTACCGGATCATGGACTGGTGTTTGCAGCACGATGCCTCGTACGTCGGCATTCTCATGCCAGACGTCTTCCCCAGCATCTACACCGCGACCAAGGTAGCCACCCAGCGGATCGCTAAGGCGCTCCATCACTCGCGTGGCCTGAAGGTTAGCCACGTCCGCGCATTCAACGTCTTCGGACCAGGTCAGGCGGTCGGACCAGGCCATCCTCAGAAGCTGGTGCCTACCGCTGCGGTGGCGGCCTGGCGTAATGAGCCGATCCCGGTCTGGGGTGATGGCAAGCAGGGTGTCGACCTGATCTACGTCGACGACGTGGCGCGCATGCTGGTGGATGCCACCAAGTTCAGCGATGACCAGGTCTTCGAGGGTGGCACAGGTTCGATGTGGACGGTCAACAATGTCGTCAGCATGATCAAGGCGATCGCGCAGTCGACGTCGCCAGTTGAGCATCATCCTATGCGAGACGGTGAGGATCCGACGCACATCGTCGCACGTGGTCAGGGCTGGGACCTACTTGGCTGGGAGCCTAGCTTCAACTTCGATGACCTCATTCGAACCGTGGAGGCGTATCGGCCGTGAAGGTAGGTCTCTACACCGCCGTCTATGGTGGATATGAGACGCCTAAGAAGTTGCCGGCTGGCATGCGAGGCGTCATGTACACCGATGACATGGATATCGTAGCTCCCGATTGCTGGGAGGTACGAGTCCGTGACATGGAGCACGTGGCGCCGGGCGACAAGATGATGCAGCATAAGTACTGGAAGACTCATCCTGACGAGGCGATGCCCGGTGTGGATGTTAGCTTGTGGATCGACGGCTCAATGGAGGTCATCGTTGAGGACTACTTTGAGAGATGCGTGGCGGCTCTGGGTTCAGATGATTGGGCTACTGTGGCCCACCCGTGGCGCACTTGCATCTATCCTGAGGCAACTTTTTCCTCAACACTCGCACGCTACGCCAACCAGCGCGTCATCGAGCAGGCCAACTTTTATCGTTCCATCGGGCACCCTGAAAACTGGGGACTTCATGCGACTGGAGCGAACGCTCGACGGCACAGTGAGGCTGTGCTCAACGTCTCACACCTCTGGTGGACCGAGTGCGTCAACTGGTCTCACCAAGACCAGCTAAGCCTGCCGGTTCTCTTTAGACTACATCCAGAGCTACGATGGAACTACAACTTACCGTGGCATCGTGATTGGATCCTACATCCTCATGGTTGATTACAAGGACGACCAAATCACCGTGGTAACGCCGACCATTCCGCCACGTGTCTGCAACGGCATGCTGCACCTCTGCATGGAGTCGGTCAGGCATCAGACTCGTCCTCCTAAGGCTATTTCGGTGTCGTTGGATACGGAGCACGCAGGTGCGGGGATCACTCGTCAGCGTGCGTTAGACGCCGTTAGAACCGAGTGGTCGGCCTTCCTCGACGATGATGATACGTTCTATCCCGATCACCTTGAGGTACTTCACGATCTGGTCCGTGAACACGAGGCTGACTTTGCGTACTCGTGGTTTGACGGCAACAACCCATTCCCGATGCATCGTGGTCGGCAGATGGTTCTCGACGAGCCACATCACACCACCATGACGGTGCTGGTGCGGACTGAGGTCGCGCACGCGGTCGGCTTTCATCCTGAGGCGCCCGAAGGTTCAGGATGGCGTGAGCCGTGGGAGGACTGGCAGTTCATTCTCGGCGTCGTCGAGCTGGCGAAGCAGGGTCAGGCAAAGTTCATCGGCACCGATCGCCTGACCTGGACGTACCACGTACACGGTGGCAACACGAGCGGATTGGCCTCGAGATGGTAGACGAACGACCCGTCGCAGATGTGACGATGATCATTCCACACATTCCAACACCGGCGCGACACGTCATGCTCGAGCGTGCCTTGATGTCGGTGTCAAAGCAGACCGTACAGCCGGCGCAGACGCTACTCATGTACGACGACGAGCACCTAGGCGCATCCGAGCTGCGGAACCGCATGTTGGCGATGGTTGAGACGAAGTGGGTCGCGTTCCTTGACGATGATGACGAACTTCTACCTACCCATCTCGCGACTCTCACAAACTACGCTCGCAACGACGACTTCGACGTTTACTACCCAGGTTGTCGAGTCTATGATCACCGCGGGATCGAGATTCCTCGTCGAATGGAGTGGGGAAGATTCCTTCAACCGTTCGACCCTCATCTACTACGGCTCACGTCGTACATTCCCGTCACCAGCCTCGTCCGAACCGAACTAGCCAAGAAGGCCAAGTTCGAGCCACCACCCGACTCGATCTACGATGACTGGGGTTTCTACCTGCAACTCCTCGACATGGGTGCGAAGTTCAAGCACGTGCCGCAGGTCACCTGGAAGTGGCATCACCATGGAACAAACTCCAGCGGTCTCGCCAGTCGGGTGGAATGGTGAAGGTCTACGTCTTTCCCGTTGACGCGACGGGATGTGGTAAGTACCGTGTCATCTGGCCCAGCCAGGCGCTGGTCGACCAGGGCTATGACGTTCAGATCGTGATGCCACAAGAGCGTGAGAACTTCATCGACGCTACGGTGGAGTACGGCGTCATGACGAAGGTTTTGACGCCACCCGACGCCGATGTCATCGTGTTCCAGCGCGTCACGCATGAACGGATCTTAGAAGCCATACCTCTCATGCAGGCCAAGGGCATTGCGGTCGTCATGGATGTGGATGACGACCTAAGATCGCTCCACTCACGGCATCCGGCGAAGATGGCGATCGAGGCCAGACCGGATCACAAGTGGATTAACACCACCTTGGCGGCGCAGCTCGTCAGCCGTGTCGTGGTCTCAACCGATGCACTGGCTTCGATCTACGCGCCACACGGACGTGTCAGCGTGTTGAAGAACTGCGTACCCGAGTGGTACCTCACCGTGCCACGTCGAGATTCGGACGTCATCGGGTGGGGTGGATCGGTGCACTCACATCCGACCGACCTGCAGGTGATGGGGACGTCGATCCAGCAGCTCACCAATGAGGGCTTCACCTTCCGCGTCGTAGGACCGGGCGATGACGTCCAGCGCATCTTGCGACTCAAGCAGGAGCCTCACATCACCGGTGCCGTTGACATGGATGAGGCATGGGCTTTAACGCTCGGAACGCTCGGCATCGGTGTGGCGCCACTGGCCGACTCGCAGTTCAACCGTGCGAAGTCATGGCTCAAGCCGATGGAGATGGCGGCGGTCGGAGTACCCTGTGTGATGAGCCCGCGGATCGAGTACTCGTCCATTATGGAGCTGGGCGTCGGCATGGTGGCGCACAAGGGCAAGGACTGGTACGCGGTGCTGAAGAACCTAGCCCAAAGTCCGTCACTGCGTCAAGAATTTTCTGAGCGCGGACGAGATGTAGCCCGAAAGTGGACGATCGAGGCCAACGCGTGGCGCTGGATGGAAGCGTGGGATGAAGCGTTGAAGTTCGTTCGCGGTTAGCGTGTTTGTACCGTTTAGATACAAAAACAAGCGCCGTCAGTCCTCCCTAGAGGACCGAACGGCGCCTGCCTGGATAGATACCGCAGGGCTACTTCGCGTCGGGATCGTACAATACGCGCGCGTCCTCAAAGTCAAGATCGAGAACCTGACATACCTGGCGCATGTCCGAATCGGTGGCGGCGACGGCCACCTGCGTGAGGCCGTCGGGTAAGCCGGTCGCGACAACTTCGATGGCGAACGAGATGCCGTGCTGAAGCAGCACGTTAGCCGTCTCGGCTACGTCGAAGGTTTCGATGGTGTCGATGACCATGATCACTAGTATCACTCCTATCGTTGGCGATAGGTTTATTTTATCACGCAATCACTTGGTTCGCCAAGACAATCCACATGAAAGACAGATCGCCGCGGGCGTCTCGTCGTTGCCCCCAAAGATTCTTGTGCCGGGACCGCAGTGAGGACACTTGATGCGAACACGTGGCACCCGGATCTGTCGGCGCTCGGCCGGTGTGGTGCCGCCCCAGACGCCGAAGTCCTGACGTGTCTTCGCATTGGTGGCGTAGTCGAAGCAGTCCAACCGTGCTGGGCAACGCCAGCACGTGTTGACCGCCTCATTTTGATCATCCGGCTTGTCAGAGTAGAACAGGTCCGGATCCATCGTGCGACACAGCGCCTTAAGTCTCCAACTGAGTGCGTGCGCGGCCGTCATGATCATTCTCCATCACTGTTGTCGTATAGACCGATGTCCGGGCACCAACGGGGGTAAGTGTCCCGGACATCGGCCGCTCGTAGAACCGATCGTACAACCTCGGTTCAGGTGGTGAGTAGGTAGGTCATGGTTCGGTTGATGGCAGCGTGCGTCTGGCCCTCGATGGCACCGAGGAACCGTGACTCCGGCGTGCCGCCGGTACGTCCCCAGTCGAAGTACTCCGAGACGGCGTTGACGAGCCCCCAGCCGGTGTTGGCGAACCCGACGTGGTCGGTGTCGTACTGCCAGGCGTGCGTGATGCGCTGGATCTGCTCGTCGCGCTTGGGACGGTTGGGAAGAACGAACTGTAGCGTCTCGACGCCCAGGTCCTCCGACACCTTCATGTTGGTCATGCGCTCGACCAGCTTGGCGTAGGCGGTGCTGTACGTGTCCAGCTTGGCGATCGCGTCCTGCGCCTCGGCCAGCTTGATGGCCATGGACTTCGTGTGCTTGACCGACCAGCGGTACTTGACGCCCTTGGCGAAACTCTTGAGCGTCAGCTGGTTCATGCACCGATGCCGGAGGGTCATCACCGAGGCCTCGACGGCGCGAGTGCCGTCGTGGCTGGTCCGCACAACGATGTAGAAGTCGTGGGGGTCGAGCTTCTTGAGGGCCGTGTTGACGTCGGTCGGCGCCTTGACGACGAGGAACCCCTGACGCCCGCCCTTGAGCGCGCCGCCGGCGACGTAGTGAGGTGCGATGGTGTCCATGAAGTCGAACGCCTCGCCGTACTGCAGGATCTCGTAGCCGTCGCTCATGATGCCGAGCGGCTGTCCGGTGGTGTCGTTGACGATGGCGTTCTTATTGGGATACACGGTCCAGCCGCCGTCGACGCCGATGAACGCGACCTGACGAGGCGAGACGGTGAAGTCGAGTCCGGCCAACTTGATGGCCTCGGCCGCGGTGATCGGCTCGTCGATGAGCTTGCCGAGCTTCATCCACGGGACCTCACGCGCCGAGAACATCGTGGCGGTCTGTGGGGGTAGTGTCGCTGTGGTCACTAGATCACTCCTTTTTATCACTCGTTCTTGATTCGACTGTAGCACAGTGGGGTGGTGTCGGCTACTCCTCCGTGATCTGGATCATCGGATTCCGTTGCAGTGTCTCGCGGAACGCGGGCCACTCGGTCAGGCGGAACACCAACGTACCGTTTTTACCGTGCGTGGTCTCCCGTCCGAACTCCGATGCGAAGAATTGCACGTGTACGTGCCCACTACCGGTGACCGCGCGTACCTTGAATGACACCGTGCTGGTCGTGGGTACGCCGGGGCACTTGAACCATTCCGAATAGCCCATGCGCGTGATGTCCCACTTGTGGTTCTCATGCGGTACGCGGTCGTAGCACTGCTTCGGCGTGGGAAACAGCTTGTATCCCATCACTTCACCTCACGCTCTAGGTACACGGAAGGAGACATGCACTCCAGCGTCCGCCCGTCGCACACGATGATCGACTCGAACGTGGTGTTCTTCTCGAGCCAGGTCCTGACCTCCTCCGGCGTTCCGTTGTAGAGCGGAAGCATGTCCTGGGTCAGCACCGCATCGAAGTACGTACTCATGTCTATAACCTCCTTTACGGCTCTTGACATCTTCATCCCGGGACGACCCCATGGTCTTGCCTTCTTGGTCATGACTACTCCTCGAGGAGACGAATGTCGGTCTCAATGTCGTGAACGTCACCCCACGCGTTGTCCTCGTCGATGCTGTATTCACGACCCCAGCCGGTGCACTGGGCGCAGAGACTAGGAGCGTTATCCCATGCCTTCTCTTGCGCCTGCTCCTCGTCGTCGGCTTCGACGTCGATGGTGAGCCAAATGATCTTAGGCATGCTGACTTGGTACTTCGGCATGGTCACTCCTCACATGAAGATGGTCCAGAGTCGACATCCGCAGCAGAGCGCGAAGATCGATGCGGTGGTGGCTCCAATGGAAAGGCCCACCGGCCCCACGCGTACATTCGCGCGGGGCCAGCGGACTCGAACTCGGCGGCTCACACGAACCTCTTCGCGCAGACCGGACCCATCGACTGGGCGATGGATACCGGGTCGGAGAGGTGCGCGTCGCAGACGGCGCAGCGGCCATGCTGCTTGGCGTACTGGACGGCGGCGTGCTTGGGCGCCTCGAGTATGTGCTTCGCGGCGGCCAGCGCCAGGTTGAACGTCAACTTCTTACGAGTCCAGTCGCCGGGCGCACCGATCAGTTGCTTGATGTAGCGGAACTTCAGCACCTTGTTGCCGAGCTTCAGCTCGGTGACCTCGAAGAAGTCCCAGCCAGAGCCGTCAACACGCGGCAGCGCGTAACGAGACAGCGGCAACTGCTGCAGGATGTCGTTGACCTCGACCCACGGCTCGGCGGCCTTGGACTGCGGAATCGGCAACTTGAGCAGGGCGTCGATGGCGTTGGACGCATCCTGCATCGAGACATCCTCGTCACGCTTAATGTAACGAATTGTCTTACGGACGATGGAGTCCTTGATGGTCGGCCACGTCGGCCGCTGGGCGATCAGGTCTGTGATGTACTTGATCTGCTTGTCACTCGCGAGGGTGTTTTGACCCATGGAATGCTCCTATCACTTTGATCACTGTTTTGCTGCTAGTTAGATCATAGCACAGTTAAGTGCGTCCGTACCACCGAAAGCACAAGAATTTTCAAGATTTTTAGACGCCGACGACCTTCACCGTTGGCGGCTTGTCGTCGAGGTGTGGTTGATCCTGTGCGATCTTGAGAGCCATAGGCGCGTTGGGCGCACCCCAGACGATGGCAAATGTGGCTACGACCGAGTTGATGATCACCGCCCACTCGGTGAGGCTGACGTTGTTGTCCAGCGTCGCGGTGACGAGCGCGGCGGTACCCGCGGCGGCCGCACCTACGATGGCCTTGGTGATCTCGTTGACCTTCATGGTTTTACCTTTCGTGCCTGTGCCTGTGCGCGAAGTACGAGTATGAAGTTCCAGATCTCAATGATAATGAAGAGAATGAAACATCCCACGTACACGCCTAACGGTACGCGTACACCGGCCATTTGTAAGACTTGAAACCAGAGGATGCTTGCCATCACCACACGATCTGCGAAGAGTCGTTGCCCAACGGGTAAGCGGTACCACGGTGAACGCACGCCGTAGACGACCGCCACAGTTGTGACGAGACAGGCTAAAATGATGATAAGGATCTTGAGAAACCCAATCATGGATGACCACCCATAGCTCGCCACACCTGCTCTGCTAGAAGGTCAGTCTCCCTCTTCTGCTGTTCAACAACGGCTGTGGCGTGGTTGATCTCATGTTGTGCCGTAGCTTGGTGACGGTGAATGCTCGATGGCATCATGTTTCGTAAGGCACTGCGAATCGTCGTCATGACGCGTGCCGACCACGATAGTTCTGTGGTGGACTTGAAGGTGCGTCTGCGGTGTCGCCCCATGTCCGATATTCTGCCGGTTTTCGGAGCTCCGCGATAATTTGTCTGAGTAGTTCGTTCTGTACCCCACCGTTGGTCAAGCTTTGAAGTAACGCCTCTCGGGCCGAGTCGTGAAGCTTCTGCTCTCGTCGGTAGACCGCTCCCGAGACCAACCAGCCGCGATACATAGACACTACCGTTAGTGCGGTTAGGAGGATAAGGAGGCCGACCGGCCCAAGATCCGTCAACCACTTGAAGTCCTCCAACATCGTGTCGTCCCCGTTACGTTGCACGCATGATTATGGTCTCGTGACCCGTACCGCCACGATCAACATCGTAGCACGACCGTCGACATCACAACACAATGACATCAGGCCGCCTACCGAAGTAGACGGCCTGATGTTCCCTACGGGGGGTGAGGAGGTGAAGGTCTAGAGGACGGCACCCTCGACGCGCTGCCACGTGTGGGCCTTGCCGTCGACCTTGGAGATCTTCGGCGCGTCACCAGTGCGAAGTCGGTAGATCGACAGGTAGACGGCGTTGGCCGGCAGTTCGGTCTTCTCGACGATTTCCTTCTTCGTCAGCGGGCCATCCGCGAGGGCATCGAACACCTGACGATCGCGTTCGATCGTAGCTTCGGGACGAGGCCGCCCACGCCGACGCTCAGCCGGTGCCTCAGGAGCCACAGGCTCGGTCATTATGTTCTCCTAGCGTTGGGGACTATGTTTCCGGTGCTACGTCTCTGTGTTTGTGGTACGCCAGTCATTATATCAAGTGCATGACAAGATTTGTTACCGGCCTGACCTGGCAAAACTCTGCCAGTGGTTTGTGACGTCGATTACCGTTTCACGCTCTCCGAGCGGCTTCCCAACGATTGAACCCGGTTGACCATCTAGCGCCTTGGAGATCCAACCGCCGATCCACTTGCCGCAGTGCGTCGTGATGCCCTTACCCCAGGTCATCATCAGCCCAGGTGCACCACGCAACGGTGCGATACGCCAGTCGTCTGGGAAGCCGAGCGCGCGGGCCGCCTCGCGGTGAGTGATCATGCGATCGAGCCATGGGTGCAGCACCATGATGAGGCTGCCACCGGTGATGACGCGCGTCGGGTCCTTGGCCTTCCAGCGCACCGGCGTCGTGTAGCCCATCATGAAGTCACGGGACACGATGCGGTCCTCGGTCTCGGCGAACGACAGTGGCAGCTTGTTGTGCGTCTCGTAGTAACGACGCGCGACCTTGGCGATGTCTTCGCCCTCACACCACTCGACGCCGCAGGCTAGGTCTTTGACCCGCTGGACGAGCGGGTTGTCGATGCTGATATGACCGTCGACCAGATCATCAGGTCTAAGAAGCTGCCTCGTCCAGGGATGCGCCGGAGCGCGGTATGGCTGTGCCTGCCACGACTCGCCGAGCGGAGCCAGGTCCCCGATGACGTCTTGCCAGCTCGGGAGGTACTCCAGCTTGGGCAGCTCGATGCCGAACGGCACACGGCTAGCAACCCAAAAATATCGTCGCCGCATAGCTGGGCCACCGACGGAGTACGCGTTGTGGAGGACGTGATGAAGGTACCAGCGCTCGCCGGTGAGCTCCTCGAGGTGTCGGTGGAGATCGCGCATCATAGCGAGGCCAAGTGGGTTAGTGTAGGCCTGCTGCACGGACTCAAACACCGCTACTTGCGGCTTCACCTTGGCGGCGTACTTGACGAACGCCCACATACAGTGAGAGACTTTGGCGTCACGGCCCTTAGACGTCTTGGACGTCATCACCGACCAGGCGCTACAGGGTGGATTGCCGAACACCACGTCGGCGGGTATGACCGGCCACGTGTCCTCGTGCCCGACGTGAGCCTTCCACCCGTGACCGAGTAGGTGACGGTTCTTCTCGCAGTTGGTTACGCCGAACCCGCCGGTAAGTTCACACTTGGCGATCAGGTCGTAACCAGCCTGAACCATCCCCATGGTGAACCCACCGGCGAATCCCATGCAATCTATCGCCGTGTACGTCACAGTTGATTGTAAACTGCCTGGTCAGACGGGTGCCATCAGGTCATCGACGTCCTTGACCCACGCCTTGAGTCCGAGAATCGTACGATCGGGTAGGAAGCGGCAACCCCATGAGAGTTGATCGACGACGTACTTGAACATAGTCCAGGGTGTACCGACCGCGGCATCATCTCTCTTCGCGATCAGTTCATCACTAATGTCACGAAGGAAGGCACACAATGTCTCGGTGTGCTCATACCCGAACATCTCGTCCTTGAGATCGCGTAGCAGGTTGTGTGGGTTGCGCTCCTGGCGGACCAGCGGCTCACCGTAGGTGACGTGCCAGCCGGTCGCATCCATGATCGCACGCATCAGGTACGAGCACCAGATGTCGTCATAGCGACCGACGTCCGTCCACATGAACATCAACGGTGCCAGCTCGCGGCAGACTGCCGTCGACTGCGAGTCGAACGGTCCCCACGTGCCAGGCGCCAGTGTCACTGACGAGCTGATGGCGTGGATCGTCGGATCGTTGACGATGCGCTCCATCGCGTCGATGTCGGGATCGCCGAGCCACAGACCAGCCACGACGCCGATGCGGCGATCCTCCGTGGCCTTGGATAGGGCGGTGTTGAACATCGACGGCTGCTGACGCTGGCTGATTGGGTAGCCACGATGCACCGTAGGCGGTTCGCAGAGCTGGCCTGGATCAAACCACCCGGACGGCGAGCTGACGACCGGACGGATGTTGGGAACCGCGATCAGGTGTTTGGCGAGGCTGACCCACTCGTACGTCGCGGGGAAGTTGTCGTCGTCCACCGTGATGATCATTTCAGCCTTGTGGTGGAGCGCTTCGAGTAGTGCCAGGTTGCGACGATGGGTGTGGTTCGGTTCGATGAACTCGTTGACCCAGGATGTCTGGCATCGACGATCACTCGGCCGCAGGTAGTCGAAGGCTACCTCGGGATGCTGCGCCGCAGTCTTAAGAAGCGCTACCTCGATGTCGTCATGTGGCGATCGTTCGTTGCCGGCGATGACGATGATGTCGCCCTCACCGAGCAGTTGCGCCCAGGACAGCAGGTTCTGCGGAACGCGAATGGACGGCATGATAACGGCGGTCTTCACTTGATGCTCCTCAGTCGGTCATCGATCATCTTCATGTACTTGCGCTCGGCGACCGCATCATCGAAGTGCCGTCGTTGCATCTTAACGATCCACTCCCAGTCGGGACGACCGGCCTGCGAGTTCAGATGGTCCACACGCAGCTTGAGTTCCTCGGGTGACTTAACGCGCAACCAATCGCTAAGACCCATTGGTGCATCACGTAAGATGTGGTTTTGATCATCATACATTGGGTGAAAGTAACAAACCACACCGGCGGCGAACGCCTCCCACGGCTTGGTGGTGGCCCAGCCTGAGCCGCTGGACGGAGTCGTGAACGTTGATCGCACCGACTGCAGCTTGGTGACATAGCCGTCGGCCCACCCGAGTGGCTGGATGTGGAACCCAAGCTTCTGCTCAGCTTGATCAGACCACTTACCGTGGATGAACGACGGGTTCAGCGGTAGCACCCAATCTTGGAGGATCTTGAGCCGACCGCGCTCCTCACTGACACCGATCGCTCGCGCCTCGTTGATGAACAGCCCGAACGAGTCACGGTCCTCCCACGAGTCGTTGAGGTTGACCGATTCACCGGACGGCGTACCCGGCACGAGCGCGTTGAACTCGAGCCGGGAGTACGCGTTGAGGGTCTTCGAGCCCCACGTCTCGTCGTCGATCTGCGTGGTGTAGTTTCCCCATAGTGTTGCATCGGGCGGTGTCGGATCGCCGTATCGCGCGTGCTTGATGTTGCGATCGAACGTGTACTGTGTCAGGATCGGATGACGCAGTGGCCACTTGAGGTCGCGCATCTTGTGGTAGTTCCGCGGATCGGCGTTGATCCAGATCTCCTCGCGATTGATCGGATCCTCGTCACGCCAGACGTTGATGCCGCGCAGGATGTACGAGACGTAATGCGTCGAGAAGTCGTACGGCTTGGTCAGCGCGTCGCCCTTCACCGTCGGTAGCGGCGCATTCGTCGTGCCGTGCTGACCGACCCACATGACGAAACCATCCATCTGCATGAACGTCGGCAGGGTCAGGTCATCGTGGATTCGCTGCATGGCGAACTGCTCGTCGGTCGACAGGTTGACGTGCTTGAGTCCACCAGCGACGATGGCCTCCTGCAGCGGCTTCTTCCACCATACCCACGGGTTGATGACGTTCGACGGTAGACCGATCTCTTTGGGATCCTCACCGGAGTTGCGGCCAAGAAGCCAGATCTCGTCGTCTGGGTACCGTTCCGCCAGCTGGTAGAGCATGGCGGTCATCTCGATGTCGCCGCCCTGGGTACCGCAACCCTCAAGCGTGAGGGGCATGCTGCGACCTATTTTTCCATAGCCGAGCCGCATATGTCGTCCAATCTCTTAGATCACTTTGATCGTACCATAAGAACTAGTCGTTCAAAAACGGTTGCACTATGTCTTGGGTTAGCTGTGCGCCACAGACGCAGAGCACCTTCTCGATCTCATAACCGTTCTCGGCATATACGGTGGTCAGAGTGACCTCATCCAGCGCGCGCTTGCACTTGTGACACTTGGTCGAGACACCGTCGTAGTTGTCCTTGGCCCGCTGAATGTTGATCTCGTGCTTGGCGGCCAGCTCGTGAACGAGTCGGTGTGCCAGCTTCTCGGGCGAGTCACCGGTCGCCAGGAACATGAGGTTGATCAGGAACTGCCACACGTCACGGAGCTCTCCGAACATCTCGTCGTTGATGTGTCGGCTGGTCGCCCATGACTTCCAACCGACCTCGTTCATCGCTTCGGATAGCTCCTGCACGAGTGCGATGTAGTTGTACCTGATTGCGTCAATGCGTTGCTCGAGACCGCGCTCGTTGAGCGGTGGTAGGTCAGGGTTGATGATGCCTTGAATCTCCAGCTGAGCCTTGAGCATGTTTTCGAGGCGGTCCACGATCGACTCCTATCGTTATGATGTTTAGGTGGAGGCCTCAAACCCATAGCCTCCGCGGCGTTCCCCTGCGTCTACGACTCGACTTCGACGCGACATCACTTAGAACGCTGTTCCCAGACCGTTCGTCCCTGGACTAGAAGGACGGCGGCTTCGGTACGCCGTCGCCGGTCGGCGCCGCGGTCGGGCTGGGTGACGGTCCGCCACCCGGGATGCCCGCCGCCACCGGAGTACCCATCGGCACCTGGCCGTCGAGCGGACGGAAGTTCTTGAAATCGTTGCGGTCCTGACCCTGCCAAGGGCGGATTCCAAGCTCGACGTTGGCCCGACGACCGACGAGGCTGGCTGCCAGCTGCTCGGGCGTCGGGTCAGTGGCGAAGAACTCGTCGCCGAGACCAAACGCACCGACCTGGTTGAAGAAGATGCCGAGCGCGAAGTCCGAGTCCGGCGTGATGTTGAAGTTGTTGAACGCGGTCTTACCGGCCGCGGGACCCTCGACGACCCGGAACTGCGCGGCGATCATCGGGTTGCCGGTGGTCGACGCCCGCTTGAGGTCGGCCTTGAGGCACTCCATGACGTACCAGCCGGGTTCGATCGGCTTGGTCGCGTCCTCACCGCGCTTCTTGAGGTCCTTCCAATTGTGCGTGGTACCACTGCCGTCAGTCAGCATCGACGGACTCCTCTTCCTGGCTGTGGCCGTTGGCGTAGACCGCCGTCAGCATCTCTGTGATATTTGGATTGGTGACGATGTCAGGAAGGCGGCCCTGAACCCGTTCACCGGTCTCGAACCCCTCACGGGGTGCGATCAGCAGCTTCTGAATGCGCTGCGTGTTCTGACCGTTCTCGTCGGTCTCATTGTCGGGATATAAGTACGAGCAGATGTCGACCCAGTACGGCAGCGAGACCGAGATCTGTCCCTGCATGTAGGGACGCCACTTACCGTTCTCCAACCGCGTCTCGGATACGAAGACAACGCAACGTAACGTCGTACCCGGGATATTGGTCAGGTCACGGAAGTTGCGGATCAGCTTGTCCATGTGTGTGAGGAGCGTGCCCCAGTCCTGGATCTTCATCTGATCCGTGCCGGAGATGTTCTCCTTCAGCTTGCGCTGCGCCTCCGAGATGGAGTCGAGCACGAGGCTGACGAAGTCGTGCTGCGCCTGGGTCAGCCACTGGTACACCATGGTGAGGTCGGTCCATTTGTTGATCGCGACGTGACAGTAGTCCCAGGTACCGTCATGTCGCGGTGGTGCCACGCGCGGATCCCACTCGATCTTACGAAGTGGAATGTTGGACTTGAAGCCCGCGGTCTTAATGAACTTCCACGAGCCCTCCGCGTCCAGGACGAGGATCGGTGGTGGTGCTGTGCTGGTCAGCGTGGACTTACCGACCTTGGCGGCGGCGTGGATGAGAAGACTGAGTGAATCGCTCATGCGGTCGCCGGCTCGGGACACGTACCGAAGTCGTGGATCCAGTCCTTACGCGACCGGTCGGCGCGCTCGACGAGGATGATGTCCTGGCCGAACTGGATGTAGAAGCCGCAGCGGTTGCAGCGTTGCTCTTGTGATGCCACCGCGCGACCGTGCATCAGCCTGATGTCGTAGTCCGCTCGAAGCCTATCGAGCTCCGCCTGCATCACCGAGACGAACCGATGAACGGGTGTCTCAAAGTCGATGCTCACATAGATCACTTCCTTCGCTGAGAGGTGAGAGAGTGTGAGAAATTGTTGCCGTCTAACAACTTCTACCCTACCACATACGCATTGAAGTCATCAACGGGCGCCGCGTAGTAGTCATATGGATCGCCGACGTCGAAGAGGTTCTCCAGCGCGGCCTCAACACGGCTGCCGTCATCAAACATGGTGCAGACCTGGGCAAACGGACACTGCCACGCGCAGTCCTTGGTCGGCGTTGGGTAGACGATCCTGTGGTGATCGCCGTCGGCGTCCAGCGCTCGCCGCGCGGACTCCATGTGGTGCACCGTCCCGATGGTCCGGTCCCGGAACGTATGAATCTCTGTCGGGTTGTGCTGGACCTCGACCCGCTGGTAGAACGGCGGCTTAGCCTTTTCGGTGCGCTTGACGCGTCGGAGCATGTTGTAGATCGCGCCGACGATGCGCTGGTTGGGATCACTGGCCGTCAACGTGTGAAGGAGAACATATCCCTTCATCTGTTCGTTCATTGGCAGTAAACGCGTGGCTGTAGTGAACTCCGCCATCGTCTTGTGATCGAGGAAGAATCGAAGGTTGTCGTAGACTCGTCGCACCGTGACATCGAGTCGACCTATCAGCTTGACCCGCTGGTTGCTCACCGGTGCTGTGGTGATGTCGGCCTCGATGTACTGCTCCGAGCCGGTCACGTGGAACTCAGAGTCCGAGCCGGTCTCCTTGAGCCACTCGACGTAACCCTCGATCATCGCGCGCTCGAGGTCAGCCTGCTTGTTGAGGTCGATGACTAGCAGCTCGGGTACCTCCTCACCCTGCGCCGCGAAGGTAGCCTTAAGGGTCAGCCAGTCCTCCCTGATGACCTCCTCCAGCGCCGCCTTCGGTTCCGTACGGTATTCGGTATCAGGGAGGTAATAGCGCTGCAGAGCACGGTGGATCCGATCACCGATCGCGCGTGGTCCAAGCGGCGACTCACGTCGTGGCCTGAGGCCGCGGTAGTACGACAGCCACCACTGTCGTCGGCATCGCTTGAAGCTGGTGATCTCTGAGTTCGAGACGCGGCGAATGCCGTCACGCGCCGTTAGGTCACTCGGTGAGATGAGCGTTACGGGCTCCGCCGGTTCCAGCTCGACGGGATCCGAGATGTTGCCCAGGAGATCACCGGTGACCGGGTCCTTCAGCTTGTTCTGATGCATGATGAACATTTGCTGCAAGCTGGGCTCGGGTGGTGTGATGACCACGGGCGCCGGATCGGTGGTCGGCGCGCCCTGCTGCTCATAGGCGTTGCGGATCGCTAACTCCTCGGTGAGGGTCGTGTCTCGACCCTTCTCGATGTTGGCGACCTTAGCCTGTGTCAGGTTGGTCATCTCGGCGATCACGCGACGGGAGAGCGTCTTACGCATCTCGGCGAGCATCTCAGCTGCGGTCATCTTCAGCCTTTGCGCCTAGCAGGAACACGACGATAGCGACGAACACGAAGAACCCACTAATCGTTGGGTTGTAGCCGAGTAGCCACATGGTTGCGGCGATCGGTGCGTTGACGAATCCAAAGTAGATGAAGAACCGACGAAACGTCGGCCATGCCTTAACGATCTCGTCGATCATAAGATGAAGCCTCCTGAGAGCTGCTCGATCTCGAGTTCAAGCTCTGCTGACGTCTGACCGAGTGTCGCTAGCTTAGCACGGTCTTGGGTGATCTCATCGAGGCGCGTGAACTTAATCGCCAGCGCCGGATACTGCTTGCGCTCCTCGACGGTGTCACGGCAGATGATGTCCACGTAGTGCTTGGACTCGCCGGTCGAGCCGATGCGGTCGATGCGCGCCTCGGCCTGGATGTTGTTGATCATCGACCACGAGCGTTGCAGGAATATCATCGTGTCGGCTACCTGAAGACCGTCCACGCCGGTGCCGCCGGCGCCGATCGTCATCAGGACGGCACGCAGGTCTCCAGCCTGGAACCGCTGCAAGACGCGGTCGCGCTCCCACTCGTCCTGGTCACCGGTGATCAGCCCGTACGGCTCGTTCTTGCGGTTCTTGTCGAACCGCTTGGCGCCGAGCATGATCAGCTGCTTGGACTCGGCGGCGATCACAACCGGCTGGTCCGTGCCGTCGAGGAGCTCCTCCAGCGCATCCAGCTTGGGGCTCGGTTCAGCCAGGTGGACGATGAGTTCCTTGTGGTCGAAGCAGCAAGTGCACGAACCGCGTGGGAATCGATCAGGCTCCAAGTCGTGCTTAGGTTGACGGCACTTATCGGGTGCATCGATCCAGTTCACATCGGCGTATGATGACGCAAGCTGAAGCAGTCGCATCATCTTGGTGAGGTTGTTTGGTACGGTCAGTGGATCGTCATCGATCATCGTGATGAGTTGAGTCTCGATCTCCTTGTACGCCTTGGCCTGCTTGGTCCCCATCTCGACCCAGACCTGCGTGCGACGGATCACCGGAAGCTGGTCCCGTACTTGAACCTTCAACATGCGGCGGAACCGAGGATGGAAGATCCGCTGAAACTCGTCCCTTGTGGCCGGGTTGACGCCGACGACGTCCAGGCCGCCAAAGGCGTTCCACGCCACCATGGCGTAGCGGTCAACGAACTTCGACTTGGTGGCCCACTCGGTGGGGTGCAGGAAGTGCATGACCGACCACAGGTCACCGACGTGGTTGGCGATCGGCGTTCCCGTCAAGGCCCAGCGACGTTCAACCGACGGATCGTGGCCAACGGCCCAGCACGCCCGGGTCTGCTTGGAGTTTGGATCCTTGATTCGATGCGCCTCGTCGAGGATCACCGTCTTGAACCCGAAGTCGTTGAGCTCCCGACGGTGGACCTCACAGATGCTTGGCCTACGGTCTGAGGTCGGATCGCAGTCGCTACACTTCGCCAGTCGGATCGAACCGAATGGTGCCAGCCGCGAAAACATACGCACGGCCTCGATGTTGATGATGACGAGCGCCTGCGGATCCTTCTGCGCCAGGGCAAGCAGCTTCCGTCGCTGGGTGGCTGAGCCCGAGATGACGTATGGGTTGGCCTGCGGATACCACTCCTTGGTCTGACGGAACCAACTCGTCTTCGTCGTGTTGGGGCAGATCACCAACGCAGGAAGGTTGGCGTGCGTCTTCAGGCTGGTGAGCGCGGTGATCGTCTTGCCGAGACCCATCTCATGACCGATGAGCGCGTTACCCGCGACGGCTGTGAACTCGATGTCGACGTCTTGAAACGGGAACAGCTGATGCGCACCGTCGGGTTTGGTTCGACCGGTGCCGGTGTCCTCACGGATCTCCATCGTCATCTTGATCCGGGCGGCTTCACCCCAGGACCACTCGGTCAGCTTGGTGCCGATCTGGAGACTGACGCCGAACAGCCCGCGAAGTTGCAGGCAGGCGGCCCAGGTCAGCGGCACCGTCCAGCGTTTGGCCCTGTTGTCCCAACGTGAGCCCGGGATCTGCTTGACGAGTTCCTTCTCGTTGAATGTGGAATCAACGACGATGACGTCGTCATCGATCTCAACACGCGCCATATCACTCCGATCACTGAGAGCTTGGTGTAATTCTAGCCGACGAGCCGTTGGTTCGTCTTGATCTCGTGGACGAGGTGAGCCCGCGCCGCCACCGCCAGCCGCGTGCCATACCAGCGGGTCAACGTCCTCATGACGGTACCGAGGTCGAGGAGTACGAGCAGCTCAAGCTCCCGCGTGGACAGTGTCCGTTGCGTGGCCAGGTAGTCGTAGATGAGTTCGTTGGCCGAATCCTTGTCGTACTTCCAGGCGCGCAGCACCGTGGCATACGGGTGATCCTGGTAGGTCTGCATTATGACCTGCGCCTCTTGTCGGTCGGAGGAGTGTATGCCGCCAACAGCTTCTCGGCGTTGCGTTCATACCAGGCGAGTGTGCGCTTCTCCTCTGTCATGTCATGATAGAGGCCTGCGGAGAACAGATGTGACCAGCAGAAGTTACCGGCCCGACTGCTCCAGTGCTCGATCGACTTCTTACACGGTGTGAAGTGCCAGCTCGCCATCTTCTTGCAGTGATGCTTGTCCGTGAGCCCACGCGGAGGTCGTGGGTTGTCACGCGGTCCCATCACGAAGATATCGCGCAGGGCCACCTTGCCCCAGATGATGCCGTCACATGGCACCTTCTCACGCAGGACCTTGACCCAGGGAATCTTCGAAAGTAGATACTTGCGTTCGGCGATCGTAAGCTGTCGTCTTACCATCACTTATGTCTCCTTGATCACTAGGGTTGATCAGATCATACCACCGTCTCGGCTCCGTCATCATCATAGCGTGGGCTACCTGCGCAGCTGCACGATTACGGTGCTGGTCGGGATCACCTGGGATCCACCAGCCAGCGGCCTTGAGCGTGGTGATGTTGCCGACGTGGCTAGCTTCAGCGGCACCGGTGATGCGGAACTCGACGCTCGGAAAGAACTTATGGATCATCCAGCGCAACGCGCCGAGGATGTAGAGTGCATCAGGCTGATGCGTGCGGACGCTGGATCCCATCGTGTACGCCTCACCCGACACGATGATGCGAATCGGTGGATCGTCCTCGAGGTGCATGTACCAGCTGACGATCTGATAGAGCGTGTCGCATGCCTTCATCGCATCAGGTGGTGCGCAGCCGGTGAGCACATCCTTGCGTTCGTCGAGACTCGTCCACGCGATGCCGGTAACGGCTCCTGGGTCAAACCCGATGTACACGATGTCAGTCATCGATCCAGTCCGCCTTCTCACCCCAACGTACGCCACGGGACACCGATGCTGTCAGCGGTACGGCCAGCATCTGATCGTCGTTCATGGTCTGCTCGAGGACGTGCTTAACGTCGAGCATGTGTTCGGCTGGTACGTCGAGAATGATCTCGTCGTGTACCGGTGCGACCATCCACTCGCCGAGTCCCGCCGCATCGAGCTGCACCAACTTCATCTTGAAGATCTCCGCGGCACCGCCCTGTGTGACGTAGTTGACCAGCGCGTACTCCTTGCCGGCGTCCGCGACGTACCGTCGGCCGGTGAACGGACTGCGGACGTATGCGTCACCGGTGTCTTGCTGCCGCTTGACAGCTGTGTTGATCAGATCATTTGTCAATCTGGCAACGCCGGGGTAGAGGATCTTCCACTTCAGCATGAAGTTGCGCGCCTCATCCTCGTTGATGCCTGCGGTCAAGGCGAACTTGCGGATCCCTGAGCCGTACAGGGTCGCATACGTGGCGTTCTTGGTGATCTGCCGCCGCTTGTCCTTCTTTTCGATCTCGGGATCGTTGAAGATCTGGCGCGCCAACACGGTGAAGAAGTCATTGCCCGACTTAAACGCGTCGATCATCGAAGCTTCCTGGGCGTAGTGCGCCAGGAGCCGTGCCTCGATCTGATCGAAGTCGCACATCACTAGGCTGCCGCCGTCGTAGCGTGTCGTTATGCAGCTTCGGATCGTGTCGCCGGCCTTCGTCGTCCCAAACCGTGGCAGGTTCTGCAGGTTAGGAGAGTCCATTGACATACGAGACGTACGAGCACCGAGCGTGTTGATCGACGGATGAAGGAGGTCATCAGCATCGGCCTCCTCGACGTAGAATCGCAGGTACGTCGATGCCATCTTTTGCATGCGACGGTAGTTGAGAACGGCCTCGGCCAGCGGGTGGTCGATCTCCTCGAGGACCTCGGCGTCGAGGCTGGTCGCACCCGACTTGGTCTGCTTGATGATGTTGAACCCAGCGTTTTTGAGAACGCCGAGGACACCCTCCTTGGATCCCGGCTTGACGCCGTAGGTTTCCTCGGTCCAGGCCGCGGTGTTGAGGCAGAACTCGCGGAACTCGATCAGCTTGACCTCGGCGTACGCACGATCGACGTGGGCACCGTATCGCTCCATCCGCTGGGTGATCCAGATCACCGAACGCTCCAGGTCGTAGGCCTTCGGAGCTTCCTCCTGGACGATCGGGTAGTGATGCTCGTACAACCGGTAGGCCAGGACCGGATCAAGTGCTCCGTAGAGCCAGTACGGCTCAAACGTGGTCGGAACCGTGGCCCAGTCGAAGCCGGTACCCGACAGCTCGGCCTGCATCGAACCGGCGTCCGCGTCAATGTGCCGCGCCGTCTGCGACTTGAGTGCCATGGGCATGTGCGGCTCGTTGATCCGCGCCATCACCATCGTGTCATGAACGCGGTGCTGCGGTAGCTGAATGTCGGCGCGCAGTAGGAATGGGATATCGAAGTTGATGCCGTTATGGAAGATCCAGTCGCCGTCCCAGACCTTGACGACGTCACGCAGGACACCGTTCCACTCATCCCACGGGATCGCCCAGCCGTGTTGACCGTCACCGATCTGCGCCAGGCGGATCCGATCACGGCGCTTGTCGAGTCCCGAGGTCTCCAGGTCGATGCCGAGGCCATGCCGTGGTCGGCGTTCGCTGAGCCAGTGGTAAAGATTTGCTACCTCGTGCATCGAGTTGACGAGGGTGAGTTCGACATCATCAAGTCCTGGCATTACTGTGCGGTCTCCCAGTAGTCGGCGGGAAGTTCGTGTTCGGTGACCAGGCTGACGGTCAACCCGCATGAGATCGTCAGGAACTCGTATGACCTCGCGGAGTTGCGGTACTCGCGTGGCTGACGCCGATCGACGACGACGCGCTTGATGCCGGAGTTGGCGATCAGCTTGGCACAGTTGAAGCATACGTCCGACGTGACGTAGATCGTGCCGCCGGCGCGGTGCAGATGATTGGACCGTGACAGCGCGTTAGCCTCGGCGTGAAGCGCGGGACAGTCCTCGTAGTTCGGCGACAAGACCGGCGTCTCGACATAGCCTAACATCTTGCGTGCGGCATCATCTAGTATGTGCCATTCTGACGTGTTGGGATATCGCCAGAACATTTCATTATTGGCATACTGGATCTCATGCCTTGGTCCTGACGTGCCGTCGTGTGTCCACGTCTTATTGTCGCCACGGGCGCGAGGACACCACTCGGTGCACGGCTTCTCATCATGGAGAAAGCCAGCGGGCGGTCCGTTGTACGACGCCATCAGCGGTGTGTTGTCCGCGGAGACGATGACCGCTCCGACCTGGTCACGACTGCAGAGTGATCGCTTAGCTATGCCGTGAGCGAGCGCCAACCACGTCTCGTCCCACGATGTACGATTCGTCATCAGATCTCTTTCGTCTTGTTGTCAGCTCAAGGTCAAGTGCAGCGCACCAGCGCTCGAGGTTGCGTAGCGACGGCGCACGTTGACCGCCCTCCCACTGGCAGATCATGGACTCGTGAAGTCCCGCGCGGACAGCGACCGCACGCTGACTCAGACGCTGACGAACACGCTCACGCGCCAGCTCAAGCGGCATCCCCTTAACGGTTGAACGGTCAGGGTCCATCATCGGGTACCACCGCCCTCGGTGTCAGACGCGTGCGATACCACTGCTCGGACCTGGTGACCTCCGCCATGATGGTGACGATCGAGGTCTCGTAGGCGCGATGCTGCGTGCGGTGCCAGTCGCCGGGGTAGATCACCTCGTTGCCGATCCCGGTCGGGTAGTACTCCTCAGTCTTAGCGTTACGTGCGTCGACCTTCTCCAACTCGGGCCAGTCCTCCTCATACGCGTGAAGGCTCAGCGCCACGTGGCGGTAGCGACCGGACGGCATCTCAAGCACACGCGCCACAGACTCCTGTAGTTGCGTGAACTGGAACATGTCGTAGGGCAGCCCACGCCAGACGTCGTTGGAGCGCATCACGGTGGTCATTGCCAGCTTGCCACCGTGGACCTCGAACGTCAAAGCGACGGTGCACGGGTAGTCCTTCTTGTGCGGCTGGTTGTCCAGCATCGGATCCCACAGTGTCACCACGGCTTGGCGCGAGTCAGGATCGGTGCGCAGCTTGGTGATGACGCTGCCGACCTGCGTCCCGATGCGTCGGCCATAAGCGCCGTGGAAGCGACCCTCCGGCTCGGCGTACGGCATCAGCGCCGGCGCGACGCGTGCGATCAGCTCGGGATTGGAGAACCCGCCGATCAGCTGCACGGCCTCGACGGCCGCGATCGCGGTCGACAGGTTGGGACGCGTACCTAGCGGCAGCATCTGGATCGGTGCTGGGACCGTCAGGCTGGCGAAGCCGAGGTCACGGGTCAGCATGCCGCGTGGCTTACGTAAGGCACCAAGTTCCATGACGGCTGCCACCGCGGCGGCGTAGACCTCGTGACCGGTGTAGCCTGTGAACTCCATCATTAATCCTTTCGCTGCTTATTGGCTTGAATGATGGACGGTCCCATAATGAGAAACGTGATGGCGAGTGCCGTGAGAAGGATGCACATCAGTGCCACGAGCTGCTGCTGTCCACTCATGCCATAACCTTCTTGATCTCGAGACCGTACGGCACCAGGTCAGCGTGATGGAACCGGCGCGCGAACTGCGGATGGGGAATGTGGTTGGCCAGCGGGATCCCGACGGCTTCCGCGGACTTCTTGGCGTTCAGGCCGAGTGCGATCGTCGGCGGCTGGCCCAGCTTGAGCCAGGTCATCTGCAGCTCGATCGGCGGACGGTCACAGGCGTTGATGATACCGATGTCGTAGACCTGGACCTCAGCCGACAGCATGGACTGGAAGAGCCAGTGGCCTGAGGTTCCGTTCCACGGCGCGAATGGCCAGATGATAGCCGGTCGCTTCAGCGTAGCCGATCCGTTGGCCTGCCTGTCGCCTAGCAGAAGCACCTTGGGGCGCGGACCGCCAAGGTACTCCGTAGGAGGTAGACCGGCCTCTCTGGTGAGGTACAGCTGGTAGGCCAGCTGGTCCGATCGGAAGGCATCGGTGTAGGCGCTAACGTACCACGGCATATGATGGAAGACGAGGTCGTTGTAGTGCTTGCGAACGGTGATCAGCTGCTCGAGGCTGACGAAGTCGTCGCCCCGCGAGGCGTACCGCCGAGCCAAGACCTCCTCGGTCGAGGTCACGTGAACCATCTGCGCGTTTAGCGAACGTAAGACCAGCTCGATGTAGTAGGCCTGGGCCATCGACAACCTCGAGGCGCCACGCATGAGTGGACCGTAGACCAGCTCACCGAGGTGCCAGCGATCGAGGATCCAGATCGTCGAGGTGTCGTAGTCCTGCAGCGGCACCAGGTACTCCGTCAGCGGATCCTGCTTGAGAGGGCCACGCTTCATGCGGGTGACGGCGTCCCCACCGGCGAGGAACGTCTTCTCCAGCTCGTCGGCCAACGACGTCTTACCCATGAGGTCAGGACCCTCAAGGCCAAATATCACTGTCATCACTCCTGACGATTGATCGGGTCCGTTACATACTACCCGACCGCAAGCAGTTGTCGCAGCTCGATGACGTCGAGCTGGCTGGTTGCCATAGTCCAGTGGCGCTGCGACTCGGTGCCCTGCGCCGAGATGCGCGCGTGACGACCGACCGAGACCTCAGCTTGCGGCCGGAACTCCTGACCCAGCGGGTTGAAGTTGGTCGTCGGATCGATCGGCGCGTACGTGATCGGCTCGTAGTGGTCTGAGGCCACAGCCGGACGGTAGTGACGAGCACTCGGCACGGGCGGCGATGTCGGCACGATGGAGCTGAACTCCTCGGGCGTCATCGGGGCGTAGGCCGGTATGGCAACGGCCACAGGCTGCGGCGCGGCAGGGTACATCGGCGGTGAGACGGGAACCTGGTCGTCGAGGTAGACCGGCTCGAGACCGAGGAGACGGGATTGCTGCGGGTCGATGCGGTAGCCACTACTCGGCGAGACCGGACGGCTGGCGATCGCCAGCTGACGCTGGCGAAGCATCTCCTGCATGGGCCGGCGGTGCTGCACGCGGGCGACGCCGATCGGCGCCTCATACTGCTGCGCGGTGCGCCAGTACCCGGCGGGGTCCTGGACGATCTGCGCCGAGCGGTTGGCTCCGAAGCCGGAGTCCGAGATCGGCTTGATGCCTGTGCGATTGTACTGACGATCGATCGAACGGAAGTCGTCGTAAGACAGATGACGCTCGTCGCGCCGGGCCTTCTGCCGGCTGGATGCGACGCCGAGAACGATCATGCCGAGCGCGACGCACGCGACGAAGATGGCGAGGATGATCATACCTGCGGTCTCGGCGCTGGTCATACCGGCCAGGCCAGGGACGTTGAAGCTGGTGTTCACGTTGGGGTTCACGTAAGACTCCAAGACTCGGGGACAGGTGGTCACTGCGATCACTATGATCTTATATTATCACATGTGTTGACGGAGCGGGTCCGTCTGGTACTCGCCGATGTCGATGACGGTGGCGATCAGGTCCTCGCGCTCCATGTTGTGCTGGGAGAACCCGGGTGGTGCCGGATAGCGCGGGACGAACGGACTTGGCACGACGCGCGGCGCGGGGCTGGACGGATGACGCGCCTTGGAGGTAGCTGCCAGTGCGTGGTCGATCCGGTCCTGGCGATCGTTGTACCGCTTCAGCTCACGCAGCTTGCGCCGCTCCAGGCTGGTCCGCAGCCAGTGTGAGACCATGGCGTGAGCGGTGCACGCGGTCAGCGTGATGAGAACGATGAGAACGCCCAGTGCGACCGGCTGGGTCCAGAACACAGTCTTCTCTCTTTCTGGAATGGTTCAACGATGCTGGACAAAACGAACGGTGACCGCCTGCGATCAAGCTGCAAGCGGTCACCATCCCGTGGTCGTGCTAGCTGTTCTGCCAGGCTCGACGCAGCGACTCTAGCGCACGAAGCGCCTCATCATCGAGGTCCATGGCCGAACGCTGCTTTGCCCGGTCCTCGGCCGCCAGCACGTGCGTCTCGAGGCGGTCGGCCACGTCGCGGAGCAGCTTCAGGTCCTTGTGGATCGCCGAGAACAACGCCTCGTCCTCGAGCGTGACGAAGCCGTCCTCGTTGACTTCGGGCGCCTTGACCTTCGGGCGCTCGAGCACCGCGGCGGCGGTCTCGGCCGCGACCTTGACCGGTCGCGGACCGACGCGCGGGGTGCGGACCTTGTATGTGGCCTTGTACTTCTGGTACAGGCTGTGGACGGTGTCAGCCGTCCACGGCTGTCCGTGGTACGTCCTCAGGCCACGCCGGTTGAGCTCCTCGGCGGTCGGGCTGTTGAAGTCCCGACGCCCATCAGCCTTGGCCTTGGCCCGCTCGTGGGCCAAGACGCGCAGGACGGTCTTGACGGTCTCGACGTCGGTGGCGCGCTTGGGCGACTTGGTGTGCTTGCCCGAGCGGTGTGAGGTGACCTGGCGCGCGGTGTCCTTGATGTCACCGCAGAAGTCACACTCGTAGCCCTCGGTGCCGTCGGCCAGCAGGACCTTAGAGACGCCGGAGAACGGCACCATCTTGCCCTTCTGGCTGGGATGCGGATGCGGTCCCAGCGCGGGCTCCCGCGCGATGATCTCGATGCCGTCAGGAGTCGTCTTGTTTGCTCTCATCCGGTACTCCTATCACTGTGGATCACTTGGGTTGTGCTGTGCTTGGGTTGTACTATATCACACAATTGTGGGAATGAACAAACCATTCTGTTTTCGCCACGCGGTCTCCGCCGCCATGACGTGGTCGACGACCTCCCGCTGGATGTCGCGGCGGGTCAGGTCCTGGCGCTTTGGCCGGTACTTCCTCGTGACGCGCGTGAGCTCCGTGTGCAGATCGAAGTTGATCGGATCGTTGAACTTGCCCGGCGCCATCGTGTTGAGCCAGAACGGCAGCAGCATCGCGTAGGCGCGACGCCACGAGCGGCCGTGAGCCGACGTCGAGATCAGCGCGTGCGTGACCTCGTGGCACACGGTCCTAACGATCTCCAGCCGTGAGCGGTGGTACCGGTTCTTGAACCAGAGCACGTGGCCGAGATCGGTCGACCAGCAGAAGCCGTAGTACGACTTCTTCTGGTTGACGCGATGTGTTGGGTTGGGGACGTGCTTGTGCGCCAGATCAAGATCGTCGGTGATCAGGATGATCGGGCTGTTCCACGATCTGATCCGTGCGGCGCGTAAGACGCCACGGCTCGTCTCGATCAATCCTAAGATCGTAAGGTGATCGGCGGAGGTGATCGGGCCATCGGTCGTCATCGTTTCTATCACTGTCATCACTTACCTACTCTCTAGCGCGTAGGCGTAGACTTGAACTGTCGTTGATACTGCGGTAGGAACTTACGCTCCTCGTGCTGGGTCTTCCGTACGCGGGTGCGCGTCTTGAACTGCGTCATGCACTTCTCGCCGGTCTTGGCCTGGCACTTCGGACACTCATCCAGGCGGTACCAGAGATTGGGCATGTGAACTCCGCGTGCCAGGTTGACGGTGGTCATCAGTCGGCCGCTCCGGCGTCAAGGTACGAGCGAAGCGCCTCAGCCAGATCGGGATCGATCTCCGCGGCCTGCTCCAGGGCGATCAGGTTGACGTCGGGAATCACCGGCCTGTCCTCCTGACCCGAGCGACCACGCCACTGCGTCATCAACTTGAGGACGTCGTAGGCGTCGTCGGCGAAGGCCACGCGGGCAAACGTCTTCTCCTCGGGAACCTGCGAGCAGCCTCGGGTGTAGACGACGTAACGCTTCATCGGCACGTCGGGGTCATCCAGCGCGTAGAGCTCGATCTCGATCCAGCGGCACGCCGAGCAACGCCACTTCTTCGGCGCATATGTCGTCTTGTGTCGCCAGTGGTCGGTCTCTTGGGAGGACGAGGTAGCCAGCTGACGCCCGATGAACTCGGTGACGTGACCCTCGCGTCCGACGAGTTGGTGCAGCTGCGTCGCGGGTCGGATCCGCGTCGGTAAGACTTGGTCTGTCACTCTCATCACTCTACTCTCGGTTCGAGACCGCTGGATGTTGATAGTACAACAACTTTCACAGGTTTTACCTAGACTCGATCATGGTCATCACCGTGAAGTTGTAGCGTAGCCGCTGGATGGCCTCGATCAACTCGTCGATGCGTTCGGTTAACGGTGGCTCGAGCAGCTCATCGTCGTTCTCTCGCGCGACCGTGTCGATGAGTGTCTGAACGATCCATTCCCAGGCGGCTTGAGTCAGTGGGTCCTTTGTTGGGTCACCATTCATGGTTATCCTCCATCGGAAGTCCGAGCTCCTTGAAGCGACGACGAACGTCCTCAGCCGCCGTGTTCATGATTCGTTCGACCAACACACGTGTGTTGACAAGCTTGGCGAGTTCGTCATCGACCATGCTAGCGGCGTGAATCTCAGCCTGACGCTGCATCTCGTCCCAGAGCCGCTCGAAGAATGGCACGCCGGTCAACCGAACACCGTTGATCTCGATGACGATCTTCAACGCCTTCGCGTTGTCTGATGCCTGCATGACCCGGTTAAGCGCGGAGTTTCCGCCACGCCGATCTGAGATCATGGCGACAACAGCCCAGTGCATGAAGCTGTCCCGATCGGCCTCATGCCAGTTGAACGGCTCGATCACGGGTTCCTTGCCGCGCTCAACGTCTCGGACATGCTGCTCCCAAGTCTTAAATGCCCACAACGGCGTACCGGGAGATGTCATGTACCCACAGGAGCAGGAACCCGCTACCAGATCACTAGCATCCATCTTAGGACGAGTGACCTCGGTGTAATCATGAGTCATCGTTGTCCTCCTTGATAGTGCGGGATCGGATCGGTCGTGCGTCGAACCTCACGGCAGATCAGGCAGTAGTGAACGCGGCTGCGGACGATGACGTGCGGCTGGTTGATGTAGTAGCCGTCCGTGTCATACCAGTGGCGCCAGAAGTGCTCGTGGGGCGGCTTGACGGCCCTCGGCCTGGGTTCACGCCGGAGCAGGTCAGTCGGGACGACGAGCAGCCAGACGGTGAGTGCGATGACGAGCGCGCTGGTCAGCATCGAGGTCTCGTTGTTCGCGCCCGTGAAGATCGCGATGACGTGCTCGGCGGCGAGTATGCCGGCGAACGTCCAGAAGAACGAGTTCAGGCGAAAGTTCATCAGGTGGCCTTTCCGGTGAGAAACCGAATAAGGCGATCGTTCTGCGCCATGATGACACGTTGTCCCAGGTAGACGGCACGCGCCTCGTGGAAGCGGTACTTGCCGGACCACTTGGCGAAGATCAGGTCGTTGGCGACGTACCGCTCGCTGAGGGTCTCGGCCGAGTACGGCAGCGTCGTGTTGCCGGTGCTGACGTCCCACTGTGCGACCGAGACGTGGTACTCGATGATGTCGTCACATCGCTGCTTGGCGTGCTCCGCCTTGCGGACGTGGAACTCGTAGAGCTGGCGCGTGTCCAGCATCGTGGTCGGCTCCTCGCGTACGACGCGTGGGTAGCCGAACGGGTAGGGCTGATGCTTAGACGCCATGGTGTTCCGCCATGTGGTCCTCGATGGCGTTGTTGACCTGCGCGATGCGGGTCAACGTCAGGGCGGCCACGGCCGCTAGGATCTCGGTGCTGTCGTACGACCCGTGAAGCGCCGTGACCGCAGCCTTGAACACCATCTCGACGGACATGCCGGCGCGCAAGCCGAAGCTCAGCGCCTCAACGGTCAGGGTGATGCGCGGATCGAGATCGGCGGACAGCTGGTCAAAGGCCGCGATCTCGTCGGGATCAATGTTGGTCATTTTTCTTCCCTTCGATCACTTGTTATCACTTAATGCTATATTATCACACATCTGGTTGGCACGCGGGAGCGGCTCGCAATGCGTTGTCCGTCAACGCCATCAGGATGCAGGCGGGATCATGATCTGTGTTAGGGTTGACTGATCCGCTCTTTACGCTCTCAGTGATCGTATAGACCTTGATGGGCGCCCAGCTGCCCGCCGCGGCGCCCATCAATCACAGAGAACGGAGCTCGGCAACCTCGTAGGAAGGGGTCTTTACCTGTGACTACTCCGAAAGGCTACCGATGACTACTGTACCACATCTGAATGATTTTGAAACGTCATCGGGTCAAGAATCTGACATCGAGCGGCGACATGCTACCATCCGTAGCTTCGCGAACGCCTACCAGGGCCAGGGATGGCACTGCCTACTCTTGGCCCAGGACTCATCGGGTGGTAAGATCCCGCCGCACAACTGCCCCAAATGTGACCATCGCAGTGAGTCATACCAGCGGCACGCGCCCGGATCCTGTGGTCACCTGCTCTGTCACGGCTTCTACGCGGCGACGACAGACGCGGCGCGCTTCGATGCGATGCTGGCGGTTCTGCCGCACGGTCACCTGGCGATTAGGACCGGAGTCGTTTCGCAGCTGGTTGTCATAGACGCGGAGGCCACGGGTCGGCCGGGCGAACCCAGCGGCCTCGAGGTCCTGGAGCAGTTCGAGGCTTGGACCAACGGCTTGAGCCTGCCGCCTACGTTGACGGCACGATCGGTCTCGGGTGGTCTGCACCTGTTCTACAGATGCTCGGTTCCGATCACAAGTCGTAGGATCCTGCCCGGCGTGGACGTTAAGGGGGAGGCCGGCTACGTCGGGGCCGTCTCAGGCGTCGATGGCAGGTCGTGGCTAGATCCGCAGGTCAAGGTAGCGGACCTCCCAGCGGGCGTTACGAACTGGCTAGGTATACGCCGTAACGGTTACGGCGGGTCAGTCGGTGGGTCAGGGAGTGGGTCACCAGAGGGCTACGACTTCGCTAGGTTTTTGGCCGAGGGTTGCCCAGGCGGTCAGCGGGACTACTTCATCAATGACCTGGCCTTCCGCTTGAGGATGTCAGGTATGGCTCGTGACCGATACCTGGAGAAGCTGCGTGAGGCCTGGGAGAAGCTGGCACAGCCACCGGACGCGGACTACCTCATGCCGTGGGAGGACGTGGTCTACAAGGCCGAACGGGTCTGGGCCACGCGGGAGCCGGTGAAGTTGACGACGGCCCAACGGCGATTCGCGGGAACGTGGAAGAGTGATGAGAATGACGAATGTGAAGAGATACCCATAGTGCGGATCGGGACCAAGTCGATCATTCGTAGGCCCGGAGCCGCAGGAGGTTGGAAGTGAGCGAGGTCCTAGGTGAGAACGTCACCACGATCCAGCCGCCGAACCTGGAGGCGATCCTCGATGGCGACATCAATGAGCTGGCGCCGCAGGACCTCGTTCTGACGGACGCGGCCAACGGTCGAGTCTTCGTCGAGATGCACGGCGACTACGTACGGTACTCGTTGGATACCGAACGCTGGCACGTCTGGAACGGGAAGAGGTGGGCCGAGGACACCCGGGAAGCACACCGTGGCATGGTGCTGGCCCAGGCGACCGCCCAGCGGCGACGGGACACGGTACTAGCGTATCCGCGTGAGGACCCAACGGAGCAGAACCGGATCCTGCAGACCGCGACACAGCTGCAGAACGTGGCTAAGATGCGCTCGATGCTGACCATCGCCGCTAGTGATCCGAGGATCCAGGTCCTGGTCGGCGACTTCGACCAGCGGCTCGGACTGCTGAACGTGCAGAACGGCGCCGTGGACCTGTACACCGGAGATCTTGTCCCGTCGTTGGCCCCGGACATGCACTCGTGCATCTGTGAGGTCGACTACGTACGGGACGCGGCTAAGCCGGGCTACTCCAAGGTCTTCGAGGAGTTTCTGTCGACGTTCCTGCCGGACGAGGACGACCAGCGCTTCATCTTCGCCATGCTGGGACATTCGCTGTTTAGGGGAAACGCACGACGCATCCTCCCCATCATCTGGGGCGAGACGACCTCAGGTAAGTCGCAGTTCATGTCGGGCGTCCACAAGGTCCTGGGGTCGTACGTCTGCACGATCAACGCCTCGGTCTTTCGCGGGGCGCTGGATGACAAGCCACGTCCGGATCTCGTGGCGGCGATGTACAAGCGCGTCGTCTGGGCCTCGGAGGCATCGAAGAACTGGTCACTTCACGCGGACCAGGTTAAGAGGCTGACCGGCGGCGAACCCATTCCGTATCGCAACCTGTACCAAGGCATGGTACAGGAGACGCCGAGGTTCACGCCGTTCATCGTCACGAACGCGATCCCGCACATCATCGGGTTGGACACCGCCACGAAGCGCCGGGTCCTGGTCATCCACTTTGATCGTTCCCTCCCCAAGGCGCTGGAAGACCCGAACAAGCGCGAGGTCTTCCTAAACGACAGGAAATGTCTTGAGGCCATCCTGGCTCGCATGGTGTACGGCGCACGCGATGACATCATCGACGTCCTGCCGGCGAAGTACGTACTCGCGACCATGACCGCCCACGGCGAGATGGACAGCATAGATGAGTTCCTCACGTGGGCGACCGGTGAGGAAAAGCTGCTCAAGGTAGATCCGGACTCGCCTAAGCAGCACATGATCAAGGCTGATGAGATGCACAAGCTCTATCAGTACTGGCTTAAGAACTACGCGGAGACTGGGTTGCGCAAAGATCAACTATCTTTGAGGCAGTTGGGGCAGTCTCTGCGTGATCGCGGCTGGATGTCGACCCAAAGTAGTGGTACACGCTGGATCGGCTGGAAGCTGACGGCGGGTACGATCGTATGGGCGTAGCGGAGATCTTGTGGATTTGTGATCGTAGATCATGGAGATCAACCGTTGCTTACCGAACTTACTGACAGTTGCTTACTATTGGGATTAATGACTAAAAAACTTAGGAATACGAGAAATGCGCATATGACTTAAGAAACGCATCAAGATCGGCATTTGTAAGGTAGAGGGCAGGTTCTGTATGGAAGATGTAAGTACCTCTTACAGGTATGTGATATATGATTGATCTCCATTTGTCGAGGTAGAGGGATTGTATTTTACTCTATTATCTATCTCTGTAAGATTGTAAGTAGATATATAAAAAACTGATACGTATTCAATTCGGGGATTTGTCGTATATAGGAGCGATCTACGCTACAGATACGGAGGGTTTTGGGACACCCAGCTGCTTACACTTACAGAGAGACGAAAAGTGGTCGAGGGGATAGAATCGAATCATGGTTTTGGAGCGGGTTCGGCCTAGGGATCCGGCGGTCGTCTGGGAGGACGACTGGGTCTATGATCGTCGGCACGAGCAGCTCACCGAGCGGAGGCGAGTCGGGTTTTATGTTGCCCAGTCGACGTGGTTGGGAAGCCCAAC